TCGCATCCTGCCGCAAAGTAGCAGCGCGAGCCGACGGGCTTCCACGCCAGCTGCCATTTGGATAACGGGGAAGCGGGACCGTTGTATCCGGACATTTCCCACTGCTTTGCGCCGCGGTTCACATCCATGAGTTCGCCGCTGGGTGAAAAGTAGTCGGCCGCATTTTTGGCGCCGTCGGCGTTGCCGCAAATGCCGCCCATTCTGCCGTAATGAGTTTTGGGCACGCTGGTTTCCAGAACACCGCAGTATCCACCAATGACGATTGCTCCAAACCCTTCGGGTGTGGTCATCTTCAGTCCATCGGTCACATCCTTTGCACCGCGCCATTCCACGTTTTGTTTTCCGTGGCGAATGGTGACGCCGCCGTATTTGACGGTTTCGTCCCGCTTCAAATCAATTTCAGCACCGTTCACACGAATCTTCTTGAAATTGGCCACATCCACTTCAATTGAGAGCTGTTTGTAGCGCACCAAGGCACCGGTCATGCAGGACGGCACGCCGACCTTGTTGGCGCCGTTTTTGCGCATCTTTTCCTGCACCTCAAACACGCCGTCGCGCGACGTGGCGATGGTGTAAACGCCGGGCTCCTGAATGTGAAAGAAATCGCCGTCGTAATTGGTGCAGTGGGGATCGCCCGCTGCCACGCAGAACCGGGTGCTAGGAGACGGCGTGTTGTCCTTGGCCGCAAACTCCATTGCGGTAATGGCGCTTTCCTTGGCAATCGCCTCGCTTTTGGTGACGCGCATGTCTTCCAAGCACCCGCCGTACACGTCGGCATTGTTTTGGACACCGAGTGAAGTGCAGAAAGTGGCAGCGGATGCGCCGCTGGGGGTTTTAACCCAGTCGCTTAATACCGCTGAAATTTTAAAAGCAGATGCAATCGGAACAGCAATGGTTGCCTTGACTGCAATTGGCTTAGTCACAACAGTCGCAGGCTTAGGAACAGTCGCAGGCTTAGGAACAGGCGCAGTCACAACAGGCTTAGGAACAGTCGCAGTCTTAGTCACAACAGGCTTAGGTGCAGGAGCAGGAGCAGGCTTAGGTGCAGGCTTAGGAGCAGGCTTAGGTGCAGGCTTAGGAGCAGGCTTAGGAGCAGGCTTAGCTACAGGCGCAGGCTTGGACATTTTTAATAAAGATAGCAACAGGTGGCGTCCAGTTACATTTGCTTCGGCTACAGTTTCATTTGCTTCAGTTACATTTGCCACGACTACAGTTTCATTTGCTTCGGTCACATGAGAGGTGATGTTTGCCAGTGAGGTGTTGGTTTTGGTTATAGGTAATTCATGGACGACTGGAATGCCGGCGGCCATGGCCAGGGTGCACGCCAATAAGAAACAAGGAACGAATTTCATGTTGGCAGGGGTTATGCATTGTCATAATATAAAAAGTTTAAGTTGTTTTCAGTTTTCAATAAACGGCATCGGCATCCTTAAGATGGCATGGGCATGGGCATGTTAGATTAGTTGAATGGGAATAGATATAAAAAAAATGTGCGCACTATAGTAATATCAAACTATCAGTAGGCGCACATGGCACACACACCGGAAACAGACACGCTTCCAAAAAAAAGAAAACATGACAAAATCATCAACCACGACAGCAACAACAAAATCATCAACAACAACCAACCGTTGAGGATTCCTGAATTTTCAGACCACGCCATTTTTGCCAAAACCGAATACAAAGTGACTGTTCTGAAGGACATATGCAAGCACCACGGCATCAAATGCAGCGGGACCAAGTCCGAATTGAAGGCGCGCGTGCACGCGCATTTAATGCAGTCGCATTTTGCCCAACGGATACAGCGCATGATTCGTCGCAACTTCATTAAGATGCATGCTTGCATGAGCGGGCCGGCGTACAACGACCGGTCGGCGTGCGTGAACGACACCGATTTTTACAGCATGGAGCACATGCGCGACATTCCGCGCAACCAGTTCATCAGTTTCAAAGACGATGCCGGCATGGTGTACGGGTTTGACGTGATGTCGCTGAACACGTATTACGACACCGAATGGAACAACGGGCATCCCGTGCCGTCAAACCCTTATAATCGCATGCCATTTCCGACCACGCTGCGCCGTCAAATGCACCGCAAAATACGGCTGACCGACATCATTGGGGTGCCGTGCAAAATAGAAGAAGACCCCGAACCCGTGCTTTCCATGCAGGAGCAGGACGACCAACTGCTGTTCACCGTGTTTCAGCAAATAAATTCACACGGGCACTACGCGGATTCCGCGTGGTTTAGCGAACTCAGCCCCGTGCAAATCATGCGGTTCATGCGCGAGCTGGCCGACATTTGGAACTACCGAGCGCAAATCATGCCGCAACTGAAACTGGAAATTTGCCCTCCCCACGGCAACCCGTTCGTGCAAGTGGATTTGCGATACATGCACCCCGACCCGGACGTAATTAAGCACCAATGCATTCACCTCCTGCGCATGTTTGTGACGTCGGGCGTCAATCGCGACAGCCAGTCGCTGGGGGCGTATTACGTGTTGTCTGCACTCACGCTTGTCAGTCAACCCGCGCAAATCGCCATGCCATGGTTGTATGAATCGGTTGCTTATGTGCACAATTGACATGCTTGTGCCGTGCATAAACATTTAACTCGTAAAACGGCTTAAAAAGACATCTGTATGTAGGGTATAAACCAATCATGGCCAAGACAATCAAGACCTCGGCGACTACCGCCCCCGCTTCCTCTTCTGCTTCTGCATCTCCCGCACCTGCTGCTACTGCTGTTGCTGCTGCTGCTGCTGCCCCCGTTGCTGCAACCCCTGTCAAGGTTGTTAAGCCCAAGGCTCCCAAGGCCCCCAAGGAGACCGTTGCTGTCGCTGCTCCTGTTGCCGCTTCCTCCACCGATGCCGCCCCCGCGGATGAAGCCGTCGTTGCCCCCTCCACCGAATCTTTAATTTCTTCACAGTTTGCCTCCATTTCCTCCAAGTTGCAGCAGGTTGTTGCATTTGCGGCCTCTCTTCGTTCCGAACTCCGTGCCCTTGAGCGCCACGCCGTCAAGGAGTTGCGCACTGCTCAGAAGGCCAGCGCCAAGAAGCGCCGCAAGGTTGGCAACCGTGCCCCTTCCGGTTTCGTGAAGCCCACCCTCATTTCCAAGGAGCTGGCCGAGTTTCTTGGCAAGACCGACGGCGCCGAGATGGCCAGGACCGAGGTGACCCGCGAGATCAACGCCTACATCCGCAACAACAGCTTGCAGGACAAGGAGAACGGTCGCCGCATCAACCCTGACACCAAGTTGAAGTCTCTTCTCAAGTTGAAGAAGGGCGAGGAACTCACTTACTTCAACCTTCAGAGGTACATGTCTCCCCACTTTGCTGCTGCTGTCAAGGCAGTTGCTGCCGCCGCTACTGTCACTGCCAATGCTTAAAGCCCCCCCGCACAACAAACCCAAAACCAAATACAAAACAATACAATAAATACAAAACCAAATACAAAACAATACAATAAATGCAAAACCAAATACAATACAAAATACAATACAAAATACAATACAAAATACAATACAAAATACAATACAAAATACAATACAAAATACAATACAAAATACAATACAAAATACAATACAAAATACAATACAAAATACAATACAAAATTCAATACAAAATACAATACAAAATGCAATACAATAAATGCAAAACCAAAAATAAAAAACAAATTTTTCTGCTTTTTATTTTTGTTACTATCATTCAAATACTTTTTCAAATCAGAAGATTGCATCTGCGAGTGTGGGGTCCATGGTGCCGTTGAACACTTGATTGAATTGAGGATCGTGCACGATGATGTGTAGGGGGAGGGTGGCGGTGAATTGAAACGGGTCGGATGCCTTGAATTTCAGGTGGAGTGAGTTGAACGTTTCGCCTGGTGAAATTGAAACCCGATGGTCCTTGGCGTGTTCGGGGTGCGCTTCAAACCACCATTCGGCGGTGGATTTTTCAATGGACGCGAGGTGTTGGCATTTTGTGATGAACGCGCGGCATTTTTCCGCATGATGAATGATTGTGCCGATTGTGTCTTGTGCTGCGATTTTTTGCGCATGAATGTGGCGCCAACACGAAACAATGATCAAGTGCGCATGTTCCAGTAGGTTGCGCGAAACCGTTTTGTGGTGTTGCTTCACCTTTTCTTTTTGAAGTTGCAGTTGAATGATGCAGTCGGGTTCTTGTTCGGGTTCAAGGCTGCAATCATCGGGATCCGAGCGAAGAGCAGAGCGAAGAGCGGCGCGAACAGCGCGAATGGTGCGCTGCAGTTGGTTTGTGTTTGTGGTTTTGTCCTGTTTGTTGGTCACGAGCATCTTGCGAATGATTTCGAGTTGCGCACAGCAGGAGGTGAGCGCCGAATCGCCAGCAGTGAATTCGCCATGAAGTCGCAGGCGGTGAATGAAGTCATTGTGCGAAACGCGGCACATTGTCGCATGGAATTCAAACGACCCAACCGACGATTTGTTGAATGCAACCTGCGCGAGGGGGTTCTGCAGATCAGTTTCAAATTCGTCACGGACGTTTTGGCAGAGGGTGCCGAACATTTGGAGGAAATCCTTGAGTTCATTGGCTCCTTGCACGCGAATGGGGATTTCCGCGCGTCGTTGTTGTTGTTGTCGTTGTTGTTGTTGTTGTTGTCGGCGAAACATGTTTGTTGTGTTGTTGCTGTTGTTGTTGCTGTTGTTGTTGTTGTTGTTGCTGTTTGAAAAAAAAAGCATTCAATTTTTTTCGGAAAACCACCGTTAATTTACAAATATGAAATTTTCCTGCGCCATGATTTTGCGTAATAATGTTTCATCGCGGGTGGTGGTGTGCATGTCCCCCCAGTGCAACGGCGGCGCGGTTGAAATGTCAAACATCTTGTAAACCGTCATTGCGGTGTCGTAGTTGAACCGATCATGCGTGTGGTGCAGCCACGTGTAAAAGTCCGGTGCAAACACGTCCTCGCGTAGTTCGGCTTCGTCCCTGCATTTCTTGTACTGGTTGAACCATTCCAGTGCAATCTTGAGGTTGATGGAACCGGAATAGTAATCCGTTCCCGAAATGACACAAATTTGGCGAAATTCGGTCATGGTGATGTGCAACACGTTTAAAATTTTGTGCATGTCGTAGAGGGTGCCCGTTTGGTCAAACAAGTTAATGTGTCGCAGCACGCGGGAACACCCGTACACGAACAAATCCGTGTCGTCGGACACGCACGCGTACGCTTTGCGCTTCAGCACCATCTGCGCACACAGTATGTCCGCCTCCCCCTCAGCCACAATGTATGAAACCCCCATCGCGCGCATGAGGGCCCACACTCGTTGAAAATCGTCGTCACTAACGCGCGTGAAGCGGCGGCGAAGCACCTTCAGCGCGCGCAATTGCACCCGGGAGTCCTGCGCACTGGTGGGGGCGCTTTCCCGAAGCAGCCGGTTGTATTGCATCTCTGCGACGTGTTTTGACCGCCGGCGCTTGTTCAGCGTCTTCCGCTTTTCTTCGGGCGGCTTGCCGTCAAAGATGAACACGGCCGTGACGTTGTTTATTTTGAAAAAGGACATCATGGAATACATGTTTTCCATCAGCGCGTTGTCCGCAACGAACCGGTACATGAAGATGCTTGCATCCACGACCACGGTTTTCCCCGACAACTCGTTCAATCCGATGGTCTTGATTGCGTCGGAACATTCGGTTCGGAGAAATTGATTCAAATTCTTGATGCCCATGATGGATTGCTGTTGCTGTCGCTGTGTGCTGTGTGTCCGTCATCGGGATTAATTTAAATCAATTTTTTCATTAACACGGTGGGGCCGGGTCATGCACATGGACGATCCCAGCACGTCGGCATCTCCCCCCACCAGTTCGGGCGTGAACGCGGGGCACCGCTGCCTGCAATGGTTCAGCAGCTCCATGAAGCCGTTGAAATTGGACGGAAGGGTGCGAAACTGCAGCACGTTGGGACGGGGCTTGCTCCGCCGGAACGGATTGTTTTTGTAACACCACGCCATGTAGTCGTCGACGGAGTGCATCAAAATGCACGTCAGCACGTAATACGCAAACACGTTGGTGTTCTCGCGGTATTTTTCAGCCACCAAGGCGCGGTTGGTGGGCGTGGGGTTGGCAATGTTGTCGTGCGTCAAATCCATGTAGTGCAACAGTTTCCCGCACTGAGCGTGGGCAAACGTGGCATCCGCGTGCAGCCGCTGCAACACGCACTCCATGAACACCCGCAAGTGCAGGTCCCGGGCATCGCGCCCAACTTCCTCCGTGAAACAATCAAACACCGCGTTCAAAATGCGCGCCCATATTTCACAATACGTTTCGTAGACGCGCACCGGGTGCGAAATGGCGTACATGCGCTGCAATGCGCGCTGCATGCCGTCGTGCACGCCGCTCGGCACGTCCGACTCAATGAAGGAGAGCCCGAGCGCGTGAAAGAGCTCATGAATGAGCACCTTGAACCACTCCTCTTTGCGGTACACCACGACGTCGTTGTCCCTGGCGCAGTGATACGACATGCCCGTGTTGACGTGCTCCGCGTCCAGCGTCTCGCCCTTCCGCGTCGGGAACCGCTTCTTAAATTCCGTCAAGTAAATGTAGATGCACAGCTCGGACGAACACGTGCTACGGGAGGCGTGCAGCGAAACCAAGTGCACCAGCGCGCACACGCGCCTGGCGCGCTCCAACATTTTGCTCATATTTAAATCGGATTTGCGTTTATTAAACACGACGAAATGCAGGACCACCCGGCGACCACCCGCGTTGAATCGGTACGTCACGGCTACGCTCGGGGCGTTCAAGATGTGGTGCTGAATTTTTTCGGGGAAGAATTCGTTTGCATTCGCGCTTGCATTCGCACTTGCATTCAGTCGCTTTCGCATGTCGGCGGGCAGCGGCAACTTCCTCCACGTGTCCACCGTCTGAACCGTGGGTTCCAACCGCTGGGACTTGCATTCCGCGTGCGCGTGCTGCATGTCCAAATACAGGCCTTTGAACGCCTTGTAACCAGTGTTGTCAAACGAATTAAACATAATGATATATTGTGACTTCATTATATTTGAATTGTAATTTTGTTACGATTGTTACGATTGTTACTTGCGCTTTTCTTGCTGCAGCCGGTGCCGCACGCGCATCAGCTCGTCGCACACGACGGGCGGCTTGCCGCGCCTAAACTGCACCAGCTTGGCGTTCCGCGTGTGCAGCAACATGTCCGCCAAATACGAGTTCTGGCTGTATTTGGCGTACTGCGCGTCCTCGCGCTCCTTTTCTTCGCGCGCGCCGTAGTCCGCATCCATCTGGATGTCCTTGTCCTTGTCCTTGTCCTTGCCCTTGGTTTGTGCCAACTCGGGACTCTTGGACAGGTCCGAATCCGAATCCAGAGAGAATTGCAGATAATGCTTGGGGTTCTCCTTGCGGTATTTGCTGCCCTGCATGTAGTGCTCTAAAGTGCGCCACTTGTGGTCGTCTAATAAGAACAGCGCCTTGGCCCGGTCGTCGCCCGGCGGCTCCCACAAGTTGGACAACATCTTGCGCCACTGCGGCGACTCCTTCGCCAGCTCGGCGTACTTTGGAATGTCGGCGCGCTCAATGGTTTCACCCGTCCCCGTGCCCGGCAACGGCTTGTCCATGCTCTTGCTGTAAAACTGGAACACCGTGGCGTCGTCATACAGCGGCTCGGATGAATGGGCGGCACTGGGCGATGAATGGGTGGCACTGGCATGGGCACGGGCGGCCCGGCCCTGGCCTGGGTCCTCTTCCAGGCTGCCCTTGAGTCCCAGCTCCTCTTCGCGAAACGTGCGGAATTGCGGGATCAGATTGTACGGCCCCGCGTTGCGCTCCATGCACTTCTCGGTCACCATGACCTTTATGTCGTACGGAATCTCTCGGAACGTGAGCAGCGATTCCCCGCGGTACGTGACGAGCTTGTAGTGTGAGCCCGTGTGCTCCGCCATGACGTAGAACTCGGGCTCAAACGTGCCCTGGTCTTCCAGGACGCGGTCGTTCAGCTGGCCGCACTGCAGCACGCCGCCCGTTTCCCCCGCGTGGAACCGCTCGGACGACAGAATGATGAGCTTGATGCGGAGCACGCGCTCCAGCGTGGAAATGGCCCACGTGTCGGCCCAAAACGCGCACGACTTCAGCATCTCGCGGAAATCCTCCAGCGTGTTCACGTGCTTCATGAAGTGGAAATCCTGCAGCAGCTCCTTGCTGAGGGCCAGTTCGGCTTTCAGCCGCTTGAACCGCGCGGCGTTGCGGCGCGACTCGGCAATGACGGCCTGCTGCTCCTTGGCCTCCGTGGTGCGCTCCAGACGCTCCTTTAATTTCGCGTTTGCCGCCACCAACGCGCGCATCTCCACCGACGTGCTCTCAATGGCGTCCGCGGTCATGGTGTGCTTCTCCTTGTAGTTTTGAAACACGTCTTCGGTGGCTTCCGCCGCCAACTTGCGCCGGAGTTCGGGCACCTCCACGTACTTGCCGCGGCTGCGGTACGCGTCGCGAATCACGGCAAACAAGCAGTCGCCGCCGCCTTCGTTGTCCTTGATTCCAAAATTGCTGTTCTGCATGTGCGTCTGGATCCACGGCTGGTCGGGCTGCTTCTTGTACTCCGCGTGCTCGGCCTGCGCGTTCTCCTTGGTCTGGGGCGGCAGGGCCAGCGCCTTCATCTTGGAACGCAGCGCTTCGTCGTCGCCTTTGTGTTTTTGCTTTTGTTGGTCTTCTTCCGGTGCGACTTCTTCTTCTTCCGGCGCAGTAGCGATGGCTGCTTCTTCTTCTTCTTTTTCTTCTTCTTCCTTTTCCGTTTCTTCTTCTAATACAATCGGTGCCTTCTTGCCGCGGCTGTCGGCCTCCAACATGGCGGCCGTGACGAACGAGTAAATCAGCGGGTGCGGCAGCTTGTCAATGTCCAGGTCGTCGTCATCGTCCAGCATGTCGCTGGCTTGATCCGCGCGGATTTCAAACACGCCAATCTGCTTTACGACCCGGTCGTCCGTGTTGATCAAGTACATGGGGTAATACAGAAGGCCCTTCTTGTCCGTTTTGCCGCGGCCGATTGCGATGCGAATCTCTTTGCCTAAAAGCTCGATTTCATAGAGGGTGGCATCATAGTCGGCGTCATCCCGCTCCAGCTGCTTGAACTCCCGATAGTTGACGTCTGGATTCAGTTTTGAACGGACCATATTGAGAGATAATAGATAATACAGATATAATATGCATGCATTAAATTATTGTTTTTATTCCGTTTATTCGGCAATGTGTTTACTTCGTTTACACGGTTACTTCGTTTACACGGTTACTTCGTTTACACGGTTACTTCGTTTACACGTTTACTTCGTTTACACGGTTACTTCGTTATATACTGCGTGCGTTACACGTTTTCGCTGCCTTTCGGACGGCAGCACATGATGTAACACCGCGCAATTGTGCTGATTCCAAATACAACCCCCATGATGATGAAAATGACATGGACGATTGGCATGACGTATGCATTTTCCCGATATTGTTATTTTTGTTATGTTCATAAATACTTTCGTTGCATATTGTGAGTCTAACAAATCCGGTTGTATTCAATTTATAATAAATAATTTCATTGAATTTCATTCATTCATTCAAATGGCGTCAATTCTCGCTGCATGATTGCCCGTTTTTCATCCAGCGTCAGGTGCCGAATTTGGTTCAGCGGATCGTCCGCATTCGGGTCGTAATTCGGCTCGGTCAGGGAGCCCCGGTTCGCAAAGAAGAGGTCCATGACGGACACGTATTTGCTCATGGGTTCCGCTGATCCGCTGTTTGTCGCTCCGCTTACCACGTTGTTTGTCGCTCCGCTTATCCATTCTTCCACGCAAACGAGGTCTTCTTCAAACGGTTCCACGCTTGGATCATGCTTATTCACGGACTTGATGGTGATCCACGAACTCACGAACCAACGCGTGTATCGGAACGGCCGCCCCGAATTCGTGCGGTCCGATTTGCCGAATTCGTCGCGGCGGGTCCGATGCACCCAAAGGGGGATCCGGCGTTGGTCGGCGCGCTCCGATTCCAGCCGGAACCGCCAAATGGGTGCCAACCGGTTGTAAAGAGCCTGGCGGAAGTACGGGGCACAATCGTCACAATACCGGTACCCCTCTTTGAAATTTTCGGTGCATTCGCCGTGGATGTCGTCGCTGGAATCTTGTATGTCGCCGCACAGGTAACACTTGCGCTCGATGATGAAGCACATGTACATTGGCGGCGGCAGAATGCCGGTCCCGTACCACTCTATCTCGGATGATTCATACATGGCCGGGTCAATCGTGCGATGCGGCAGTTCATGATTGCCGAGACGGTGCTGCGTGATCAATTTGGCCGGATCGCACAAGTGCAACGGCGTGTCGGGATTCACGTTTATTGTACCATCCTCGTCCGGCACATTCAATACCCGCACAACTGCGTACGTTCCTTCGGGTTCACCTGGAATGGGACAAATGGCATGAGACATGCCCTGGATTGCGCTGCTGTTGGATTGCATTGGATTGCAATGATTGCACATATGAAGCAACTACAATTTAAGTTGTTTCATTTTTTTTAAATAAAGGGCACCGCCACTACAACAAGTTTTGCGCAACGATGAAACTGATGCATTAAGTTATGCAGAAAATAATTTATTTGCATATTATAAAATGCGAATCATTAAGCGACCGCGAACCATTAGGCGACCGCGAGCCAATAAGCGAGCCATTAAGCGATCCATTAAAACACGTCGCCAAACAACGGGCGGTTGGATTTTGGGATGGGATTCATTCATTACTGCAGATAAAAACCCAATGTTTGGGGGGGGATCTGGGATAGATGTGAAAGTTAAACTTCATGACAAGAAGCCACAGTGGTGGTTAATTGGAGGCAATAATGAAACATTCATGGATTTACTAGTTTTTGCAAAGGATGGGCGATATCATGAATTCATTACGAAACTGCAGAAGACATATCCTAATTTTGATTCTTTCACAAACCCAGGGGAATTTACATACACATCCAAAGGAATCATGTTGAGTCCTCATCAGTTTTGCAAATTGTTTATAACTGAACCGTATATTCTTGATTATCCTGAACTTCGTAAGAAATTCACTAACCGTAGATTTGAATGCCCAACTGATCAAGAAGAAGCATTGCCGCCGAGGGATGCAACACGAATCTCCTCGTTTGAGAAAACAGAGATAGATGCTAAACATATTACTAAAAGGTTGCACGATCAGCTAGCTCATGATCAGCTCAAACAGAGCAATCATGAATTAATAATGGGTAATTTAGATAAAGCCCTTGGTTTAGCGTCCGGACTACCTAAACGTCAAGATGTGATCAGCGGGGTAGACAGGGGGGTAGACAGGGGGGTAGAAGTGAATTGACTTTGATCCACTCCTTTGGAAACAAGTCGCGCGTGTCGTGCTTTTTTAGCGCAGGCCCGAACCACGTGCCCGGGTAGCACACGATTTTGCCCGGGTTCTGGTTCAAGTAAGCGCTCCACCAACTGAACGTGCTGTTCGCAATGATGTTGTGATCGCACACGCTCATGAGCAGCATTTGTTTCCAGTCTTCAAACATGTCGGGCACTTTGTGGAACCGGCACCGGTGCGCAAATTCGGCGCTCGTGCTCAACTGTTGCATGTGGTCCAGGACGACCGCGTTGTCGCACTCCTGGTTGAAAATCAGCACGTTGATTTTTCCGTGGTTTGCCACGTCGTTTATTGCCACGTCGTTTATTGCCACGTGCTGGATCACATGGTTTAAAGCGCGCCGATAATACTCCAGCGTCAAAATGGGATGCTTGTCCGAAATGGCCTTGTAATCCCCGATGCGAAAGTGCATGGCAACGGTGGCGGCTGCATCGCACGAAAACCACGCGCTCTCCTTGAACATGTCCCGAACGCGTCGTTGTTGCTCCAGCAGCTGGAGTTTTTCGTACACGTCGTCTCGCACGTCGGCGAAATACTTTTCGCTTTGAAAGTAGCCCGCCAGCTTCAGGGGCGTGGAATTCATCGTGGTTTGTCGGGGCAGCGGTGTGTAGTTGAACCCCGGCTCTTGGTACGTCGGCAGCTGCATGAACCGCACCACATTGGCCTGCGTGGCAATCACCGTCAACGGTCTCAGCGCGTGAAACAGGGTGTGCCAATACGTGCCTCGTTTCCCGCTGGCATCCCGCACGGTGTGCAGGAAGTAACACGTGTCCCCGTTGCGAATGGCCGCAGCCAGCGCGGCAAACACCTGGAACAGCTGGTTGCCGAGGCCGCCGTTCATTGCAATCGTGATCATAATTATATGATAATTATATGAATTATATGATAATACATATAATGATGCATTTAAATTCATAATTACGGCATTTGTCATTCAATCATTTTTGGTTTGGTTCGTTCGGCGGCGACGAGTCATTGCCTTACGTCGCACGATCGGCAATCCGTAGTCCAGCCATCCCGCCACGGGCACTCCTTGCACGGGGGACAAGCCGTAGCCGTATTTGATGGAGGTGACGTTGTACCCTAATATTTTCAACAAGGTCAGCACTTGGCTGCTGGTGTGTCCCACGTAACAAATCAAAAATATCGGCTTGTCTTTGGGCAACTTGGCCAAGTTCTTTTCGTCCAATATGTTCATCCAAAACATGTTTCGGGCGCCCTTGACGTGCATTTTATTGTATTCCGTTTCACTCCGCAAATCAATCAAGAAGTAGTCCTTTTTTTTCACGACGTAATCGTTGTAAAAATCCATCGGCGTTATGTAATTCCAGTCGTCCTTGGTGCGGTGCAAATAGTCTCTCAACTCATGCGCATCAATTGCAACGGACATGAAATGTGAATGTGTATTATATCATGTGGAAATATAATATTAAATATTAATGTTATTAACTGTGTTGACTGGGTTGCGTTAAAGCGTCCTTGTAGGATGGCAGCGCGTCAATGTCCATGATGTGCGGATTGCCCTTGATTTGTTTGCGCGGAATCGCAAAGTGCGCAAATATGGGCTTGCTGAGTTGCTCGTGCGGCACGGCGCCGTGCACGGTGCGCGCAATCATTTTATACAGTTTAAACTCGGGATATCTCTCGTCGCCGTTCTTCTTGTAAAGCACGTTGCGCCCCTTGTCGTCATTCAACCACTCCACGACCATGCGCGCGACCCGGCTTTCTTTCAGCGTCTCGGCGTACTCGTCCGCGTCTCGGATGTCTTCCACGAAGTAGTCAAACAGCGAGCACGCCAGGCGGCACAAGTCAAAACTGGGGTTGGGGTCCAGGCGCGGTTTTTTCGGGTTCAGGTAGGGCTCGCAGTTGTACTGCGTTGCAGCGTCCCCGCTGAGGTCAAAACTGTCGCTCACCATGGTCTGGCCCCGGTACTTGTAAATTGCGCGTCCGAAATCAATGATTTTCATGACGCGGCCGTGCGTGGGAACTCGGTAATACACCCCGTTGTAGTGATAGTGCAAGAACTTCTTTTCGGTTTTCACAAACATCACGTTGTTCGTGTGCAAGTCGTTGTGCGTGAATGAAAACATGTGCTGATACGCGACGAGCGTCATGATGATCTGCATCAGCGTGGCTGTCCACTCGGGTTCGGTCATCTCGTTCCGGCCATACATCAAGCTGTCCAGCGTGTTGTCGCACTTTTCCATGACGATGGCTTGCACCGGGAAGTTGAAAATGTGCGCATTGTGCACTTCGTCGTCGCTGCTATTACTGCTGTTGCTGTTGCTATTGCTATTGCTGCTGCTGTTGCTGTTGTCGTCGTCGTTGTCGCTATTATCGCTATTATCGCTTTTACTGCTTTTACTGCTTTTACTGCTTTTGTCGCGATTATGGTTATTACAGTGAATGCCATCCGACGACGCCGATGACCGAGACGAGCAAGAATCGCTGTCCTCCTCGTTCTCATCTTTCTCCTCGTTATTCACATTATCCGCAATGTCCCCAATGTCCCCAATGTCCCCAATGTCCCCAATGTCTGCAAGGTCTGCAAGGTCTGCAAGGTCTCCAAGGGCCGTTGCCGTCACGGGGAGGTCTTCAAACACGTCGTCGCTGTTTGAATTCAAAGCGTCCAGTTCCAAGACGATGTCTTCTGCGTCGTTGCCCAACTTGATGCTGGGCTTGATTCTCAAAGATTCGGAACGAGAGGAGGCAAACAAGTCGGACGGAAAATCGTCCATGCGAAACAGCACGCTCTTGTTCGTCATGAAGAATTTGCAGGTGCTAAAATACTCCAGCTCGTCAAACACGTTCACCGTGAATTCAGTCTGGTTTGCCAAGTAGGAACCGTAAAAATCCAGGCCGTGCACAAACCCGTGCGCGTGCAGCGTTTGGCTGGACAAATGCGTGAAAAATGCATCCACGTAAGACGAATTGTTCGGATCGTGCATTTTTTTTTGGTGCGTCGTGGATTCCGTGGCGGGCGCAAATGAGGGCAGCGCCAGCAAATCCGGCGACTGCATGTCGTATTTCCCGGACAAGTATTTAATGGGATCCAGCAGGGGCGAATACTTGATGAATGCGGGCATTTTCAAAACGGGCCCATCTTCGGAATCCGGCTGCTGCAGCTGCAGTGCCACGTTGACCGTGTTTTTCCCAACAACGTCGGTAATGGAATCAATGCGGTAACGGTGGTTCAATCCGATGGAGTTGTGGTTGGAGTCCGACAGCAAGAAAAAACGGCGATAAAATGGAACGTAGTTCTGCAAATTGCGCAGCCCGATTTTGGGGTTTTCTAAAGCCGCAAACACCTGCGTTTTTTGCGATGGGTGTTTGCATTTGCAATAGGTTAGTTCAAATGGAAGCATTGCAACGATGTATGATGTATGATTGTTGAATACATTAATAATCATGATTTTAAACTAATTATAAGTTAAAATTGAATTTGCCAGCGCGCACATTGACTACACACACATACATACAATACATGACAGACATGACAGACATGACATACTTCGGCGATTGCGGCGTGTGCGGAATCGGACTGCAATCCGGCACCAATCACGCTTACACCGTGTGCCGGCACTCGTTTTGCATTTCGTGCTTGCTGAAATGGCACAAAGCGAACCCAAATGCCACGTGTCCGCTGTGTCGCACACCGTTTTACGAGGACGAGGACGAGGACGAGGACTCCGCGGACCTTGCCGAAGAGGATGAAGAAGAAACCAGCCGCATAGTAGAAGAAATGGATTTCAATTTGGATGAAGAAATCATGCACGACCACATGCTGGAAGTCATCTCACATTGTGCGATGAACCATTGTCAGACCAATCCGGCGTTCTCTTACATGGGCCGCATCAATTTGCACATCGTTCCAAACGAAGACGACAGCAACTACTGGTACGAGAGAATTGATGTCGGAACCCCGCATCCGAATTCGCATTACATTGTGGAGTTGACCGACACGGCGCGCGCGTTCCGGTACCGGTTTGGAAGAATTGAAGAGATCGTAACCCATCATTTGTATCATGACGTCAAATGGTACGCTTTCCGAGAAAGGATTGACCGCATTGACGAGGAGCAAGCACAAATTATCACAGAATGGTCGGACGAAATTCAGCACATTGCGATTGACAACGTGAAAGTGCTTCGGCAATATTTGCCGAAATTTAGGATGCAGGCATAAAAAATCAATAACCCGAATAAAAACATAAAGATTGTGCAACATACTACAATTAAACACCCATGCCCTCATTTTTTAAACATTCCAACGGCAACGGCATACGCAAACCGCGTTTCACCCCGCACAAGCACGGTTTGCGCGCGATTCCTTGTACTACTTCTTGTAGCACGTTTTTTAACACTTCGTTTTTGAATACTAATACTTCATTTTTTACCAGCGTGTTTGACAGTCAGGACTGCATCTGGTATTACGGAACCTTGTACGTGAAGGAAGCGACCGCGGTTGCAAAATTGCAGGAACGCAATCAATCCAATCAAGATCAATCCAATAAAGACCTCATCCAGGAAAATGGCAATTGCAATCAAGATCAACCCAATCAAGGCCTCATCCAGGAAAATGGCAATGGCAATCAAGATCAACCCAATCAAGACCTCATCCCGGAAAACGATGACGATGATATTGAAAGCGTGTCTAGCTCTAGCTGTGCTGGCAGTGGCAGTGGCAAGCGAAACGTGGGCAAGCAGAATCAGCTCGCACGCTTGAAGGATGGCATGCGGTTGCGTCACCTGATTCCATTGAATAGCAGTAGCAGTAGCAGTAGCAATAACGATGAATGGTTCGCCACGTTTGACGCCGAAAGCAACCGCATTATTCGCACGCCGGATGGCGTGGCATTTGATACGCTGCGCCAGTTTGCCCGCTTGCATTGCAACGAAGTTTGGGGCACAACCACGGTGTTAACCAACGTGTGGTCGGACCCGTATTTTCAGTATCAAGGCATGGATGATGATGCATGGCACCCATTGTCCAATTTGAAAAAATAATAAATTTATAACATGATTTGCATTATATTATATGAATATTTATATAACATAACCATAACCATAACCATAACCATAACCATAACCATAACAATGCAGTTCTTCATCAAGCAGCACATCACGACGTTTTCCATCCTGGTGTTTTTAGCCGCATTTGCAGCGGTGCAAGCCTTCAAGCCCCGGTTCATGTACAACGAGGACGGCAGTTTACGCCAGTTCGGCATCGGGTTCCAGCGAAAGACGGTGGTCCCCGCATGGCTCGTGGCAATTATCATTGCAATTCTCTCGTATTTGCTCGTGCTGGGGGTGTCCACGCCCAACATGCTCAGCATATAAGCACGTGTGCCCCCCTTATCGCACGTCCCCCCCTTATCGCACGTTCCTTATTGCACGTTCCTTATCGCACGTCCCTTATTGCACGTTCCTTATTGCACGTTCCTTATTGCACGTTCCTTATTGCACGTTCCTTATTCCGTGGTCTTGTAGACCGTTGATTTCTTCGGGGGACCGGTTACCACCGGTGGGAGGTTGGAGGTGGATTTATCAATGATGGCCTTGTTCACAACGCACGGCGTGTTTTCCATGACAAACACGGCAGCCAGGTCCGTCATCAAGTTTAGCGTCAGCAAGTAAAACACCAATTTAGCAACGCTTTCTTTGATTCGCACGAATCGAACGAATTGATTTTTATTATCCGGAGTGTACTCACTCTGTTTCAATTTATTACCCATTTCGGCGAATGTTTTATCGGCCTGCAATACATCTGGGACTGACTCACCGGTTTTAGCGGTGAGCATGCTAAAAAACCCCCAAGGGTCGCTGCGAATGTATTTGATGTATTTGTTGACTCTATCGCCGCCGTCGTCGTCCTTCTTGAGTATCTTGTCCATGAATCCCACCACGCCCATCAGCTTGATCACCAAGTAACCAAAGGTGTTGCCGAACGGTCTTAGCCACACGTAATAGTTTTCCAAGAGACCGAATACGACGACAAACAATCCCCACGTCAGCACCGACCCCCCGATTACCACGCCAATGTTGGGGCTCGCGCAATATTGATTCATGATGAACTTCGTGAGCCCGATGTTGATCCCTAGCATGGCAATCACATACACGAATTTGATGATGGTGCTGTCGGGGTTGGAAACATAAAAAATGATGTAAAGGACGGAACATATGCCATAAATTGACAAATTTAAAAGTCCATTCGGAGCGGCAGTGGGGGGATTGTTGTTGTTGTTGTTGTCGGTGTCGGTGTCGGTGTCGGATGAAGACATTGAGTTGGTTATGTTGGAAACCCGACGTAGTAGTATAATCAATGTGTATAAATTAATTTGAATTTTTAATTGCACAATGTAATAATCATAATGAATCAACATCATCAAGCCCCCGTCCTGATTGAGCCCGGTGTCAAATACTTTTTCGGCGGCGTGTTGAAAGAGTGCAACCGGTTGCGCGAGGAGTATCGCAACACGGTGTTCAACCTGTGCATGCTGGGATTTTTCGTGTTGATTTTAGGGGCGCTGCTGTATTACAAGCGCGCGAGCAAACCCACCCCGGAGCAGCAAGTGGTCATTCGCCGCAAGCAGCAGGAGTACATTCTCTCTAAATTGCGAATGGTGAATGCTGCGAATCACGCCGCCTCGCGCGGCAATTTCATAACCGGGCTTCCTAAATGGGAAGTGCCCGAAGTGGAGCTCATCAAGCACCGCAAAATCTTTTTATAAAGTGAAGCGCATAAAATTAATGTGTGTGCAACATATAAAAAATGTCCGCCGCAGCAATAACCAACGTGAGCAAGTCCGACTACGTGGACGCGCTGAACGAGTTCTACGCTTACAAGCACCAATACGACAAGAAGTTTGAGGAGGACAAAAACACGGTGAAAAACTCGGACACACTCACGCTGTCGCAAAAACGGGCCAAAATCATGCGCATTAAACGCAACCGCAAGTGCGTGGCGTGCGGCCAAAGCGGCGGAACCCATTTCACGAACGAGGACGGCGTGCTGCGCGCGGCGTGCGGCAACCGGTCGCAGCCGTGCTCGCTGCGCATTGAAATCGTCAAGGGCAAGTTCATGAGTTTAGAGGAGCTGGCCGACGCGTCCCTGCACACGGCCGACGTGTTGAAGGACCAAATCATCAAGACCAAGCTGGATTTGCTGTTCAACTACGTGACGGAAGAGGAGGCTCTGCGCCAGTTTGAAAAGGACCGCGCGGCGTTGGACCAGGCGCTCGGACTGTACGGCGGGTTCCGGCAAAAGTATTTGGACGTGGTGCGGAACGAGGGCCGCCGCGAAGAAGCGGATGCGCTGACCGCCGGGTTTTATGCGGCGGTGCAAGCGTTTAAGGACGCGGTGCAAAAAAGCCACAGCAGCAACAGGAGCCACAACGACGATGATGCGTCCTTCGTGCGGGATGCGGTTGCGCTCTATGTCGGCACGATTGAGCCGCTGAGCCAGAAGCTCATGGAAACGAAGTACGTGTATTCCGCGGTGGAACGGGACCCCAGTTTAGGGGACGACGCGTTCCGACTGGTGCAGAAACCGTACACTTTGGAGCAGCTGGAGTTTGAGGTTGACGTGCCCAGCATCACGGTGGAGGCGCGGAACCGCCAGCTGCGCGACCGGCTGGCGCGCAAGCGCAAGGACCAGCTGGCCGCGTACATTTGGAACTGGACCAAGGACCAGGAGCGAATTACGGGCGACGTGTATGAAGTGGCGAACCTGGACGACCCCGACACCGGCAAGGACGAGCTCATAGAGTTCATCGTGGACAACGGCGTGCCCACCACCAAATACGGGACCAAGGAACGAGCCAAGGAACGAGCCAAGGAACGAGCCAAGGCCAAGGCCAGAGACAAGGCATGAGAGACAAGGCCAGAGACAAGGCATGAGAGACAAGGCCAGAGACAAGGCATGAGAGACAAGGCCAGAGACAAGGCATGAGAGCCAAGGCATGAGAGACAAGGCATGAGAGAAATGCAAGTGAAAATTATAATATGCCAGTATTCTATCATTCCGTCCGTCATGTCCGTGTTCAACCACATTTCATGGCCGGCGTTCATCGTCAGTTTCGCACTCGGCGTGTTTTACATCTACATTTCTCTCCCCACCCGGAGAATCGTCACGGTTTACCCCACGCAGGACAACGCGGACCACTTCAATTTTAGGGACAAGGCGCACAACTGCTTCCGCTTTGAACAAGAAGAAAAACCCTGCCCCGCCAACGACGACGCGCTGAAAACCATCCCCATGCAAACTTGATTGATTGAATTAAGGAGAGAACCCACATCATTAGATCTGGTTTACATCGGTTAAATTAAATTATGTATCTCGTGTAAACACAGAGCCAACCATGGTCAACATGAACGACTCGGTAAAAACATCATTGCACATCGGGATGTTTTCTTCATTGGGCTCGGCACTTCACAGTCACACATTTCATCGCACATTTGTCCATTTTCCGTTATCAAAATGCAACGAATTGCATAATTTTAATTCGACGGTGCGTCTCTCAGCAACCCCATACCCCGAACACGACCGACCAAGGGGGCAGTCCGACTTGGATTCGGTGGCGTATCACTCACAGTTAATTCAAACCAATTGCAATGTAAACCCCGTGTGGATCGCGTTTCAAAATGGAGAATACACGCTGCTTGATGGGGCTCATCGCATCGTTGCATCCCATTTAGAAAACAAACAAACGGTTCCAAGTTACGTGATCAACATTAGCAACAATCGCAACAATGGCAACAATTTAATTACATTTTTGCCAAAAATATAATATTGGTATAAAACAACTTAAACATTTAGCATTGCAATATGCAACTACATGACTTCATTCATTCTTCCGCAAGTCGGGTTATCTTCGGAATAATAATGGGTCTGGGTCTTTCCAGTTTATTTAGGAAGACGTGCCACGGGCGCAATTGCATGGTGTTCAAGGCGCCCGACATGGCGGAAACCAAGAAGTTCACGTTCAAATACGACGGCAAGTGTTTTGTGTACAATGTCAATAGCACGAAATGCGATGATTCGCGCATAGACGTTGTGCTTTAAAAAAAAAATAATATAGGAAACATTAATGAAATATTAATTTTTTTCATTGGGTTTGTCGTCATCTTACTATACCCATTCTGATGCGAGGGTTTCAAGCAGTTCACAACGAATGTGCGACATGGTGTAGTGGTTCCAAGCAATAACATCTTACTCCCCATGTTGAGAGGGTGCGGGTTCCAACCCTGCAAACCCCACTGCGAATTTTCAGCAACCCCAGTTCCCGCCGTCAAGCTGGACGTAAAACGGAGCATTTCACCGGCATGGCGCAGCGGTTAGCGCGCGGGGCTCATAACTCCGAGGTCACTCGATCGAAACGGGTTGCCGGTATCTTTCACACATCGCATTGGTGCATCAAGGCACTGGAGCATCTAATCACCGACATGGCGCAGCGGCAGCGCGCAGGGCTCATAACCCTGAGGTCACAGGATCGAAACCTGTTGTCGGTATTCAACACACATCGCATTGGTGCATCAAGGCACTGGAGCACACAGAGGAGGGGTTCGGGGAACGTAGTTCCCTGATATTCATCACACATCGCATTGGTGCATCAAGGCACTGGAGCATCTAATCACCGACATGGCGCAGCGGCAGCGCGCAGGGCTCATAACCCTGAGGTCACAGGATCGAAACCTGTTGTCGGTATTCATCACACATCGCATTGGTGCATCAAGGCACTGGAGCATCTTATCACCGGCATGGCGCAGAGGAAGCGCGCGGGGCTCATAACTCCGAGGTCACCTGATCGAAACGGGTTGCCGGTATCTTTCACACATCGCATTGGTGCATCAAGGCACTGGAGCATCTTATCAACCTCCTTAGCTCAGAGGCAGAGCGCGCGGCTCATAACCGTGAGGTCGGTGGATCAAAACCCCCAGGAGGCATTCAACACACATCGCATTGGTGCATCAAGGCACTGGAGCATCTTATCACCGGCATGGCGCAGAGGCAGCGCGCAGGGCTCATAACCCTGAGGTCACTCGATCGAAACGGGTTGCCGGTATTCATCACACATCGCATTGGTGCATCAAGGCACTGGAGCATCTTATCACCGACGTGGCGCAGCGGCAGCGCGCGGGGCTCATAACTCCGAGGACATACGATCGAAACGTATCGTCGGTATTCATCACACATCGCATTGGTGCATCAAGGCACTGGAGCACACCCCCCTCAGAGGAGGGGTTCGGGGAACGTAGTTCCCTGATATTCATCACACATCGCATTGGTGCATCAAGGCACTGGAGCATCCTTTCACCGGGGTGGCGCAGAGGAAGCGCGCCGTTTCACTTTGTGGGCTCATAACTCCGAGGAGGGGTTCGGGGAACGTAGTTCCCTGAGGCACTGGAGCATCTTATCACCGACGTGGCGCAGCGGCAGCGCGCCGTTTCACTTTGTGGGCTCATAACTCCGAGGAGGGGTTCCCCGATGTTGACATAACTCAGAGGTAGAGATGGACTTTCGGTCCAAGGTCGTGAGATCGAAACTCACTGTCAATGCCCCCCTCGCCCCCCTAAGAGGAGGGGTTCGGGGCGCAATGCTTGGCACGTAGTTCCCCGGTAGGAGGGGTTCGGGGAACTATGTTCCCCGGAACACAGGTATGCATACATTCACTTCTAGATTCCAACTTGATTCCAAATTCTAACACTTCATTGCAGGAACCGGTCTTTTTTTATTCATTTTATTATTTACATGATTGATAATAATAAAATTATGCAAAGTGCAAAGTGCAAAGGTGCAAGCAAATAGTTTAGGAATAAATGGTTTGCGTTATACTGCAGAAACATGAATCTGTGCAATACATAAAAGACATATGAGCGACACTACCAGCATTGACGACTTGCCCACCGCATCCGGCCAAAATGCCAACACCCAGAATCAAAACATTGTCATTCAAAAAACAGAACCGGGCGCCATGTCGTATTCCCCCAACGTTCCTGATTTAGCGCCATTACAGCAACAGCAACAAAATCAAGGCCCGCCTCTGAATCCCAACCAGCAGCCCAACCAAAAGCTCATGAACGAACTGGTGAGCGGGGTGCAGCGTGCCAGCATGACGGGCATGACCGCGCTGCCGTCCCGCGACATTCCCCGCGACACGAGCGGCATGATGCAGGATGCCCAGGTGCAGCCCACGTACGTCCCGCAGCCGCAGCGCCACGTGGACTACATTCAGGACCACGAAACCAGTTCCACGCTGGAGCGCGTCATGAACCAAAACACGCGCGGGGCCAATCGCGCCGATACTTTAGAAACATTTTATGAGGAGATTCAGTCGCCGCTGATGCTGGCCATCCTGTATTTTGCGTTTCAATTGCCGGCTGTCAAACGGTACATGTTCCGCTACCTGCCATCGGCCCTCTTTAGCGCGGACGGAAACGCCAATTTGACGGGGCTCATCGCAACCAGCGCCATGTTCGGCTTTGCGTTTTACAGTCTGCAAAAAAGCATGACGCAGTTGCTGGAATCATACTAATCATTTATTTATTTATCTATACAGTTTATATAACATACATACCATGGCCACCCGGCGAGTGAAGCGCATCAAGCGCTCAAAAAAACACGTGCATCGTGCCCGTGGTCGCAAAACAAACCATCGTCGTCGTCGTCATACGCGAAGGCAAACGGGCGGAGCAATAATCGACGTGTGCAAAAAAACATACACCGGATTTTTTAGAAATGAATCAAATGCATCCGGCATTGACATCACATATGACGATGAAACAAAAATGTTTAAAATTGGAACATCCGAGTATAAAACCGTTGAATCACTCGGAATCTTTGGAGGTAAATTACGATATGAGAGAGCGGTCCAAATATTGGCTGACTTGGGTATAATAACCACCGAATTAAATCATCCACAATTTATTGCTTTTTCGGTATTGTATTGCAAAGATGTGCAAGACAAACAATGCGAGTCAATTATGACTGAGTGTAATAGACTAATACGCGAATCATTATCGGATGCTGAAACTGCCATGCGTCTCTTCCCTACCGTTTCGGCTGATATAAGAAGTTTGGCTGTCAGTGTATTGGGTGAGAGAGCAGTCGCTACATCGGAACAACGCAACGCTAAAATGGCTCAACGTAAAGGTGAACGTAGTGCTGCACGCGATGCCCGTGATGCAGCCGTTCTCAAATTCACAAGAAACCAATTACAATATCCCATTGGTTCAGGCTGCAATTTTGTAGTGGGAATTGACGGTGAAACTATGAAAAGATGGGTTAGTAGGCCGGGGATGGATTCGGTTTATTATGATGAGTATGTATATGTAAAAGATATCCGAAATCAACTGAAATCAGGTGACACATTTAAGAGCGCAGCGGATGCATGCATACAAAACGTCATGGCAAACAAGGATCGTCCTGCTGAAAAACGAGCAAACACAACATGCTTTGCCCCAAATTTGCTAACTCATCGTCTTGCATGTAAAACAATCATTCAGAAAATAGGCGCCAACATGGGAATTGTCCCCCCTAATTCTGAACCAATGCAGGATGAAAATGGCTATTTCATTCAATTCATGTATCCGTCACAAAGTGTGGCAGCATTTTTAAAAGTGCAACAGGTTCAAGTAAAAGTTTATGTCCACATTGATTACAGTTTGGGTTTATATGATGTGTTTTTACGGTTTGTGTTCGATGAAAGTGCTATATGTCCGTCATTTTATTTTATCTTTGTTCATTTTTTTCAACGAATAAACCTTTGTGCTCGCACTGGTAAATGTGCATTGAAAAAGATAACAGTTGAAAATTTTCAAATGAGAGATGGATATTTTATTCAATTTGCAATTCAAACCCCAAAAGACTTATTTTCTGAAAAGGTCGAGACTATAGTTACCCCATCACAAATTCAGAGTCAAATACGTGCTGCTGAAAAAACGCTAAAAGAGTTGAGACAAAGACACACTAGTTTTTCGTCTCAAGAAAATGTTGACAAAATAAAAATGTTAGAAACACAACTTGCATCAATGACCCCCGTTACTGGTAAACTAAGGTGCCCATCTTACGTTGAAGCTGTGACCAATTGTTTATTGACATTTTGCACAGACGCAAACCAGTTATACATCCTTCCCCCGGACGATGAAGAGTTTGAGTGTTTGGTTTTAAAACAATCACCTTGGTATCAGCATGAGCATTTAAAGGTGGATTTGGATAAAGAGAATTCTGGTGTGAGGTCCACAATAGATGAAATCAAAAAAAGGTTTTCCGCACAAATTGAACCTGAACCGCTTAAGGCCGAAATTGCAAGTGCGATACAACGACAACAACAACAACAACAACAACAACCACGACAACAACCACAAAAAGGAGATGATGATGGAATTGAAATTGAAATGATGGAATTTGTGCCCACTGGAAACGTGGTTGGGTTTGATACATCTGATGCATCTGCTGATGTATTGTCTAGTGCATCTGGTGCTGTATCTGGTGCTGTATCTGGTGCTTCTGCGCCTGCTTCTGGTAAGGCCAATAAGAATTTTTTTGGGGTTGTTAAAGTTAAATACAATGTGCTTCCACATCCCAATCAGGAAGACTTTTTTCCATTATAATCATTTTTCGTAGAATTCAATGCATTATCTTCTATCATTTGTTATAGTTTATAAAAATGATACAGCATCTTTTAGCGAAACTTCAAATTTCAAAAATGCAAGAGGAACCAAAAGAATCACAAGAACCAAAAGAATCACAAGAATCACAAGAAGGACCGGTTCATGTATCAAATGCAAATACAGTAAATCCAACAAATTCAACAAATCCAGCTCATTTAGACACGCCGTTCAAGTTGCCCATGGAGTATTTGCCCCAGGACCAATTGTGCCCCATTGACAAGAGCGTGTTGTCCGACCTGGAGCTCATTGAGTGCACCAACAATGATGCGAATGAATCCAATAGTGCCAGTGAGCCCATGTACGCCCATGTGTTTCAGCCGCAGTCTGCATTTGCCAAGCGCTACCTCGGCATGTGGGCCAAGCAGTTCACCACCAGCGTGCCGCACTTGCAGGACACCCAGCGCTTCATTGCTTCCATTTCTAGTTCCAAGGCCCTGCAACATGATTCGGATTTTGACAAAGTGGAAGCCATCTGGACCCGCATCAAGACCGACGCCTCCTTCCGCGACAAGTTCAACTACATTGACTACGCGCCGCTGGATCTGCTGAACCGCTCGCCCACGTTCCTGCAGTGCTACAGCATGTACAACCTCTTCTCGCCCTTGCTATCCTTTTTAATGCCCGTCATCATGCTCATCGTGCCGTTCTTCCTCTTGAAGCTGCAGGGCGTGCCCATCACGCTGCCCACGTACTTCGGCATCATAAAGTTGATGCTGTCGCAGCACGCCATCGGCAAGCTCATCTTTGACATGAGCTCCGTCAGCTGGGACAAGCGCGTCTACATCCTGGTGTCCGTCGTGTTCTACGTGGTGCAAATGTACCAGAACGTGGTGTCCTGCCACCGCTTTTACCGCAACACGTTCCTCGTGCACGACGATCTGGCCGCCATTCGCGCGTATGCCGATGCCACCATTCAGCGAATGCGCGCATGTGCGGCCCATGCGCTCACCTGCGGCAGCACGTTTGCGCCCTTTGCCGCCGACCTACAAGCAAACCGGGAGCAGCTGGAGCGCATGGTGGCGGCCTTGGACCGCATTGACCCGCCCGCGCTCACGGCGAAGAAGTGCCTGCAAATCGGCTACGTCATGCAGCAGTACTACGCCGTGTTTTCGGACGCGCGCATTGCGGCGTGCATGCAGTACAGTTTCGGGTTCAACGCGTTTGCGGAGCACGTGGCGCATTTCGGTGAGCTCATTACGTCAAATAAAGTGGCCGCGTGCGAATTTATTACCGGCGAAGACCAAAACAAAGCAGATAATGAAGAAAAGAAGGACAAAAAGAAGGACAAGAAAAAGGATAAGAAGAAAGAAGAAGGCAAAGAAGGCAATCGTAATCACACGGAAATTGTGAACGGGTATTACGTTGCAACCGCACTAAGCGATGACTCTAGTGCATTGGGACCCGTGAAGAACACGGTGTCGCTGGACAAGCGGCTGGTCATTACGGGGCCGAACGCGTCCGGCAAGACCACCATTCTCAAAATGACGATGCTGAACATCCTGTTTTCGCAGCAGCTGGGGCACGGGTTCTACGAAGCCGGCACGCGCATCCGCCCCTACCATCAACTGCACAGCTACTTGAACATCCCGGACACGTCGGGGCGCGACAGCTTGTTCCAGGCGGAGTCCCGGCGCTGCAAGGAAATTCTGGACAAACTTACTGCTGGGGGAGCCCCCACACCCCCAACTTCAATGGAAAAAGGAGGATGCGGACGTTCCTGTGGGCCTTGCCCCCCGGTACGGCACTTCTGCATTTTTGACGAGCTGTATTCGGGCACCAACCCCTATGAAGCCATCGCCAGCGCGTACGGCTACATCATGTACTTGACCAAGCACGACAACGTAGACTTCATGCTCACCACGCACTACATCCAGCTCTGCAAGCTCTTCCAATCAGAAAAAACAGAATCAGAATCAGACAAACGAGAGAAAATCGGGAATAATTCAACAGAATCGGAATCCAATGGATCCAATAAAATCCGGAATTTGCACATGGACGTGGCCGACCGCGGCAACTACGATTTCAAATACTTATACGCGCTGCGCCCGGGCATTTCGGGCATCAAGGGCGGCATCAAGGTGCTGTATGACCTGCAGTACCCCGCGTCCATTGTGGACGACACGCGTCGCATTTTGAGCACTCTTTGAATGAATTGAAAGTTCGTCCGCGTCGTTCGTTCGTTCAGCGACATTTTATTTATTATTTGAATGTAAGACATATTAAATACTAAATCTCAAATACTAATTACTTGAGGAAATGACCGGTTCGGGCGCTTGTTCTTCGTTTTCGGTTGCGACCACGGTGTTCGTGAGTTTAGCAATCTGCGCGGTCATTTCATACGGCGTGTTTTATTACTTCAAGCAGCGGCTCTCTCTTATTGAGCATTCGCAAATGGAGCAGGCGCGCATCATGCAGGCAATTATTTCGCGCGGTTTAGCGGCGCAGCAGCAATCAATGCAATCAACACAACCAATGCAATCAACACAACCAACGCAATCCGATCAGAAGTCATCCCAAAAAGAAATCACAATCACGCAAAGCAGCTTGATTGAAGTGAGTTCGGATGACGACGACGACGACGACGACGAGTCGCAAGAGTCGCAATCGGATTCCTCCGAGGAGTCTGATTCCGAGTCCGAGTCTGATGAGTCCAAGTGGTCCATTGGCGATGAAATCCATCAACCCGACGGCTATCACGAAGAATTCTCGGAATCATTTAAAAAGAACATTTTGATTGATGCCATTTGCATTGACAGCAGTTATGTCGTTGATAGCATCACCATTGAGCAAGAGGAGCAAAAGGAACAAGAGGAGCAAAAGGAACAAGAGCAACAAGAGCAACAAGAGCAACAAGATCAATCGCAACAAAAAAAGATCATTTCTCTCAACCGGATTGCATTGAACAATCACGACGACGACAGTGATCATGATGACGATGACGACGACTCGTCTTCGTCCGAAGACCAAGACCAAGACCATGTCGGCAAGGAGCACAAGGACAATGATGTCCAAGAGTTTGAATTGAAGATTGGGTACAAGCCGTCGTCGTCAAACAAGGCAATGCAGTTGAATTACGGAAACATGTCGGTGTCAGCACTGCGGCAACTGGCCAAAGAACGCGGGTTGGGTGGCGAAGAGGGCGACCTTCAAAAACTAAAAAAGAAGGACCTCGTGCAGCTTCTGCAATAATAATGGTAATGATTTAAAGAATGAGCGGTGCATAATCGTATATCTCATTTATTTTTGTTGGGTAATTTATCTCCCCTTTTCTCTCGTTTGAATGAAATCCATTCTGGAATACGTGTGGATAGACGCCGCCGGAGGCGTGCGAAGCAAGATCCGGGTTGCACAACTTGGAATAAATGACATTGAAACCGTTGTTCAAAACGCGGACCAGTGGGAGTGGTCGTTTGACGGCTCGTCCACCGGGCAGGCCACGGGAACCGACAGCGACGTCATCCTTCGCCCCGTTGCCATGTATCGCAACCCGTTTTTTCAATCAAATGCATCCAATGCATCAAATGCATGGCTCGTGCTGTGCGATTGTTACAACAAGGACGGCACACCGCACGCCACGAATGCCCGCGTTCGGTGCGCGCAAACCGAGGCCGCGTGTTTAACCGACGAGCCCCTGTTCGGCATTGAGCAGGAGTACATCCTGTTTTCAAGAGCAAAAGATGTCCCGCATCAATGGGCCAGTATAAGCGACCCCGGATGCGGAGGGCAGGGCCCGTATTATTGCGGCGTGGGCGGCGACCGCTGCTTCGGGCGGAAAATAGCGGACCAGCACCTGCTGGCGTGTTTGCACGCGGGCATTGAAATCGGCGGCACGAATGCGGAAGTCATGGCGTCGCAGTGGGAGTTCCAGATCGGGCCGCTGCCGGCAACCCAGGTGTCGGACCAGCTGTGGATGGCGCGCTACATCCTGCAGCGCATCACCGAGGAGCACGGGTGCTGTGCCACGTTCCATCCCAAGCCGCTGCGCACGTGGAACGGGTCGGGCGGACACACCAATTTCAGCACGGCGAAGATGAGGTGCAACCCCGAATCATCCACCGATAAGATGAGGTCCAACCCCGAATCATCCACCGATAAGATGAGGTGCAACATTCATGAACGTGGGTCCATGGATGCGATTATGGACGCGTGCGCCCGATTAGAAGCCAACCATGCCGAGCACATGGCCGTCTACGGCGAATTCAATGAGGCGCGCATGACGGGGCTGCACGAAACCAGCTCCATGCACGCATGCACGTGGGGTGTGAGCGACCGCGGGCGCAGCATCCGCATTCCGCGCCATGTTGCAAACCGGGGGCACGGGTATTTAGAAGACCGGCGCCCCGCGGCCAATCTGGACCCGTATCTCGTGACCGAACGCATCATGCGCACATGCTGTTTGAGTGAAACGAGAGAAATTCAATAACATTAACATGTGCAAATAAATAATATAATTATTATACACAATTATATTATACATATTATACATCTATACACATACCAACAATTTAAGTGCGATGAGCTGGGCCACTTGCTACGCTGGATCCAACAACATCCATTTCAATTTCCCGCCAATCATGGCAGACGGACGCAACTATGCCGACTGGCAACCCGGCGCTGCCATCAACGAGCGCATTAAGGAGCAGGCCGGCATAACGTCCAACGCGCAATACCGCCAATACCTAACGCACAACGCCACGCAAATCATGCAGGCCAACCAGCTGGAGGCGTGCAACCAGTGCGGCAACTGCGTCTACAACACGAGCAACCCGCTTCAGCCGCAGCCCAACGTGCCCTACGTGTTTTCCGGCGTGCTTGACAACAGCCAGCCCTTCGGCTACGAAAACAGCGACCTGAAGAATTACTACCTGTCGCGCCAACAGCTGCAGGCGCGCATGATTGCGCCGGTCATCACCCAGAACGAGCTGCTCATGCAGGGCTACCCCACGCATAATTAACGTCGCATGGACTTATTATTGTTGCGATTGTTGCGTCCGTATTTGCAATACTGACGTTGCGAAAACCCGCGAGGGGCGCGGCAATCAATGCTTTTCTTGTATTTGGCGGACCATCGGCGCCGTTGTCGCGTGACTGAATGCATGTTTTTACTATAATCTGAGCCTATATATTTATTTTTCGCGGTGCAAAAGCACCTAAACGCATGCACCCAAACAAGTATAAAAACATCCAAATCCCAATATTCATGCCATCACCTGCAATGGCTTCATGCGATGGAATGTATGACATCCCGCAACCAGTAGCAGTAGCGGCAACAACCGCAACAACAACACAAGCATTAAGAGTGTTGAGCATTGACGTGGGCATGAAGAACCTGGCGTATTGCTTGTTTGAATTCGCCCCTGATGCCGGAGAAATAAAAACTCCGGAACAAGTGATGCAGCGGGCTTCCATTGTGGCTTGGGACACCGTGAATTTGTGCGACGATGGGACTGCAGCACCGGCGGCGGCCCCCGTGTGCTCCGCCGTCGGATGCAAATTCGCGGCCAAATTTGCGCACTCCGGGACGCATTACTGCACCCGTCATGCCAACGCGTCGGGATACAAGATGCCGCTGCTGCCTTCTATCGCGTCTGCAAAAATCCTGAAAAAAATGACGCTGGAACAGTTAAAGGAATTTTCTGGTGAATATCTCTCGGTTTCCATTCCTGAAAAGTGTGAAAAGAGTAAACTGAAGCTGTTGCAACACTTGCACGACAGCATTGCTGCGGAGTATCTGGTCGGCGTGTCTTTAAAGCCCAAAGTGATTTCTGCGGCGTCCCTTGATTTAATCACGATTGGGCGCAACATGCACCGGCGGTTTGACGCGCTGCCGCACCTGGCGGCCGGGGTTGACGTCGTCATCATTGAGAACCAGCTGAGCACGCTGGCCACCCGCATGAAAACGCTGCAGGGCATGATCACGCAGTACTTCATCATGCGCGGGGTGCCGGACATTCGGTTCATCTCGGCCACAAACAAGCTGAAGCTGTTTTCCAAAGAGGAGGACGAAGGGGGCAAGGCCGATTATGCCGACCGAAAAAAACGCAGCATAGAAATCACGCGCTCCTTGCTATTAACGCAATCAACTCAATCAACACAATCAACGCTTGTCATGAAGTTCGCAACGCACAAAAAGAAGGACGACTTGGCCGACTGCTTTCTGCAGGGCGTGTGGTGGTTAGGGACGTGCCGTCCCTAAAACCCTTGCACATTACACGGCACGTCCCTTGTTACGGCACGTCCCTTATGGCACGTCCCTTGTTTATTTGCAATGCCAGGGTTAAAGGGACGGCACGTCCCTTATGGCACGTCCCTTGTTTATTGCGTATGATTTAAACTTAAAAGATATAAATTAAACATAAGAATATTGCTGCAATGGAGGAAGTGATTGATATTTCAAATTTGCCGAGCGACTCCCGTTTCGGAGGGAACAAGTCGTCCAATTTTGGCGGCGGGCTTGAATTCCTCATGAACGATAAAATGAAAAGCGGTGGCAACAAGGGCGGCGGTGGTGACATTGACATCGGCGACTTGAATGCGCTGGAAGCCGAGTTGAACGAATTAAGCGATGTTCAAATGCCGTCGTCGTCTGCAAGCAAGTCCGTTTTTTTCAGCGGGATTGGGTCTGGATCTGGGTCTGGGTCTAATAACAGCGTGTCATTTAAAGAAGACTCCGTGGAACTCGGTGGCAGCAATAACGGCAACAACAACAATAGCAGCAACGGCGGCTTCAACCTGGGCAGTTCAACCGCATCTGCGGGGGATGACAAGCAAACGTGGGACGGGTTCGGCAAGTTCAACAACGTGCCACTGAACCCGGATGTGCCGGTGGATGCGAACCCGCAAATGACCAAGGAGGAGCTGCTGCGCGAGAAGTTCAAGTACCTGCGCAAGCTGGAGGACCTGGAGCAGAAGGGCATCACGCTCACCAAGAAGTACTCCATGGAGTCGTCCCTCGCGGAAATGAAGGGCGAGTACGAGACGCACTTGGAGGAGCGCGAGCGGCGCAACAGCGTGAAGTTCCAAGGCAAGATGCTCATGTCGGTCATCACGGGCATGGAGTACTTGAACAACAAGTTTGACCCGTTTGACTTGAAGCTGGACGGCTGGAGCGAGCAAGTGAACGAGAACATTGACGACTACGACGACATTTTCTCGGAGCTGCACGACAAGTACAAGTCCAAGGCCAAGATGGCGCCGGAGCTCAAGCTGCTGTTCCAGCTGGGCGGCAGCGCCATCATGCTGCACATGACCAACACCATGTTCAAATCGGCCATGCCGGGCATGGACGACATCATGCGCCAGAACCCGGAACTCATGCAGCAGTTTACGGCGGCGGCCGTGAATTCCATGTCGCAGAACCGCCCCGGGTTCGGCAACTTCATGGGCGATTTGATGGGGCCCGGGCCTCAAGGCCAAGCCCCCCAACCCCAAGCACCGAGACAAACGCAGCCCTACATCCCCAACCAGCGGCCGCCACCACCCCCGGTTCCCACCAGTGTGCGCGACCCCAACTCGGATGCGGGCACGCCGTTCCGGGCAGGGAACAATACCGCCCCCGGGCCCAGCAACCGGCCCGATTTAAACGCCGCCCGGAACACGGGATCCTCGGCCTCGGCCTCAGCCTCGGCTTCGGCTCCCGCAATCACGGTGTCCAAACGCCCCGACATGCGCGGCCCCACCGACATTTCCAACATTCTCTCCGGCCTGAAAACCAAATCGGTGTCATTGCAGCAGGAGTCATTGCCCCCAGCACCGACGACGGGCGAGGACAAGACCAGCACCATCAGCATTTCCGACCTGAAGGAGCTGCAGAACGATCACCTGCCGCACAAGAGCAAGCGCCGCCAACGGTCCGACAAAAACACCGTGAGCTTGGCATTAGACATTTGAATTCGCTCGTATTTTTACCGCATAAACAATATAAATACATTCAAACGAATATATTTAAAAAATGAGCCAAATTTACACGCTGACGTGCGACAAGGACGCGGTGTATTTAAGCCGCGACAAACCCAACCACATGTATTTGATTGAGTTCAAGGCGGTGAACCCCAAAATCCACATGGACGCGCTTCTGACGTTTGACATTTACCGGATGATGTACGAACTGAACAAGGACTTGTTTGAATCGCAACACATCGCGTTCCCGGACCCCAGCGACCCCTCGCGCGCGGAACTGCTCTTCATTTTCAAGAGCATCATGGGCTTGGGCGAGAGATACACGCACGTGTACACGCACATGCCGCATTTGTCCAACCAGGAACACTTGGCCCAAGGCCAAGGCCAAATCATTCACATCAGCAGCGCCAACGTTCCCAAAGGAACCGACTCGTTGTTGAAACACTTGATCCCCCGGCGCGCCGAGCAAATTGATTCCGACAATTCCCACATCACGATCCACGTGCAACCGGACCGGCACGCCATCCAGTTTTACTACGAGTTCAAACTGCAGCTGTCCAAACCCGACGGCGTGATTTCCATCCCGCCCTTCGTGGACAAGGCCGTGAGCACCATGATGAAAACCATATTCGTGCGCATGAAGCAATTCATTGAATGCCTTGGCTAAAGTTTCATTTGCCGCGATTTCATTTACCGCGTTTATAAAATAACATGTAACAGAGCAGGCCAATGCCGAGAATGGATCCCACGACAATCACCGGCTGGGTCTCCGAGCGGGTGCTCTTTTCGGTGCACGCGTTCAATTTACACGTCATTGTTAATTTGTTAATTTATGTATTGGAGTATATAAATTAATAAAATATTTTTATTTTCCTTTTTATTTTGATCAATCCAACTCTTCGTCTTGCACGAAACGTTCCAATGTGACGATTAGAGGGACATCATTGACAATATTGCGATCAACAACTCTTGCTGGGACATTCAACAGAGACACTTCTGCATACGTGACGGGAACGTCAATAATTGTAGCATACATCGTGTTGGACTTGGGTTTGCCAGTGACCCGCCAAATTTGTCTTGTTTTTGTTACTACATTGCCAGTTTCAACGGTGATCATTATTTTATCCCCCGGTTGCAATGACAATAATTCCGAAGCAATGTTCATCATGACCCCGTTCTTTTTTGCCATTTTATTCATGTAGAGCACCGTGCTTTCGCGTTGTGTGGCTGCATTCCAACCCAAGCGTGAATTCCAGTTCGGTGTTATTAGAACGGGATTATAAGCACCAGCTTGTGCGCTGCTAGACATGTTCGTAAGATCCCGCAAAAAATTCTGTACATCAGTCAATTGCGGATTGATTAAGGGTACCCCCGCAACCCCGCGCATTTCTACATCATTGAATATTTCTGCAATTTTTGTCAAAGAACGAATTGAATTATATGGACCTGCGGGGATGGAGTTCAAATGTGGTTGTTGAAAATTTGGATTATCATACAATGCTACGTTTGCCAGTAAATCTGCATCAGAAATGAGGTTGTTTATTCTACTTAGTTCTGCATAATTAGTTGTTTTGAACGTGGGATTTGTGGCGGCGTTTGTGCAGTTTATTAATATGTTTGCCGAGCCTATGGGGGGGCCTGCGGTGATATCAAAATATGCCGTGTACCCATAGTCTTCCGTTGTTGTTGGGCGTCCAAGCCGGCCTAATACCTGCGCCACCGTGAAATTTTTCTCTTTTTCTTTCAGGTTTCTCATCATTTGGTCCCATATGATCTGCGCATTGGTTTTAAACATGTTTCCATCCAAAGAACACGAGAGGCGCGCCACGTCCATGCCCGTCATGTCCGCCAGATTGCCCGCGTGGAGATACATGGTGAGATGAATCACAAATAGCGGGAAGTTGATGCATTTCCCGGACGGGCGAAGCCCCATCAACCGGGCAAAGTCCGGGGACTTGTTTGCATCCGTGAGTTGCTGCAATGCAACCTTTTCGTTCCGTTTTTTGTAGAAGAGCTTGTTGTTCCAGGCGTAATTACTGAACACCGCGTTTTTTCCGTCATACCGCATCGGCTCATTTCGGTGAAACATGTTTTCCAAAATGACCCCCACATTTTTCTTCAAACGGTCCACATTCGGTTGTTTTGAAATGAGCAGCGCGCGGCCGGTTGCAACAGCGCTCGCGTCCCTCTTAATTTTCGCGTCTATGAACGGTTTCAGCATTGAGGACACCGGGTCTGCGCCGGCAATTTCACGCACCCCCACGTCGTCAAAGTCCATGAACTGCCATTCCTTGGGATCCAGCAACACGGGACACATGAACGGGTTGTGAAGGGCGCTGGAGTTCGGGATGAACGCGCCCTCGGCCACCGCCGCCGTGAATTTGGCGTCCATGGACCACGACATATTTACGGTGTCATTGTATGCATTGAGCTCGGCAAGCGCATCCTTAATTCTATCATGGTTGGCCTTTGTGATCTGAATTTCGTCGTACTTCATTTTGGACAACAGCGTGAGAATTTTCTTGGCTTGCGTGTAAGCATACACCGCATTTTCAAATGTGTCGTTTTTATTTCGGTCAAATGAATTGACAACATACGGTCCGTAATTTACCGTTGTGTTTCTTAAATTGTGTTGTGCATTCGTAGTATCCGGATTGTCAAAGAATGGAGCATTGATGGGCCATCCAGCGCGCACCCCAATAGAATCAACATCATTGGAATTGCTCAATAAATTATGCAAAATCATGACATGCTCGTCAAACGAACTTATGTAGGCATTTCTCGGAATGACGGTATTTGCACCGGCAGCAGCAGTCATCCTCCACCAACTCACCAACAACGTGTTTGGAATGCTACTTCCAATTTGGGGGGCACCACCTGCACCTGAATCAGCACACAAGTCATCCAATATTTTCATGAATGTATTAAAACCTCCCATTGGATTTAATGGAGCAACAGGTGCAGTTACGAAGTGCAACGGATGAATAAGATTCCAAGCTTGTAGATTCTGCATGACATTTTCCATTTTTTCTTTGATTCCACGTTCCCTATATAAATTATTTATTGAAGCAAATGCATTACTAAGACATGATAACAACGGCTGGGGATTGGTTCCTTTAATTGCATCATCCATCACGTCTTCAATGTTTTCCGGCCATTCGCCCATGTTTCCAATGAATGCGCGAGGACTGCTGCAGTAATCCACAAAATACAGCAAATCATTTTTACTCAATTGATCTGAATCTGGATACCATTTCAGCGTAAAAAAATCATCCATGTTTGCAATTTTTAAATGCAAACTTGTGTCCATAGCCAATAGATCGGATTTTCGCAAAACCGACAGGCGTTGATTCACATAATCCTCATATAGCCTCTTGACCGGTTGTTGAGTTGTGGTGTCATAATACAGCGTCACGCGAATTGTGGTTTCGTACAACATACTGTAATCTCTTAGTGCAGAAAAAAATGCATCTCCAATGAACTGTCTATCTTCCGGGCTGTTAATTTTTCTCAAGCTTTTCATGTCTTTCGATTCGTATCCAATTGCCGCAATTTTGATGCAAATGCGTTTTTTTGATGCAATGTCACTTGCATTTTTTTCGGCAGTTTTGAAGATCAGTTGCATCATTTTGTACATGTAGTCCATGCATGCACGTTGGTTCAACGTGCCATCCTCCGCAATGAACGTTTCGCCCGGAATCCAAGCATGAATGACAAATGTATTTGCCGGGCCGCGAAACGGAGGCACAATGGACATTAATGGTGGCGGATAAGCGGTTGGCAAATTCGGTTCAGTGAAATCTTGCACACCATTTTCATAAGTTGGTGGGCGCATCAACTGAATGTGTTTATTTTCCCATTTTGTCTTCACGCCTCCGGGATTGCGTCGTGTTATTTTTTGAGTGCATTCATATTGATAATATCCAGGGGTTGTCCAATTACAAATTGCATTAATAATTTTTGTAGAATTTAGTAAACCTATTATAGTTCTAACAAATGTATTTGTACTTACGTGAATAGCAGTGTATGCCGGATTATTATATCGTGCTAGATTTGCATTTCGGACGCGTTGAGTCAATTGTGTGACTGTATTATCCATTGTTGCCTGCGAAGGAGAAACATATTGTTCTTTCCAAACATAAGTGTAACTGCCAGTGCTAGTGCTATTAGTTTTTTCGTTTGATTCTGCTGGCATTTTGGTCGGATTGTCAAACCTCATTTTGGGATAAGACGCTTCTTCTGGATTGGGATTGATGTGGTATTTATTTTCGGTCAGCGGATCTTCCACTGGCGTCCATCCTTCTTTCAGCTCTTTCAAATCGGTTTCATTCATCTTTCCCAAGATGTGTTGAATCAATTCCGGGTTTTGCTTGAATATCCAAGTGTAATCAAAATACACCGGGCCGCAAATGACATACAAGTCATCGTCATGCACGGTTTCAAATTCGGTTTTTTGTTGTTGTTGCAATTGTTGCGGTGTCAGGGTTTGATTTTGGTTTTCATTTTCTTTATCTTTTGTTGCGCTTTTTTTATACAATGTTTTCAAATAGTCGGATTTTTGCATTAGGTTTGCAGGTACATTCACATTGCGCGCATTTACAATTGATGCAATGCCGCCGGTGCCTTGTGCCTTGTCGCTGTATTTCAATAAGGAAAGGAGTGTGTCATTGTCATATGCAAACGCAGCAAAGTTGTCAAAATTATCTATCACGGAATCCATTGCTTTTTTGATTGCAGCCAATGCTGGCTCTTTTGAAGTATTTGCACTTGTTGCTGCCACTGCATTATCTTTCACATAATTCGTAATCGCAAGTTTGGCCGCGGCATACACGGCATCTCCTGCCGCACATGCGGCGCCGATCAACGGATTTAATTGACCAGCGCGAATTGGTGCAGTAGCGTATGCATTCAAATGTGCTTGAATTTGTGGTTTTACAGCGTTTACACCTCCGCCAAAATTAATGGTAGTAAATAAGCGAGGTAATATTGTATCTGCATTTGCCCCACCATTATTTTCAGCATCATAATAGATGAATTCTCTCGTGGCAATTGCTACTGCACACACGATGGAATGCGATTTAGTAGGTGTGGATGCGCCAATTGCAGCATTAATGCAACCAACGAATGTGGCCACAGCTGCAAGAGCCGAATTTGTGATCACCTTCTTCTCTTCTTTGGAGACCTTCACATTTGGTGTCAAATGACACGGGTATTTGTAATACAGCCGTTCCAGCAATTTTTCATAATTCAGGTTATAATCGGGAGTGGATTTGAACGTATACAGCCGGGTTTTGTCTTGAATGATTTTCATTTTGTTATTATTTCGTAAAACATTCCGATTGGGCAAATTATTCCATGTGATAATGCCTCTCAAAAAATTGGTTACAATTTCCACATTGTATGAAGGATGGGCATAACGTGTATAATTGACATACGTTGATGTATTGTCTGCCATTTTTGAATTTAATGGAGGGAGATAATCCAAAATGCGTCCAAATGAACCAAGTTGGTTGGCAACCTGATCATTTTTCATGTGTATCCACTGAAAATAATTGCAATAATAAGTTAATGATTTTTGGGATATCATTTGGTAAAAAGGACCAGCAGGCACATTAGCAGCACCAAATAAACCAGGGATTAGAGGATTGAACATTTCTGCCAATGGAAGATATTGCAGAGAATTAGCTATAGCCACTGGTTGATCAGTGCTAACCGGAGTGGTGTACACGATCACAAACCGTTCATCCCCTTTTTCGTCTAGGTTGATGGGGTTGTTAACAGCCGCCAAATCATGCAAATCTCGCACAGTTTTCATGTCATTTACTACAATTTGTTTGCTGGCATTCGCATCTTGAAATGACTGTTGTATCCATTGCAGCGCGCGCCTGTGTTTGTTTTGGTTGGCGTACTTTACAAATTTTTGAAACATGTTCCATTGCATGAACACGGTTGCCGCTGCATCCTTCATGTTCAACTTGCTGAACATTTTTTTGAACTGATGTTCCGTTTCATAAAATGCGTCCACCTTTTCTTTGGCGACGTCAAATGATGTTGGGACGTACACCAAGTAATCGCACGACGTGTTTTGTGTGTTTTTTTGCTCTTCATCCAAATCCACGGGCAATGACGACGCATTGGGCATCACAATCATTTTCTGGTTCAAGATGTGGATGAGTTGGGCAGTGCCTTGTTTGTCTTGTTTGTCTTGTTTGTCCTTGTCTTTGTCTTGGCCTTTGTCTTGGCCTTTGTCTTGGCCTTTGTCTTGGCTGCCCTTGTCCCGGTCCGAGGTCACCGAATCAAATGCGATGACGACCGAATTATACGTTTCCAGTTTCAAATTTGCCGAAAACCCAGAAGACTGCACGTCATCGTCGTCCCCAAACAAATTCAAATTCAAATTCATGGTCTAGTCCCAATGAATGAATAAATATTAAACTATGTTTATATTTTAATATTGGTAAATGTATCAAAACTTGGCAGATCGGAATGCAGCCAAATAATGGTTGTGTTTCATGTTTTCGCGCTGCTTTTTGGCGCGTTCCAGCACGTCCATGGCGTCGCTGATTTCCTTGTCGGTCACGATATTGCCCGGACCGTGCCCGGCTTTGGACAAGCCGCCGATGGCGGCGCCGCCGTTGCTGCTGGGCCCCCCGCTGGGGCCGCCGTTGTTGCCGGCGCTCAAACCCATTGCCGCACTTTGCGCCATGACGCGGTATTTTTCGGGCATGATGCAGTACTGACTGTTGGCGTTCAGCCCGTAATCGGCCAGGACCACGAACACGGCGGTGAGAATGAGCGCCATGACCAAATCGCGCGTGCCCATCCAGCACACCGAAAACACGAGCAGCTCCTTGCTCAATGCCGTCTTCAGAAAATTCTCGGTGGAGGGGTCCAACTTGAGCTCAATGTAGCGCGCGCCAATGTTGAGCATGATCATGACCACGCCCGCAAAAAAAAGGCTGTTGTTCAGCCGATACGCCGCATAATTGAACCATCCCGTGACAAAATGAAATGCATCCATTGCACGATTACTACAATGAACCAATAAAATAATTTAAATAAATATTTCGTGCTTTTTACTTTTGGTTGCGTTGCTTTTTGGTTGCGTTGCTTTTTGGTTGCGTTGCTTTTTGGTTGCGTTGCTTTTTGGTTGCGTTGCTTTTTGGTTGCGTTGCTTAGAACATCTTGCGTCGCAGTCGGCTGGCGCCCGATTTCAACGTGTTCATGCCGTCCGACACCGCATGTTTGGCTTTGCGAATGTGGGGGCGCAGCATCGGCGTGAAGCCTTCGGTTGCATTGGTTGCATTGGTTGCATTGGTTGCATTGGTTGGAACCGGGATTGGGTTTGTAGTCCACATGCACCCCGGGTCGCACATGTTTGACAACGTGATGTAATCATTTGAATTCGTGGAATTGGGCGGATCCGATTTGCACGAGTTGGCTGCATTCATCGTGGACAAATTCATCTGTTTTATGACTTCCAGCTTCAACTGCGGTTTGCCGTTATTATCGTTGAACAGCGCGGGACTCAGCATGTATTCGGTGCTGATGTCGGTTGCACCGGATTGAGCAACCCCTTTCATGCAATACTTCTCTCTAAATTCGGCGGCGGACGCGAACGTGATGGGGGGTGGGGTGGGTATCAACGGATTGAAGCCTTCCCGTTTGATGGTGGGTTGCATTGGTTTCATTGTTTGCATTAGCGCAATCACGGCAATCACCGCAAGGATGCCCGCAATTCGGTGATACATTGTCAGTGCAATAATGACCGCCACCATGATCGCCTTTCCTAAAACATCGTCGCTGGGTGAACCCCAAATCATGCACGCAAATAAAAATGCAACCGCGGCATACCAAAACTCGGGGGGCACTGTATTAAAAAAACGTTGCATTGTGGTTGTGGTTGTGATTGTGATGGGGTGTTCAATATAATATAATGGTGTGCTTTTTTTTTCAACCATGCCACAATAAGATAAACGAAACCAAAATATTATCTACCATTTTATTAGGAGATGTCTGGATATTTGCAATATTCAACGTATGGTGAGGATGAACCGCCGCAACAATCGCAACAATCGCAACAATCGCAACAATCGCAACAATCCAAACGAACATTAAGGACAAACCAACGAACATTGCGATCAAAACAACCGCGCCTTGTGAATCCGAGACAACTGCAAGAGCAACCACAACCACCACAGCAGCAACCACAACAACCACAGCAGCAACCACAGCAGCAACCACAACAACCACAGCAGCAACAGACGCAATACATGCAATCTCTCATTCAAAAAATTCATGATGACAGCGATAGCGAGTCCGACACCGACGACGCGAATGGCCACATGCAGTTGCAGCAACAGTTTCAAACGGCGCCGGTTCCAAATCGCAACCGGTTTGCTGCAGCCAACAGCGCCGATTTGAACGCCCGGTTGAATCCAGCACCCGCAAAAGAAGGGTTTTCGTTGCAGGATGTGAATGCTTTAGCCAACCAATACAAACAATACATGCCGTCCGTGTTTCAGGCATCCACTCAAGAAAACAAGGACGTCCTGCTGCAGAAACTGGACCACATCATTTCCCTCCTGGAAGACCAGCGCGATGAAAAAACGGGTCACGTGACCGAGGAACTCGTCCTGTATTGTTTTTTAGGCGTGTTCATCATTTTCATCGTGGATTCATTCGCACGAGCGGGCAAATACGTGCGTTAGTTAGGGATTAGGGACGTTATAAACCCTGGCACTTAGGGACGTGCCGTCCCTAATTATTAATATATTGCATTAATGTATTAATAATTTTAATAATAATTCGTAATTTCTCTCAAACGTAATGAAACAAAGAGACATTGGCCTTGTATCTAGGGAAACAATGCTGGCATTCGGGCTCATTGTGGCGGCACTCATTGGATACATGGTATACGTCCAAGGCCCCCAAATGATGGAAACATTCAAGGGAAACAATGGAAACAATGGAAACAATGGAAACAAAGGCAAGTGGTTGTTCAACGCGTCACCCCATGCATACCCCGTGGTCTGCTTAGCAGGTGACAAGCACATTCCGTGCACGGCGTTTAGCAGCGCATAGAATGTAGCAGCGCATAAACATTTGGTTTAGTTCGCCGGTTTGTAAAACAGGTAGAAGAATTGGTCCTCCTTTTGTGCTTTGACAAGGTCAATTTGTCCAAGCATGTTGAATCCGACGCCCGTGGCCAGTTCAATGAACGTCTGCGGCGACGGCATTTTGAAGTCGCGCACGTGTTTGCGCACCCGGCCCGTTTTGTCGTCGGTGAACACTTCACGGTACTGCACCACGTCGTTCGGGAAAATTTGCACGTCCGACTTGTATTCAAAGTCGTTGAACTTCGCGACGCTCTGCGCCCCCTTTTTCGTGGGGGTGGGGGTGATCGTGGTCGCGTTGTCGCCGCCCAGCATGCTCGCCGCATTGAACCGGCGCGGGTCCACCAAATGCAGCACAAAGTAGCCGCCCGGTTTCAGCCACGCGTACACATTAGAGAACAGCTGCTCCGTGTTGGGCATGTAGTACACCTCAAAGTTTAGCATGGACACCAGCGTGAAGCTCTCCGGCTTGAACGACGACACCACGGCGGGGTCGCCCTTGACAATCTTCAAATTGAGATCGGCGTGCGTCTTTTTGGCTTGCGCAATCATGTCGGCCGACGATTCAATGCCGGTTATATCGGTTATGCCGTTTTGAATGAAGGCGCTCATGTAGGCGCCCGTCCCGGCACCCACGTCCAGCGCAACCGCTTGGTTGGATATGTCCGGGTATTTGTTGATGATGGCGCCCACCTCGTACGCGTTGTTCACTTTTTGGTTGAACAGCTGGTCGTACACGGTCGCATAAAACGCGTCCTTCATGTCGTTGCCGCGCTTCACGATCACGCCGCTTCCTTCACTGCTGCCGCTGCTCTGCACGAACGATTCCACGAACGACCCCGAATACGGGCGAGGCCGAAGCTTGAGGCGCTGCAGTTTATTGTGCGCCGAAACGAGCAGCAAGATCGCAACGGCAAACAGCAGCACGCCAAACCACGCATTTTTTTCAATGGATTTGCAAAAAGCGTCGAACGCAGAGCGCACTGCTGAGTTCATGTTCGTGGTATGCAATGAAATGACGATGATATATGTTATATTGTTATTTTTTTTAAATGCTTACATAATAATTGCATTGTGGTTGAATTGGTTGATGAACGATCACGAAATCAATGACGTCCGCACCGAAACCGACTTCAAGGGCATCACCTTTTCAAAATACAAGAAGCCCGACGCGCGCAAGGAGCTGTTGAACCACCTAAAAAACGGGAAAATAGAGGAGGCGTGTTACTGGACCGCCGAATTCGTGTGCGCGGGACACTACCAAGAGGTGTGGGACATCATCCTCACGTGCTTCAGCAAGCACGTGCACCTGGCCAACCCCAAGCTGTGCATGTATTTGGAACTGCGGTACGAGGCGTTCAAAGAAATCGTGGCCAACGGCTACATTGGAAACGAACTGCGCATGCGCAACAACCCGCGCATTCGCACGCTGTTTGCCGAAATTGCGTGCGTGTTGTGCAACTCCAAAAAGAAATACAGCTTGGAAGGGATCCGGGTTAAGAAGGCCGACTTTGACAGCACCGCCATGACGGACAAGCTGAAGGCGCCCACCGTGGCGTACGTCAGTCCCGTGTTTTTGCCCGGCGACCCGAAGGAGCTCTTCATCGCCATCAACGAATTCGCCTTCCACATCTCTAAAGACTCCAAAAACAGTTTGCAGGCGTCGTACTGGTTGGAATGGGTCATGGAATTCGAACAAATTTGTCGCAAAAAAAAACAAAAGTGCGTGGGCGAACGCCGGGGCACCATGCCGGTGGACCCCAAGTTCCAAATGGACCCGATTTGGATCATGTGGGAACTCATTCTGGGCCAAGCGCGCGACGCGGTGCAGCCGTTCATGCCCAAACTCATGCAAAGCCTGCTCAAGTTGTATTGTTTGCGATACACCGACGGCGTCAAAAAGAAACGCCGGTACTTGATTTATTTCGCAATCTGCTTACTGACGGAGCCGTTTGCGATGCCGCAGGAGATGGTGACCAACAAGGAAGTCATTGAGAGCGTGGTGAAAAAAATTGACACGGTGTACAAACAAGTGAAGAAAAACGAAATTGCACCTAAAACGGATTATTTGACGGGGGCCGCGGGCGGTGGCGCCAAATCGGATTTAGATAAAACCATTGAAAAAATGGACAAGCTGAATGCAATGAACACGATCGTTCGGTATTGAGGGAGGGTCCATTCGCATATTTTATCTTCTTTTAGTATAACTACGAACCTACGAATAAAATCATCTCATCAAACTAATCATCAAATGGATTTTGGTCCCGCGCCCGCGCTTGGACCCGCGCCCGCGCTTGCCCCTGCATCCGCGCCTTCGTCCACGTTTGACATGCAAGACGCCGATTCATCCATCACCGCGTCCGTGTTCATCCGCGGGCTGCTGGCCGTCCTGATTTTGGCGCTCATCGGGTTCAACGTCTTCACTTATTTAGATGACATTACGGCTTGGTTCGGCAACACGTTTGGAGCACCGTTCCGCTCGGTGGCTCGGGGGGTGGGCAACGCGGCGGCGGACACCGCGCAAACCACGGTGAATGTCACGGCGCAAGGCACCAAATCCGCGGTCGACATTGCGGCCGGAGCCGCAACCAGCGGCATTGACGTGCTTCAGCAAACGCTGGAATCTAGCGGACCCAACCAAACCAATCAAACCAATCAAACCAATCAAACCAACCAAATTAAGCCGGACAACGACAATGATGCATTGGAAACGGCGCTTTCCCACGCGAAAAAACAGCCCCCCCAACCGGACGATGCCACCAGTCGCACGCAGCGCACCGGAAAATCGGGGTACTGTTACATTGGCGAAGATCGCGGATTTAGAAGCTGCATCAAAGTCGGCGAACAAGACACCTGCATGTCGGGAGACATTTTTCCGACTCAAGCCATTTGCATCAATCCACGGTTGCGGCAATAAAACCCGAGGTTCATTAAATATTAGTTATTAAAAATACATAAATAATAATTTATAATCATAGTTTATAACCTTCAAATAGTAGCATATCATGTCCGAATCTGAAGTGCCCGTTCCACCATTTTCTCAAATGACACGAGAGGAACGCATTGCTTTCATAAACTCGATTCCAATTAAAGCACCTTCCGTCATGTTTGACGAAGAGCAATATGAACGCGATGTGAGAGATGGATTGATCCCTTTGTCTAGATACATTAACAACAGTCCTTATTTGGCGAGCGATCTTAAGGCAGCCCATGGCATAACTAATCTGAACAGCGTTGAGGCGTACGTTGACCCTAACCCTAACAACATTGCCAATAACAAGCTCAAGGTTGTGATTACAACCACAATTGCACATAACTGGTCACCTGCTTACATTCAAAGATGTATGGATGCATACTGCCACACATATGGATTGACCCAAAGAACTATTGAAGTCATCAACTTAGATGCAAACGGCCAAAGGGTAATTGGCGATGGCCCAACATATTTACCAGCATCTACTCAAGCCGTTTTGAACGCAATTTATGCAGCCATTAATGCCAATGGGATTCAACCTACTGTTATAAACAATGACAATCGTTCCAATCTTTCTAATCCTAATCTTCCTACTTCTATTCCAGTGATGAGCGAACAATCCAATCTAACTTTTAATACCACAGATTCTAGCAAATATGGTTGGTTAGAGGAATTAGTACTTAATTTCTGGGCGATTGCAACAAATCCAAATGCGCATTTCCGTGTAGTGTGCAGCAATACTAATTCCATTGACAGTCTGTTTCAAGCAGTGCAATACGCTTCTACTGATTCAAACTTTCCCACAGTTGACACATTTGGCCCGACCCAATACATAAACATGTCGTGGGGAGACCAGGAACCTGGGTATGATGAGTTACACGTTGCATTTGAGAATACTAGATTCCCCAATTCAAAAATATGTTATTTTGCTGCAGCTGGAAACAGACGTTGGGCTGGATATCCCGCCACATCATCTAATGTGGTCTGCGCTGGAGGTTCAAACCTTTTATATACTGCTAATGAGGTGTACAGCGCGGTGAATCCCACCGTGAGTGTATGGGGCAATGCTAATCTACCCGCAACTATAAATGCATATCAAGGAGGCGGAACCGGGGTATCGTATACAAACCAGCCTGGCGATGTATTCTTTACACGACCTTATTATCAGAACGGGGTGGAAAATCTCCCTGTGGCCATAGATGATAAAAATTTTTTGACCACGAATATTGCTCGTCGTGTCTGTCCAGATTTTTGTTCTCTAGGAGATCCTTCCACTGGCATAGTGAACATTTTTCCTAACAACGATGGCACCAAGATCATGCGAACAGGAAAGTTTGGCGGAACATCGCTTGCAAGCCCGTTGTTGTGTGGTGTTTTTTCCCATTTGAGTCAGAAACGCATCAATGAGGGTGAATTGCCATTGACAACCCGTTTGACAGATGTTGGATCCAATGTTTTGTCTGGTTCCGTCAATTTACAAGAGTTAATGTATGCCAGTTACAAAACAACAAATGCGGCTAACTGGTTTCATGAGATCGCGGCGGGAACCACCACATTATCCACCGGGCAATATAACGTCACTGATGAACAAGGAGACATAATAAGAGTAGTAAATTTAGGTCCCAATCTGGGAAAAACTTTTTCGGCGGCCGCTGGTTACGACGTTGCAACTGGTCTGGGTTGGCCCAAACTGAGTGGCGTCCTCGGCATTAAGACGCACACAGTTAGTTATACTTTGAACAACTCCATTCTAGCTTCGGGATCTACTCCCAGTGACTTTTATGACTCGTTGGCAGCTGGAACGACATTTACTACCAATCATCATCCAGGCGTCCTGTTCACTGTTGTGTCTAAAACCATCAATGGGGGGAATCAAAATATTACTGTGACGCACAGTGGTGTACTTACAGGCACCCCTACTATAACCAATGTCACAATTATTGGCCCTGCCGCCGCCGCCCCTACACCTGTCCCTGCCCCTACACCTGTCCCTACACCTACGCCTACGCCTACGCCTACGCCTACGCCTACGCCTGCTCCTGCTCCTGCTCCTGCTCCTGCTCCTGCTCCTGCTCCTGCTCCTGCTCCTGTCCCTGCTCCTGCACCCATCATCCAGAACGCGATCATAATTCCGTCAACTGACAATAATTTGACGAATCCAAAGATTGTTTTCCATTTTAATTGAATATTAAATTGATTAAATTGATGACATGAATGAAATGTGTGTATGTGTGACAAAATCACTTACACACATTTTTTTATTGAAATTTGCAATTTGCAATTTTCACGTCAAATGCAGTTCCGGTTCGGTTCAGTGTGTGCAAAAGTTAGCAAGGGACACAATTCGTTGGTGCGCGATGCGCCGCACATGGTTTGATTCATGAACTGGAGGATGTGACATATGTTTTTGTCCTTGGCATTGATGAATTCATGTTCCAATGTGCGGACAGAGAGACCGGCGTCACTCAACGGGTCCACGCGATGATGCGCGGGGTTAGTGCAGAACGTTGCATTGTAAATGTGCAACAACACGCACATATCGTGAATGGGTGCATTGGGGTTGTTATGATTGGCGTCATTGTTGGCGCAAAGTTCGTGCTCCAAAATTTGCACAAGCGGGCACAACTCGCTCGGAGGGACGGCAGACAGTGGAATGCCCGACACTACAGGCAGCAGCAGCATCAACAAGGGAATAAGGCGAGAGAAATTCATTGATGATTCAATTGTGTTTGGAAAGTATGTTTATGTGTTTATATATGATTTGATTTTATTTATACCAGTGAAGATTTAAAATAACTAGGAAACTGTAAAATAATAACTCCATTACCGCCTTTGATTGAAGTAGGAGGAAAAATACCGCCAGAATAGTTTGAACCAGCTCCTCCTCCAAGACCATCTGTGCCTGGAAGATTACTCGTGCTGCCACCTCCACCTCCACCCTTACCACCGGTTCCTCCGTAATTTCCGCCATACCCAACTCCAGCACCACCACCTCCATAGTAGCTGAGTGTTCCCGTAATTGCGGATTGTGCTCCATCCCCTCCATTGTTTGAATTTCCTGGGGCATCAGCACCAGCACCACCGCCACCACCAGATCCCATATTATATGCGCCACCATTATACCCCTGGTTAGGGGTTCCACTGCCGGCAATTCCCTGGGTTCCACTGTCGGTTCCCGACTGACTGATAAATCCTGCGCCTCCCCCCGAACCACCTTTTTGTCCATTAACACTTGACCGATTTCCACTTCCCCCTCCTCCTCCGATGGCTATGGCTATACCATTATCTATACCATTATTATTCCAATTTAAAATGCTATTTTCTCCATTCAGGGTTTGCCCACCCTTGCCCACGGTGATGTTATACTGCGTTCCACTAACCATTGATGCACCTGTAATTGATAACACGCCTCCTCCTCCACCTCCACCGCCTATCCACGTGATAGACCCCTCTTCAGGATCCTCGCTTTGGGTCTGTGATGCCCCTCCGCCAGCAACAACCAAAGCCGATAATGGAATGGGTGAAGAATGAGATGATGATATTTTGCATGCAGAAGAAGTTAAATTATTAGGATTAGTAATGATCCAAACCGTGTATCCAGTTGGCGTTATAGTTTGAGAAGGGGATTTATTTGCATCCAAATAAATGCGTTGGCCTGTAGCATCAATCACCTCAAGAATTACTTCTACGGGCGCAGGCGTTGGTATTGGTGTTGGTATTGGTGTTGGTGTTGGCGTTGGTATTGGAACAGGTGTTGGCGTTGGCATTGGTGTTGGCATTGGAACAGGTGTTGGTGTTGGTGTTGGCGCAGGTGTTGGCATTGGTGTTGGCATTGGTGTTGGAACAGGTGCTGGTGTTGGCATTGGTGTTGGCGTTGGTATTGGAACAGGAGGTGTTGGCGCTGGCGCAGATGGTAGTGGCGGTAACACGAGACCATCCAAATTATAAATGCCGATTCCTCCCGATGCAGGCGTCACTTGCATTTTGTAATTATACAGCGGCACGCTTTCATCCATGCACAACGGAATGACCGGGCCGGGAACATCGCTGTCGCTGGTCAAGGAGCAACGAACCGCGGGCTGATTTCCGCACTGCAACGACACGGCGACTCCCCCCGCATTTTGAATCTCGGGCAGGTTGTCCACGTTCGGGTTCGTGTAGGTTTGCGTTTGCGTGGCCCACGACTTCTTCCGGGTCAGCGCATTGCGCGACGCCAGGGAGTATTGTTGTGCCCGGGACAGCTGCGCGCTGTTGCCCTTGTATTTCAGAATTTCGGCCTTGCGCCGCTGGTCCAGCGCGTACGTGCTATACGACAACCCATTGTCACCGATGCACGCGGCGTACCCGTTATTGCTCGCGCAATTCGGGCAATTGTTCCCGCCCGCGCGACTCCATAACCGCGGGGGAATCGGAACATAGCCCACACCACCGCACGCGCTCGTGCTTTGATTTCCAATCTGGGACATTGTATACATTATTTGTTATTATTATTTTTTGGCGATTGCGGCGGCGATTGCGGCGATTGCGGCGATTGCGGCGATTGCGGCAACGCTTGACCGCACCGTGACGGCTTCTCTCACCCTTGCCACGCGCAGCTCCTTCAATTCGGGCTGCAACTCGGTCGCCAGATGCACGGCATTGGCCACGCTGGACTCTATGGACGTGAAGCTGTAACTGCTGTTGCCGTTTTGCACGCCGCAGTTATAAAGATTTTCGTACAGGACGGACCGGTTCGGCACGTGCCCGTGCGTCGTCGTCATGAACGCGTGATTGAACGGCACCCACCGCCGCTGGTCGGCGTCATACGCGCTCTGCGTCAAAAACTGGTAATCCGGATCCGGCAAGTCCGGATAAACTTGTTTGAGTTGTCGGAACGTTTCGTTCATGACGGCGCGCTTGTCGCCGATTTCATTGGCGGCGCCGACATGCACGTTGTCCGACGGCGCATCCGGCATCGTTATCACCGTGGAAATGACGGTCCGGGACCGCGGGTCGTTGAAATCCATGTAGTCCGACAGCACGATGTTGCCGACCCCCCACGCCGTGCGCGGGTAGCCCCACACCTTCGGCACCGCCATTTTCGTGCTCCAATGAAAAATGACCGAAATGTAGGGCAAATACTGCGTTTCATGCTGGAAACGGTCAAAGTCGGGGCCAAACGCCGCGCCCAACTCTGGATGCGCGTTCAAAATGTGCTGCACCTCTTGCGGCGGACACGCCAGAATTATTTTATTGCAGCCGCACATGACGGGTTTTGATTCCGTCCGGGCGTCTCTCACGGCAATGCCCGACACGCTTGACACGCCTTCTGAGCCGCCCACGACGAATTCCGTAATTGCCGCGTGCTTCATGATGTCCACGCCGCGCCCCGCGAGTGCGCGCTCCCACGTGCGAAACAGCCCCACGTCGTTCGGCACCCGCGGCTGATAAATGCCGTACAAAAAATTCTGGTTCAAAATTTGCAGGAAACTGAAGAGCGTGTAAGTGTCGGCGCTGCCGCCGTCGGTGAGCCGGCCGATGCGGTCTAAAATATCAATGGATGCCTTTGAGAAATCATGAGACGAGAGATATTCCAGTAATGTCACCTTCTTAAATGAATCGTTTAGGGTCACGAAACTCCAGCCAAGGGCGGCCATTTCTCTCGCCGTCAACACTCGGAGCGCTTCCAACATCATGGTCGCCGTGCTGAAGTTGTACTTCACGAACACGTCGTCGAATTGAACGCCCATGTCGTTCAGCAACTGCGTAAACATGAAGAAGTTGTCAATGTAGATGCGGGGGCCGTGCTCCGTCATCATGCCGGCATGGGTGCGGGTCACACCGTGACACCCCCCTAAATAGTCCCGTTTTTCCACGAGCAACACGCTGGATGTGTTGGACAAGAGTTGGGCCAGCGCGAGACCGGTTGGGCCGCCGCCCACGATGATGTAGTCATACTCGCGACTGTCCGTTGATGGCATCATTGAATTATATTGAATTATTATAAATTGTTATAATTGAATCACATTTAATTATAACATTTTGTGCTGCATTGGGTGCATTGTGTGCCTAAGCGTTCCATTGCGTGGAAAACCAACGGGAGGACAAATAATCCATGATGCCCGGGGCTCCTCCGGACGAGCCAATGACGGTCAAGTTGGGGCCCGCGCTGATGATGTTGGAGATGGCCCGCGTGCCGAGCGCGGTGTTGTAGTACCGCAGCGACGAAATGAAACCGGCGAACCCGTGGTTTTGGGCCACATTCACGTTGCCGTAGTTCTGGAAGGGGACCGCATCCAGCGGCAACCGTTTCGCCAAATCCCCGTTCATGAACACGTCCAGCACCGTGTTTTCAACCCGAACGATGACGTTGACCCACTTGTTGATGGGGATGTTGTCCACGTCCACACTGGCATCACTCTTGTCAAACGTGCTCATGACCACCTTCAGTCCCGAGTAATCGTCCTTCAAATACAGGCCGGGGCCGTTGTTGGGCGTCATGATTTCGGTGGTTGCGTCGGTGGTTGCGCTGCCCTTGTTGAACACGTGCAGGTATTTGGTGCCATCCCCCGCCTTGGCATTCTGCGTAATGTAAATCCAGACCGACCACGTGAACGCAATGCCCGCCGCATCGTTGGTGGACCGCAGGATGGTGACGGCATTCGCTTGCGACGGGTCCTGCGGAATTGTCAAATTTCCCACGCTGGCGTCAATCATTCCGTCCACCAAATACGGGCTAGAATTGGGGGAAAACAGCCAGCCAATGAGCGCGATGCACGCTCGCAGCACGTAAACAAACACGATGACCGTCAAAATGAGAAACGCGGCCTTGGCCACGTAGCTGTTGGAATCCAAAAACGACTTGGACCCGCTAACAATGTTGGCGGAATTGAAGTCGGCGAGTGCAGGAGTCGGCATGCCCCCGAGATTCATTGTGTTTGCGTTTGTGTTTGCGGTTGTGTTTGCGGTTGTGTTTGCGTTTGTGTTTGCGTTCATTGCGTTCGGATTCATCGCGTTCATCGGATTCATCGCGTTCATCGCGTTCATCGGATTCATTGGTATTGGTATTATGGCTATGGCTATGGCTAAAAGGATTCCTATTACATTACAATAATACTTTATTTTGCAAATGTTAAATTGAAACCGATCCCACGGATTGGTTGTCCTTGAGCAGGCTGAAGTTCAGTTTGTATTGGTGAATGAAGTCAAACATGCCGCTGCCGCTATACCCGGCGCTGTAAATGCTCCACGCTTCTTCGGGCGTGAAGTAATCGTTCTTGTACACCACGCTGGAAATGTAGCCAATCAAATCACCGGCCGCCGCCGCAGAGCTAGAAGAGCACGTGATGTCTCCGCCGCCAACCTGGACGGTGTCGCCGGTTTTCGGAGTCACGGGTCCGGTCAATATGCACGTTCGCACCAACTTGCCATCTAAATACAGGTCCACCGTGTTGCCATACACGCTCATGATGACGTTGAACCATTTTTGCAGTTTCACGTTTTGGATGGTGCATGTGGTTGGGTTACCCGGGAACGCCAACATCAAGTTGTTTTGCTCATTGTCCAAATGCATCTGGAATATGGGGGTTGTCCCATTGCACCGCGTCAATATGTTTTTTTTGTATACGGTTGATGTTGTTGTTGTTGTTCCTGTGGTGTTTTGCCACGCATCAATGTACACCCACACCGAAAAACCGAAATTTGGGCTGGAGCCGAGCTTGTCTTGAGTCACGGTCGTTGCCTGGGACGCATCCGAAAATCCCGACACGGTGGTGGTTGTCTTGGTCATCAATTTATAAACCGCATAAATGAGCACAATGACGAGGACAAATACAAGAATGGTCAATAAATTCATTGTATAGTTACAGAATGTTACAGAATATATGTATGTGGATATATATTTTTCATGATATTATTTAATTAACACACCCCCGTCGTTAAAACGTGTCGACAAACACGTTGGCCACCGTTTTCATAATGTTGGCCACCGTTCCATCCGTGCTAAATAATCCACCCAGCAACGCACCAATCAAGCCAAACACGACCGCACCCATCACAACCCCCTTTATTGCTGCCATCGTGTCGGCGTTGTTGAAAATCCAACCGAAAATCGCTCCAAACACGGCACCCAGCCACCCATACGTGGCCGATCCACTTTTGCTGAACGACATCGGATTGGTGGTGTCCACGTTGCTCTCGGTCGGAACAATGGTTCCAGCTGCTTGCGACGCCAAATCGCTCGCGGAATCGCCTTGATTGAGCGGGTCCGGATTCACGCCCACCACCGGCGGGTTCATCACCTTGTTTGTGTTGTAAAACCACGCAATCTCTGCCTTCGTAAAGGGCTCGCGGTTCAACACCATGTTGCAAATTTCCCCGTTGGCGCCTTGATTCAGTTTACCCTTATCCTCGTCGTCGCCAATGGGCTTGTCGCCAATGGTCACGGATGACACCGCGGGGGATGTGGGAATTTGGGGGATGTGCAGCCCCGTGTAAATCAACGCGCCGTTCACGAAAATGTCAATGGCCCCCTTGTCCGAATTAATGACCAAATTGTTCCACCGTTGTAACGGAACGTCGGTGATGGACGGAATCGGCGTATCGGCGCCGGCAATGATCACGGTCAGTGCGTTGGTGGTTGAATTGTAGGTCACGGTGGGGCCTAAATCGCCGCCGAATGCGAACATGGCAACGTCGCCACCGGGTTTGTAACTGGAGGGGGGTTGCGGGTGAATGTAGAACCACGCCGACACGCCGTAGCGATAGTTGTACAGTTGCACTTCGGACGGAGAAATGGTGGTGGTTGTGGGCGCCGGAGTAAGACTGGGGGGCAACGGAGAAGTTCCGGAATCATCCGAAGCGACCCCGTTCGTGTTGACGAATTTGATCCTGTACCGGCTGATGGTTGTCTGCGTGGTCATGGAAACGGGGGCCGATAAAATTTGAACCCCCGTGTGATTGATCGCGCGCGTCACCAACGACGGCAGCACGTGCCCCGCCAATATGAACGCGGCCTGCAGCGCCAACAGGATCAGAATGGGGCGGGTGGTCAGCCCGTACTGCTCCTTCAACATTTCCACGCTGTCAATCATCAAACACGGCAAGTAAAAGAGCGCGTTGCCCACGAGTTTCACAACGTTGGTCACCCAGTTGTCGTCCGGGCTGATTTGGAACATGGAATCGCCCATTTTGCGCGAGGTTGAAAACACGGTGCGGACCAATCCAATGATCACCGCAATGCCGCCAATGTAAATCAATGCCGTGATGGCGTACTGCAGCAAGTTGGCCATCTGGGACAGCCGCGAGCTGGACGTCAAGAAATAAAGGAGCAGCCCGACAACGCACGCAACCACGGCAAGGATCAAAACCGGGCGAAAAATAAATTGTCCATACGACATGCCCTCCTCGCTATTACTTGTGTTGGTGCCGCTATTACTTGTGCTGGTGCCGGCACTGCTGCTGGTGCTGGTGTACACGCCAAACCCAATCAACGATGCCACAAATATGGTGAAAACGGCAATCACGGTGCCGCGCTGGCCTTCAATGAACGCGGTCAAATCAAACGACGAACGATACAGCAGTAACCCCAGAACCGCAAACGCGACGAATGCAACAATGACCGCGATTGGGCGCTGCATGAACTGTTGAACCGGCCAATAAAAGGGGAACAACAGCATTTGAAACAGAGTAACCAGACTGAATCTACTCGTCCAACTCGGGATCGCATTTGCTGCCATGTTTGTCTCTCCCATGAAACTGGCGAGAAGGGGATACAACGGACTCAAAAACAATTTCATGAAGAAATTAATCACGTTCACAAGCACGCTCATTCCCATGGCGTAAAACAATGTGTTCACGTACGGGGTGGTTGTGCTCGTCCACGTCGCCGGCGACCCAAAGCATGATGCGAACGTCGTTGATGCGCAGGGCACCAACTGATGCTTGAACTTATACACGCTGATCATCAAATACGCAACATAGCACAGCAGTGCGAAAATCAAAACACGCTTGGCCACATCGGTTAAATCATTGAGGAATATGTATTTCAAATACGTCAACAGCGGCGACGTTGCGAGCAACGTTTTCCATGGTTCCAACACTGTGTCCCGAATCGGTTTCATGGGCACAATCTGGTTGTAAATGGCATACCAGTTGTACAACAGCATTAAACTGGAGATCCCGATGGAAACCCCTGACACAATTTGAAACCAACCGGTAACGCCGGTTTGGATGAAATACTGCATCATCATCGCCGGAAAAACTAGAATGAAAATGAACTTGGTTGCAAACCCAGTCCATGAAATCGCGGCTTCAATCGCGTCATTCGCAGCAAATTTAGCTATAATGGCTGCCGCTATTGGAATTAAGTACACAAATAAACTATAAGACCAGTAGTAAGTAGTCGCCGATCCCAGGCCAACCACTGCGCGGATTGATAACAAAAACATAATAATTGGCAACCCAAATTTTAATAGCGGATAATCGTAACCCGTGAATCGCGTGAATAGTTGGATAACATACGTGTAAAGCCAAACCAGCGGCAACAATAATAACACCCGGTTACCCGTATTGGTAATTGATTGTCTATTATCGTTCTCACTAACCACGTCTTTGTTCTCTGCATCCAACGGGCGGTTTGCAAACACGTAGGCGTACACAATTGCGCCGATTGCCGCCAGCCACAAGTAATACCCTGGCTGTTTCAAAACTTGCGAAAATGAAAATGAACCCGGAGGGGGTGCTGGCGATTGCATTCACAAATTACAAATTCACAAATCACACTAATTATACATTGCATATATTTAAAATACATGCAATCTCTCCATTGCATCCATTGCCTCCATTGCCTCCTGCGGTCTGCTCAAAATGTTTCCATTGCCGTTTTTTTGCCGTGGCAGTCGCGGCACAGCGCCACCAGGTTATCCACGTTGTTGGATCCGCCGTGTTCCAGGCGCACGATGTGGTCCACTTCATACCATGCCGGAAGCTGGCGGTCGCAGTGCCCGCACTTCCAGGACTGCTGCGCCGCCACGAACTTCTTCTTGGTTTCGCTCACGCTGCGTTTGGTGGCGTTGTTGCGCCCGGACGCCATGATGCGCGCCTCCATTTGCGCTTCTTTGGATCGCGCTAAACCCGAGGACGCCCCTCCATCCGCGTCCGCGTCCGAAAAGAGCGATTTTTTGTTGGCGAAATCCAGGAAGGGCGTGAGCATGTCGGCGGACGAGTTGCTAATTGGCATGTATCGGATGATGTCGTTCGCGTGCGAGAGCATGGATTGCGACTGCCCGGGATTCTTCTTCAAGAAGATGTAGAGAGATAATCCAACAAATGCAAACGTCGACATTTTGATTTCTTTTTGCCAGGAATGAAACAGTTTCAGGTACTTGCCGTCATAGTACGTGTTGAAGACGAGGAACGCGGTGATTCCAAAAATGAAGAGTTCCAGTTTCATGGCCAAGGTTAACGTATATAATAGTCAACACATAATTATGCCGGTTTCATATTCAATTCATGATGCCTTTCATTGGATGCGGGGTCGGAACCCGCGCCTGCAGACGGTGTTTGCGGCGCGTGTGAGACACATTGAACCGCACCTTTTTTTGTTTCATGGATGATTTGCGATGACGACGCGACACATGGCGCCGTGATTGCTGGCGCTGGCGCTGTTGCTGTTGCGAGCCAATCAATGCGTTAATGTCCCGCAAGCATTTCACAATTTCGCTGACGTTCATGCGACGATGCCCGTTTGCAAACACGGTGTTGATAAACATGTTGCGGTAGTGCTGTAGAACGGCCGAATAAACGGCGTCGGGCATCAAAAAGTGTGAACGGGGCATCATGAACATGCTGTAAAACACGGACAGCGTGCCCCACACGTCGGTGTTGAAGCGATACACTTTGTCAAAATAGTCGTGCAGCATGAATTGGCGCTGCGTAGGGTCCGTGAAATTCAGGAGGATTTCGGCGTTGTACTGCTCAACCGCCGCGCTCACCGCGAGGCTGGCCGTTTCAGTTTTCAAATTGAACATGCTTTCAAAAATGTAGGTCAGGTATTCGTGCCCCCTTGGTGCCAACTCGCGGTATTCCTTGTACAAGTCGCGCACGAAGGGGCGCAGCTGTTCTGGCGTGGTTGGGTGCGCGAGCTTTGTTTTCTCCAGGTGGTTTTTATACAGCTCGTCAATTTCGGACGAAATGATCATGGTGGAAAATGGGCGATTGAAGGTGACGGGGTTGTTCATGAAGTAGCGACCCGGGATGATTTGATGCGGGGTGGTGGTGCCCGCAAGCCCCCAGTCAATGATGCGCGCGTTGGTTTCGGACCGGTTCATCATGATGTTTTCGGATTTCAAGTCGTTGTGCATGACGCCCAGCGTGTTCATGGGCACCACCGCGTGCGTCAACAACTCCGAAATATGGTCGTTGAGCAGCCGCAAGCGGCGCGGGTCCATCGGCGCGGCATCCATCCACCCTCTCAAATCCACCCCCAAATTGGGCATGTTAATTGCGCGCAGTTTGCTCAAATGGTCGTTCACATTTTCGGCGGTGATGTCCTTTTTGAAATTTCGGCACACCTTGTTGAATTGCACTAAATCATCGGGTGTCAGGGCATCCGGTTCGCATGAAGTGACGCGAACGCTGAAATACTTTTCGTAGTTCTTTATTTTCGTGATAAACGGCGTGATTTTTTCGTACTCTCTCATTTCAAAATCGGAACCCTCCGTGTATCCCAGCTTGCTGACAGTGTGGTCGCTGCGTTTCGTGTCGCGCGGCTGGTTTTTGCATTTGAGGGCCGGAATGAACACGCACCCTTGTGCCCCCGAAAACACGGGTTTACCGCCCACAAGTTTACCGCCGACAAGTTTACCGCCGACAAGTTTAGCGCCCACAAGTTTACCGCCCACAAGTTTAGCGCCCACAAGTTTAGCGCCCACCAGGTTTGCGCCTGAAGAAGTCATGTTCGTGTTGCGTGACGCGCGGATATTAAATCGTCATATTAAAAATTTTAGGTCCGTTTTTTTATTTCATCATTTGTCATTTGTCATTTGTCATTTGTCATTTGTAATACAGATAGTAAAGCCCCGTTGCGGCAACGGCTGCGACCCCCGCGTACACCAGCTTGCGCCGGTATTTGAACTCTTCGTGCAGCCGGACTTGTTTTGGCTTGTAATTGGAATAGTACGCGTTCACTGCTTCCTGCAGCGAAACCTCGTCGCGATTCAAACGCAGGTTGATTTGATTGTGCACAAAGTGCACCCATTTGATGAAGGATTCGCGCTTATCCAAATAGGGCGAAACCGGATACTTGTCCAACAATTCGCTAAATGCATTACCGATTTGGTGATGGGGCAGAAAAAGCGGCAAATTTTGGATGAAGTCGTAATATTTTTTGATGGTCACGTCATTGGGTCTCTCCGGATACGTCACCGCCATGCTGAACAGAACAAACCAATAATGCGGCCCCCACACGGCCGGATCCAGCGCGGACGTTGCGGCGGTCATGGTGTCTTTTTTACAATCAAACAATATAAAAAGAAGACGAATTAAACCCATAAACCCAATAATGGAACCAGTGACAGTGACATTTACGTTTAAAATTGCGAAGAGCGCAAGTGAGAGCGCGAGTGAGAGCGCGAGTGAGGAGACAAAGGAAGAAGCAATCAACCCGCCCACGCCTTTCCGTCATTCGTTTCACAACAAAAAAACCGTGTTTTGCAACAATTGTGGAAAAAACGGGCACTTGATGCACGCGTGCAAACATCCGATCACGAGCAACGGCATCATTGTGTTCAAGGACAGCGATGAAGGGCCGGCTTATTTGATGATTCGCCGCAAAGACACGGTGGGGTTTGTGGAATTCATTCGGGGGAAGTACCCGGTGTACAACCGCGCGTATTTGCAGCGCCTGGTGGATGAAATGACGTTGGACGAAAAGCGGCGCTTGCAAACCCAAACGTTTAGCGAACTTTGGACGAACGTGTGGGGGGAGTATTTGAACACAAAGTATCAAACTGAGGAAACGGTGTCGGGCGAGCGGTTCAACCTGCTGAAGAAGGGAGTAAAAATCAACCGCGGCAACGGCAACTACGACTACATTACGCTGGACGACTTGATTGAGAATTCCGCCACGCGATGGGGTGAACCGGAATGGGGGTTTCCCAAGGGCCGTCGCAACTACCAGGAAAAGGACATGGACTGCGCGCTGCGGGAATTTTCGGAAGAAACGGGGTACGATTCCAGCAAACTGGTGGTCATGCAGAACATAATCCCGTACGAAGAAATATTCATGGGGTCCAATGTGAAGACGTACAAACACAAATACTACGTGGCCTATTTTCCGCTCACGCAGAATGCAACCGCGTCCTTTTCCGTTTCCCCCAAATTCCAAAAAACGGAAGTCAGCAAAATGGCGTGGTTCACATTTGACGAATGCGTGCGGCACATTCGCCCCCACAATTTAGAAAAAATCAACATTTTGCGCAATTTGAACAACGCGCTCAACGAATACGAAATTACGTGTTAATCCGGCAAATCATTTTATATTCATAGTATAACCATACCCATACTAACCAACCATGAGCGACGAATCTCTCGGGTTTTTGTATCCGCAACTGAATGACCCCGAGTTTGCGCTGAACATTGCCCAGCGCAAGGAGTTTTACGACACCAAGTACGACGCGGTGATTCCCGTGTCCCAGCAACAGATGGAAGCGGAGGCCGCCAAGATGTGCGGGGCGGCGTTTGAGCTTGCGCCGCACCAGCTCTTTGTGCGCAATTTTTTGTCGGTGATGACCCCTTACAACAGCCTGCTGCTGTATCACGGGCTCGGCACGGGCAAAACGTGCTCGGCCATCAGCGTGGCGGAAGAAATGCGGGACTACATGAACCAACTGGGCACGGGCACGACGAAAAAGATTCTGGTGGTCGCGTCCGTGAATGTGCAGGACAATTTCCGCAAGCAGCTGTTTGATTTCAACAAGCTGAAATTCAACCGGGTCACGCGGCAGTTTGTCATTCGCGGATGCACCGGGACCAAGCTGCTGAAGGAAGTGGGGGCCACGGTGGAACTGACCGACTTGACGGAGCAAAACGTGGAGCGCACGCGGGTCGGAATCGTGCAGCGCATCACGCGACTCATCCAATCCAATTATGAATTCATGGGCTACATTGAGTTGGCCAACACGGTGCGACGCCTTACAACCGGCACCGCAGACCCCGTGCGCGCAATTAAATCCGCGTTCAACCACCGCCTGGTCATTGTGGACGAAATTCACAACGTGCGCAGCGACGAAGAGGCCAAGGACAAGGACAAAGACAAGGACAAGGACAAGGCCGGCAAAAGCGTGGCCGAAGAGTTGCACAAATTGGTGCGGTACGCGGACAATTTGCGGCTGCTGCTGCTGTCCGGCACGCCCATGTACAATGACCCGCGCGAAATTGTGTGGCTGCTGAATTTGATGAACGTGAATGACCGCCGCGCGCCCATTTCGGTGAAGGACGTGTTTGATTCCGACGGCAATTTGCTGCAGGCCAACGGGCGCAACGTGGGCGCCGAGATGCTGCGCATCAAATCCAACGGCTACATTTCGGTGGTGAAGGGGGAGAACCCGTACATTTTCCCGTACCGCATGTACCCGGCCGATTTTGCGCCGGAGCGCTCTTATTTACTGAACCGCGAGGCGCACCCCTCGCAGCAATTGAACGGCACCCCCATTCCCAACCCCATCCAGCATTTGGACCTGTATTTGACCCCCGCCGGCGCGTATCAGGAAGCGGTGTACCACCACATCATTGACCGCAAGCGCCTGGAAATGACGGCCGACGCCACGTCGTTCGGCTCGTTTTTATTGAAGCAGCCCATTGAATCGCTGAACATGGTGTATCCCAGCGCGGAGTTTGACAAGCAGCTGCTGGAGCGCGGCAGCCGCGTGAGCGCAAGCGAAGCGGTAACGGTTGCGGACACCGCCGCACTTGCGCGCATTAACTTGAGCGCGTTGTTGGGCGACGCCGGGGTGAAGCGCGTCATGAAGTACGACGTGTCCGACGACGGCGCGCGCATTTCCAATTTTGAGTACAAGCCCGCGCTGCTGGCCAAATACGGGCGGATTTTTTCGCGCCAAGAAATCGGAAAATACAGCAGCAAAATTTCCAGCATTTGCGCACAAATTGAGAAAGCCACCGGCATCGTCCTGATTTACAGCGAATACATTGGGGGCGGCGCCGTGCCCATCGCGCTGGCGCTAGAAGAAATGGGGTTCAGCCGGTACGACGCGCAGGTGGGGTCCTTGTTCAAGACCGCGCCCGTGCCGCAAATGATGGCAACCGCAAACCAGAACCCGAAGCGGTTTGCGGCCAAGTACGCCATGTTCACGGGGGACAAGCAGCTGTCGCCCGACAACCGCGCGGAGTTGGAGGCGCTCACCACCGAGAACGAGCACGGGCAGCGGATCAAGGTGGTCATCATTTCCAAGGCGGGCAGCGAGGGCATTGATTTCAAGAACGTGCGCCAAGTGCACATCATGGAGCCGTGGTACAACATGAACCGCATTGAGCAAATCGTGGGGCGGGCCGTGCGCAACTGCAGCCACGCCGACCTCCCGTTTGTGGAGCGCAACGTGCAGCTGTTTTTGTACGGCACCTTGCTCACCGCCACCCCCGCCGAGGAAGCCGCGGATTTGTACGTGTACCGACTGGCGGAAACGAAAGCCGCGCAAATCGGGCAAGTGAGCCGCATTCTGAAGGAAAACGCGGTGGATTGCTTGCTCAACATTGACCAAACCAAGTTCAGCCAGGAAGTGATTCAGCGGCACAACCACGGACAAAACGTGACGGTGCGCCAAGTGCTGGCCGACGGCACGCGGCTCCCATCCTACGCGGTGGGGGACCGCCCGTTTTCGTTTGTGTGCGACTACCAGGCGCGGTGCGAGTACCAGTGCGCGGTCGGGGGGCGCGACAAACTCCAGGTCAATGACGACACGTATTCGCAGCCGTTCATTGCCATGAACGCGGACCGAATCACGCAGCGGATTCGCGACTTGTTTCGCGAGGAGCACTTTTACGCGCGGCGGCTGCTCCTCGCGCACTTGTCGGCTCACCCTCGCGAGCAGGTGGACGTTGCGCTCACGCGGCTGCTGCACGACGACCGCGAGCGCTTGGTTGACAAGTACGGCCGCAGCGGGCGCATGATCAATGTGGGCGAGTATTACTTGTTTCAGCCGTCCGAAATCACGGACCCGCGCATTGGCGTGCACGACCGCAGCGCGCCGCTGCAATTCAAACGTGACCACATCTCGTTCCCGCTGAACGACGGCACGCTGGAACGGCTGGCAACGAAGCACGGGCTCAAGGCGTTGCCAAAACAAGGGCAACAACAACCAGGACAGCAACAAGGACAGCAACAACAACCAGGACAGCAACCAGGACAGCAACAACCAGGACAGCAACAACCAGGACAGCAACCAGGACAGCAACAAGTGCCGCAACAGGTGGTGTCCATCCGCGCCGAGTTTGACGCCATCATGCAGGGTGGACAGCTTGCGCCGATTGACAAAAACACCAAGTCGTGGAACGAGCTGTGCGCTGACGTCGTGCGCGAACTGCGCGACCGGTTCGGGTTGCAGGCGGACGTGGTGAAAAAATGCGTCGTGCATCATTTTTTGGACGAGTTTGCGGTGTCGGCGTCGTCCGCCGCGACGTTTGAGTTGCAGTTGCAGTATTTAAACGCGCTGTATGCGAAATCCGGCCCGGCATCCGAGTTTGACCGACTGGCGCGCGAGTATTTTGACGGGCTCGTTCTCGCGAATCCAAAGTACGCGCGGGAGGAGGGCATGCTGTTGTTGAATTCCGCCAGCCAGACGGGCATGCAGTTGGTGGTGCGAAAGAATGCGGACAGCGCGTGGTCGGTCGCGAAATCCAGCGAAGAATGGCGACCGTACATGGAACAAATCGCGGGAATGGTGCCGAAGGAGGCGGCATTGGCACCGATCATTGGGTTTGTGTCCGAATTTAAGGAAAAAAATGGCGGGAGTTACGCCGTGTACAAGATTAAATACGTGAGCGAAAAAGGGACGGGCGCCCGGTGCGATCAAATTTCGTCCAAGCAGCGGCGGCTCACGATTGTCAACCAAATTGCGAGCGGGTTGGACGCGGACGCAGAACCGTTGTACACCATGGAAAACACGAAGACCCAAAACACGTCGCGGTATTGCGTTTTGTCCGAACTGTTGCTGCGCTGCTTCAACGCGATCAAAAAAGACGGCCGGCATTGGTTTTTGTCGCCGGTCCAATTCAAGTCGCAAAAGTGACACCCACGCAAAACAATAATAAATAAATGATTATAGTATGCACCAACGCACCAATCAATCCCAACATCAATGAACCAAAACCAAAGCGCCGACCTCTACATTCCAACGATGGTGACCCGAAAAGTGGTGTTGCCGTTTGCGGCAATTGGGCGCAACGTGCGGGCTGTTTTGGAACGGCATGTAGCGCACGAGCACGAAGGAAAATGCAACGCGGAGGGGTACGTGCGCCCCCGCTCCACCCAACTGCTGGCGCATTCGTCCGGCTCTTTGGCCGACCACGGGTCCGTCGCGTTTGAGGTGATGTACGAGTACCAAGCGTGCAACCCGGTGGAGGGCATGCTCGTTGTCTGCACGGTTCAAACGGTGTCCCACGCGGGCGTGCACGCGCACATTGTGCCGGAACCAAGCCCGCTCGTCGTGTTCGTGTCGCGGGACCACCATTATTCGGATCCGCGATTTTCCAAAATAAAAGTGGGGGACGAAATCACGGTGCGCGTGATTGGCCGCCACTTTGAACTGAACGATCCCGTCGTGTCGGTGATTGCAGAATTGCCCCGACGCGATTAACGGGCCAATTGCCAATTATTGCCAATTGAAAAATGTTAATTCAAAAAATTGAATTAAAATTAGTTCTAAAATAGGATATAGCCAACAGCCAATCGTCAATCGCCATGCACTCATTCAACAATCACGACAACACCGGTTCATTGTATCGCGCCGCCACCATTCGTTACAAACTTCGCATGCCTTTTTCCGAAATCGGCGACTTTCAAACCCTGAAAGAAACCCTCACGCGTCGGGTGTCGGATCAAATCACCGGAAAATGCATTCCCGAGGGCTTTGTCAAGCCGTATTCGTGCAATCTTCGCTCCCATTCCGTGGGCGCGTTTTCGGCCGGAAACATCACGTTCAATTTGGAGGTTGACTGCATGCTGTGCTTGCCGCACGAGGGAGACGTCATCCCGTGCGTGGCAAAAACCGTCACGCAAGCGGGCATCCGGGCGCACGCTTGCATGGATCCATCGCCCGTTGTGATTTATATTTCACGCGAAATGCAGGAATCGTCGCCGGAAAGCCGCACAATTGATTCGGTCAAACCCGGAGACAGGCTGTTGGTAAAAGTCATCGGGAAACGGTTTGAGTTGAACGACCGGCACGTGTCCGTCATGGGGGAGTGGGTTTCGTTTTCTACGTGAAAAATTGTTTTGTTAATTCTGTTTTTTGATTCTCCACTTCGTTCAATTGCGTTTCCTGTTCGTCCACGTATTTTAAATACTCCGTGATCTTGGAAATGGTGGCATCGTCCACGTTTGTCAAGTTCACAAATGACCCGTTTTTGTTTTCCGTGTGGGCAACCTTGTTCTGCGTGATAATGGTCAAAATTTGAATTTGATGGTGCTGGTTCAAACTCTCAATCCGGTCTTTCAGTTGCTTCAGGTTCGTTGTCATCTCGTGCAAACAATTGCGCCATTCGTTCTAATATGTTTTTTTGTAATCCATTTAAACGCATCGTGCAAATGAAATTTAACGCGCGCGAATTCGTGAAATGAACACCACCATTCGCAACCCAAGCATCGCAGATGAATTAAACCGCTTGCGAAGCGTGATGCTGTATGACAGCACGTTGCAGCCATCAACAACAGCAACAACAGCAACAACACCAACAACAGCAACAACAGCAACAACAGCAACAACAGCAACAGCAACAGCAGCAACAACGCGACCGGAATATCAATTTCGCCCCGGTTTGAATCAAGACCCGTTGTTTTGGTGTTTTTACGTAATGAAACATGGCGCATTCAAGTACGAGCAACTCACAAACCGCTTCACGGTGGAGCAGGACGGCAAGCGCGACCAAGTGCTGCTTTTAAGGGACAAGGGCAAAGTGCTTAAACAAACCGCCGGACTCAAATTTTCGGCATCCACCATTGAAGGCGACATCATGTCACAGCGCATTTCATTGCACGCCTTCCAGGTGCTCGTTCGCCTAAACTCGCTGAATGCGGTCTTTGTGAACCTGGCCAACCGCGTGTACGCCGAGTTCATCAGTGACGCGGTGTCGGATAAACCGGTGCACGTGATAAAGCGCGACGAACTAAAAACCAACCGCATCACTATGACCATGCTGCAAGCCACTGAACCGCAACTGGCGTTCGTGCGTGCGACAAATTACCGCATTGAAAATCCGCAGAAACCCATCAAATCCGCGAGCACTTACACCGTGGCGGACCTCACCGAAATGTGCAACCAGCTGAAAATAGAGCTCAGCCCCAAGATGAAAAAACAGGAACTGTACGACGCGGTTGTGCAAAAACTCAGGCTTTAAGGGCGTTACCAATTTTAGGCCGCATGCATACTAATTAAATGTAAAATTGAATTAAATAATGTGCTGTTAATACACATCAACGGACAACGTATACACACATCAACGGATCACAATGCAGAAACACCAGAAACAAGCCCCTCCCCATGAATTGTTTGACGCAATGGTGGAGACCTACTTGGGCGGGGTGTTGCAAACGGGCAACGGCTTGCTTGAATTGGAGGTGCGATTTGGAACCCGCAATTTGAAACGCGTGGCATCCATCACCAAGATTGATTTTGACAACGTCATAAAAACCCTCCTCTCGGCCGGCTATGTCATGGAAAAAACGGACGATTACACCCTCAAAATCAATTCCGAAATTGCGGACCCGCACACCGGAAAGCCCCGAATGGCCGACATTCGCACCGAAATCACAGGACTTCACAACATTCAAATGTACTGCCGAACCAACTCGCTGGACAAGGTGCATCCCGTTTTCGTTCAAAAAACGGGGTTCCATCCGGGTGAATCGCCCGAGTCCATACCCCCCGTCAATTTTGACGACTTCAATTTCCGCCTTTCGCTGCAAACCGAAAAACAGTTCGCCGAATCGTCCACCGCTGCGAAAACGGTGGTGACGCCGTGGCGCAGCAGCCGAAAGACGTTTCGCTACCTGAACCGCAGCACGTTTCGCACTCCTGCGCTGCCGTTCCGCGTGGACATGAGCATCGTGAAGGAATCCCGCCGCGACCACGGGCCAAGCAGTGGCATGAGCCACATGATTCCCACCCACACGTTTGCCGAATCCCAGCTCACCGACTCCCAGCCCAAATACGAGATTGAAATTGAGGTCGTGAACGACGCGGTCGGTCAAGGCACCGCGTTCAACACCGCGCGCAAGTTGGCCGACGCGCTGCGTTCGTGTGTGAAAACCGTGTTGTCGGGACTGCAAGGCACCAACTATCCGGTGGGTGCAGACGAACTGACGCTCGTCGCGCATGAATACATGCGTTTATTGCATCCTGAAAAATTTGTTCCCCCCAATCTCAGAGAAAATGACAAGGAAAAAAAAGAGCCCGCGAGCATAACCATGCTACCCAAGCATTTCGCTGGGCCGTCGTCCTACACGCTCCAGTTGCAAAACATTGTGCCGGTCAACGAAAACTGCACCGTACCCAACGTGCGGAACAACTACACGGTGACGGACAAGGCGGACGGCGCGCGCAAGCTGCTTTACATTTGTCCTTCTGGACGCATTTACTTCATTGACACCAACATGCGGTTTCAATTCACCGGCGCCCAATCCGACAATAAAAAATTGTTCTACACGCTGCTGGACGGCGAGCACATCCTGCACGACAAGAACGGCCGGTTCATCAACCTGTTTGCCGCGTTTGACGTTTACTACATTGCCGGCAAGGACGTGCGCGCGCTGCATTTTGTGCCTCCATCCGCAGAAGCGCCAATGAGCAAGTTCCGCCTGCCGCTCTTGGTTGAGACGGTCAATGAATTGAAAGCGCGCTCCGTTGTGCGCGGGGCCGCCGCATGCCCGGTCCGCATTGAATACAAAAAATTCAAGTCCACCGGGGCAGACCAAAGCATATTCCAGTGCTGTGCCACGCTCATGGCGCAGCTGGAGTCTAGCGCATACGAATACCACACCGACGGCATGATTTTCACGCCGGCCGACGCGCCGGTGGGCGGCGAAGCGGGCAGCGACGTGGCCGGGCCCAAGACCAAAATCACCTGGCCGCGGTCGTTCAAATGGAAGCCCACGGAGGCCAACACCATTGACTTCCTGGCCACGCTGGTAAAGGACCCCAACGGTCAGCCGAAAGTGACGAGCATTTACACGGACGGCGTCAACGTCGCCAAGGCGGATCAAATCGTTCAGTACAAGACGCTCACACTGCGCGTGGGCTTTGACGAAAAAAAGCACGGCTACTTGAACCCGTGCGAGGACGTGATTCAGGGCAAGTTGCCGTCCCGTAAGGGCGCAAACGAAAGGGGCGCAAATGAAAGGGGCGCAAATGAAAGGGGCGACCGGTTAATCGAAGACTCGTACAAACCCGTGCCGTTTTATCCAACGTCCCCGTATGATCCCGACGCGCACGTGTGCAACGTGATCCTTCGCACGGATGCGGCAGGGAATCGCGGCATGATGCTCACCGCCGAAAACGAGGTCATTGAAGACGGCACCATCATTGAGTGCGCGTACAATGCCGGCGCGGCCGATCCGCGGTTTCGCTGGGTGCCGCTGCGCGTGCGCACCGACAAGACGGCGGAGTATCGCAGCGGCCAGAAGAACTACGGCAACGCGTACCACGTGGCCAACTCCAATTGGCACACCATTCACTACCCGATCACGAAGCAGATGCTGACCACCGGGCTGAACATTCCCGAGGAGCTGGGCGACGACGACGTGTATTACAACCGCACAACATCATCCGGCGACACGAGCACGCGCGGGCTGCGCGATTTTCACAACTTGGTTGTCAAGCGCGCGTTGATCGGCGGCGCGAGTCGGCGCGGCAACACGCTCATTGACTTTGCGGTGGGCAAGGGCGGCGATCTTCCGAAATGGATCCACGCCCACCTGTCGTTCGTGCTCGGCGTGGACATTTCAAAGGACAACATTCAGAACCAGCTGGACGGCGCGTGCGCGCGCTACTTGGACTACTGCAAGCGGTTCAGCATCATGCCCGGTGCGCTGTTTGTCCAAGGCAACAGCGCGCTGAACATCAAGAGCGGCACCGGCATCAGCGGCGAAAAGTACAAGCAAATTGTGCGCGCCGTGTTCGGCGACGGCCCAAAAGACAAGGCGATCCTGGGCGAAGGCGTGTATCGCGAATACGGCAAAGCGGAAAACGGGTTCAACGTGTCGTCATGCCAGTTTGCGATTCACTACATGTTTGAAACGCGCGCCAACGTGTGCAACTTTCTGCGCAACGTGTGCGAGTGCACGCAAGTGGGCGGCTACTTCATCGGCACCACGTACGACGGGGCCACCATGTTTGACGCGCTGAAGCCGTACGAAGTGGGCGACGGAATTGCCGTGATGCACAATGGGACGCGCGTGTGGCAGGTGACCAAGGCGTACACCGCCACCGAGTTTCCGGACGACGAGACGTGCGTGGGGTACGCCATTGACGTGTACCAGGAATCCATCAACAAGACGTTCCGCGAGTACTTGGTGAATTTCAACTACTTGAAACGGCTCATGGCGAACTTCGGGTTTGAGGTCGTGCCGCGGGACGACGCGCTCAAGGATTTGGGGCTGCCGGACGGAACCGGCATGTTTGAGCAGCTGCACGCGCAAATGATGGCGCGCATTAAACAAACGCCGTCCCTGGCGTCCGATTTCGGGGACGCACCCGACATGCGCGACTACGAGCGCCGCATCTCCTTTTACAACCGCTACTTCGTGTTCAAGAAGGTGCGGTCCATTGACAACGCGGAACTGGTGGTGAAGAGCTTGTTGGGCACGTCCACCTTGTTTGAAAAACAGATGGCGGCCTTGGAACAAGAACAACAAGAACAAGAACCAGAAGCAGCAATGGCAACAATGGCAACAGAAACGGAAGTCCCCAAGCCACCCACCAAACCAACAACCAAACCAACCAAACAACCCGCCAAACCAAGAGCAAAGCCTGCTGCTGCAGTTGCTGCTGCTGCTGCTGCTGCGACTGATGCAATTGCTGCGACGGGTCCGGCGACTGAGGATGTGCAAGAAAAGAAAAAGCCAGGACGCAAGCCCAAAATTCAGTTGGTTGTCAAGGAACAGTCGTCCAAACAATAAAAATAAAATCGGCGCACAATAAAATTTAAATATGAATGTAGTGCATAGTTTGCATTCATATTTTTTCAGGCAAGGCAATGGATACAGCGCGATATCAACAATGGCTGGAACCCTCCGCCACGCGAAGTAGAAAAGCGCCCATGCAACGGATGCACTTTGTGAAGCGAAGCATGACGCGAAAAGCCATCATGCATCCAAACCGACGGGTCACTATGCAATGCATGCAAGGAGATGACGGACGGTTTTATTACATTCCATTGGATTCATACGACCCGGAACACTTGCAGATAATAAGCGAGTTAAGCCCGCTGCTTGTGAATCCGACCCCCCCACAATTTGAACCGGGCGCAATGTACACTTACATTGTTGCATCCATCATCTCAAAGGATCCGGACACCAACATGGACATTGAGGTGGTTCCAGCGAAGTTGTATGCATCCAAAGCACTGAACATGTTTGAGTTTGGCACAAAACACCATCAAATATTTTATCGCATGGCTAACACGCCGGAATTAGACCAAGTTGCAGCGAAAGCAAAAATGGATCCAACCAAACTGCAGTACGCATTGTATGCATCGGGAGAAATACGGTGCATCAATAAAATGGCATTGGAGTTTAATTTTTTTTCCGGAACTTACAAAATGCAACGCAAAATCCCAAAGAGGCGCGCAAAATATGAAATTGCGCTGATAAACCATCTAATGCAGACAATTGCTCCATACACAATCACGTTTGATTTTAAACCCTTCATCGTTCAAGACATCATGCGAATTAAGCAGGACCAAATACAGCATTTAAAACGCAAAGGAATTCCTGCGTTTGGATTCGACACGCAAGCGCAATGCAGAACAATGCGCACTTCGGTCCTGCGTCACAAAAATGTGGAAGGAACCGACATGACCCCCGAGAAAATGAATGAAGCATATGCAGCCATGATTGCTCCTCTTGCTCCTCTTGCCCCGCCGCCTGCATCTTCTGCGGGTCCTTCTACTCGGCCATCCATGCCGTTGCATGCATTGTCAAGAACCGAGCTTCACACTTTGGCCACCTCATTGAATTTGACGTTGCCCGAACACATTTTAACTTTACCTGAACGCGAACGTCGCGGGCCACTCATTGAGGCAATTTCGGCCCACTACAAATCATTACACCCCGCGGGCAAAGGCGGCAAGAAAAGAAGGACGTTTACAATACGAAAATCTAATCGGTGCAATTTATTATAAAAATTGATTTAAAAATAACGGCATAGTATAACAATTAGACAATAGACCACAACAACATCATTCAACACACCCAATGATCATCCCAGTCAAGTGCTTCACCTGCGGCAACGTCATTGCCAACAAATACGAATACTATCTTAGCGAAGTGCGGCGGCTGAAGATGTCGCGCGGCATGGACACCGAAAAGGTCATTTATTTGACCAAGGAATACATTCACAAAACGCCGGAGGGCGAAGTCATGGACAAGCTTAAGCTGAACAAAATGTGCTGCCGCCGCCACTTCTTAACGCACGTGGACATTGAATAAAAATCAGAATCAGCATCAGCATCAAACATCATCGCCGAACGGATGACCATGATGCGATTTGTCGTATATTTTGCCATGCGCCAAATCATGTTCCACAATGGACAAACAGATGGACAGTGGCGTGTATTGAAAGGTGAACGGAAAAACACCATGAACGCAAGAAGTGACCGACGCGTACAGCAGTTTAGCGGCATTTTTTGTGCAGTTCGCCAGGTTGCAAAAATAACCGCAAATGCGAATGCGCGCTTGGTAAAAGCGCACGTTCAAGTGATGCGCTCGCATAACATCGTCGTTTGTGTAAGGGAGAGACATTTCGGTAAAAATACACAATACAGTGATTCACGCTGATGCGTTTATTTATTTTTTTTATATAAATAGAATACAGGAATTCTATTTACACAATTTACACCATGGTTACGAAACGCCGATCGCATTCTCGGCCGCGTTCGTCAAAAAAACGTTCCAGAAAAGGGGGGCGAACATTTGTGGGTCCGTCATGGTCGCCTAACACACACGCCGCTAACCATTTTGCCGTCAGTAATAACGGCATACTAGTGGGTGGGGTTAATCCGGCAGTTCCTGAAATGTGGGGACCTGGCATAACCAATCGCAATACGTTGCCTCCCTTGCAAAAAGGTGGAAGGAACCTTAAGCGAAGCAGCAGTGGCCTTAAGCGAAGCCGTAGCAAAAAGGGCGGGTACGTGTTCGGCGGATTTCCACAAGTCATAACATCCGCGTGGCAAAACGCGCTCATCGGCGTCAAGAATGTGTGGCATGGATTCAACGGTCAACCGCAGCTGCCGTCTGCATCGGGTTGGAATCAACCGTATTTGTTGCAACGCGCCAACAACCCCGCGAATACCCAAAACCCGTCAAGCGCAATGAAACAGCTTGCTACGATTGAAAAGGCTGTAACCCAACGGGTTGCCAACGCTTAAACCGCGCGCTGAACGTGCATGACATTCGCACGCGCTTGTTCACGTCCACAAATGGAATGAGCGCTTCGTCTTCTTCGTCGCTCTCTTCCAGCGCGTCCAAATTTCGGTTTTCTTTGATGTTGCGAAACAGCGCGTTCATCATGACGCTGGTCTTGTAATTGGGAATGTGGGCGATCATCGTGTTTGCAGTGATCGGCTCGTCCGAACTGCGCAGCACGTAATAAATGTCGTTTTGCGCATCGGGGGCAATCACAAACGTGCGGGTTTGAGATTTGTATTGCACCAAGCTTGCAGTCGCTACGCTTGGCGCGCTTGCAGTCGCTGTTGTCGCGCTTGTTGTCGCGCTTGTTGTCGCTACGCTTGTCGCTCTTGGCGCTACGCTTGATGTATTCGCTTGTTTAGGGAAAAACAGAGGTTTGTCCACCACAGACGTCGCATCAATATCAATATGGGACATTGCCAAATTTTTGAATTCAATGCACGGGCGGTTCAAAAACCGGTGCTGAATGCAAAAAACCTCGTATGACGTGATTTTAATAGCATCCCGCACTGCATCATTGAACGCCGAGTGCATGATTGGCATGTGCAATTGGAAATGATGTTTGGCGCGCTCTTGCGAGTACGCATCAAAAAATGCAGAAAACCGTCCAAGGGTCCCGTTGTCGGGTTGTTTTTCGCCGCACAACCAGATCACGTTTTCCACGCTGAACCGTTTTTGCACGTCTTTGCGTTTTTCAAAAACGCACGTGCCATAAATCATGGTGCCTTGCCCCGCATACCATGCCGCATTTGTAAACGGCATGTGGATCGTGCGGGCCTCCTCATACTGCACCGTTCCGTGGATGAATGGACTGTTCGTGTTCGGAGTGTAGGGACGCCTGGCAATTTGAAACATCCAGCATTGGTTCTGCTTAAACCAAAGCACGCACTTGCGCCCCTTGGGAATCACCGCATAAACATCCGCTAAAAATTTTTTATGAACCGATGTCTCATAATAAATTTCACCAGGTTGCGTTTGCATTGGGTAAGACGACACGATGACACGATGATGTTAAAGATAACATACATGGGCAATCACTCTTTAATATGGTTTGCATGAATCTTTGCTCTATCGCGGCTGCATTTGCATTTGCATCTGCATGGCGGCACGAAATGAAATATTTTGAGTTTCATTGCTTGGATTGATTGGATTGCTTGGATTGCTTGGATTGCTTGGATTGATTGGATTGCTTGGATTGCTTGGATTGCCTGACACCGTGGTGGTGGTTGGCAAAAACACCTTGATGGATGAATTCATTTGGTTTGTTTGGTTTGTTTGGTTTGTTTGGTTTGTTTTAACATGTTATTTTTTTTTAAATTAATTAAACGTTGACCCGAGTTCTATGAAATCGGATTGTGGCTGTGGCTGTGACTGTTGTGACTGTTGTGACTGTTGTGACTGTTGTGATTGGTTTGAATTAAGATCCATCAAATACCGTTTCAACTCATTTTTCATTGATGCATTGGCATTGGCATTGGCATTGGCATTGGCATTGACATTGGCATTGGCATTAGTATTTGAATAATTGGATTCGTCATTCACTGCGAAGTCTTGCCCACGATTACGCAGTTCCCTAAACAACGTTTCATATTTTTGTTGCGGGCGTTTCACCATGTCCTTTATTTTGGGAACGGTCAACGTGTCTTTGAAAAAGGCGTACAATTTGTGAAGCACAAAAATGATAACAAGGGATGCAAACGAAATCTGAATGAACCAAAGCATTGAATGAATGCGATTAAACTATGCCGACATAGTTTTTGCAGATTTGAAACGTATGGATGGGATGGATGGGATGGATGGGATGGATGGGATGGATGGGATGGATGGGATGGATGGGATGGATGGGTGTGAAACAATATAATGTTTCATAAATGATTTAAACCCATAAACATCCATCAAACATCAAACCAATGCCTTCTTTCGGACAAAAACGCCTGGGTGCCGCCGCCGCCACGACCGTCATCCTTGTGGAACGCAACGGAGAGTTGCGCGCATCGGAAATCAATGAATACAGCCAACTGGAATTGGCCAAAAAATGCAAATTCAAAACGTCTTCCGGCTTTGAAGTGCGCGCGGAATGGGCGTACTCGGGGTCGGGAACGGACGTGGACAAATTCGTCGTGGAGTTGTGGGCGCGCGAACACGGAACCGCGGGCCAAGAAAACAAGTACGAGTTCCCTCCACCGGTTGACACCATTCTATTTTTTGGGGCATGCGCGTTGGTTGCAAAGGACGCCACGCCGCAGCACAACGTCATCCCGCTCACGCTTGAAAGATGGGATAAAATGTACACTTTTTTGTTCGGCGGGTTTGATACATTGGCAAATTGCGACGACGACGACGACGACTACGAAGAAGACGAACTGGATTCCGTTCCGTCAAGCAACAAAACCAAGGACGGGTATTTGAAGGACGGGTTTGTGGTGGACGAAGGCGACGAAACCACCACCACCGACGATGACACGGACTACGACGAGGACGATGAGGACGAAGATGAAACCACGTCGTCGGATGCTTACGACGATAGCGACAGCGACAAGGACAGTGACAAGGACAGCGACAAGGACAGCGACGCCGATAACGACGCCGATAACACCGGAATAAAAAAACCCGCGGTCCGCAAGGCATCGCAAAAAAAAAACACGGTGGTGAAAAAAAAGGGAGGTGCAAGGGATGAATTGGCGGTTCCTTCGTTCGAGTTGGTGGAAGAAACGTACGAATATTTGGACGATTGACGATTGACGATTGACAAACCCAACCCAAATAAAACCACCAATAAAAACAATATAAACTGATGGGATGATCTGAACCCAATGGATCAGATCAAAACATGGCGTATCACATGGAATTGCCCAAACTGCACAATTTGATTGTGGAGTTTGACCTCAACCACACCGACGACGACGCAGCGTCCGCGCAGTTAATTTCACACACGCTGCACTTGTATTTGTGCGAAATGAAGGAACAAATCCAAGACTGCGGAGAAGACGCATGGGACGTCATCAAGAAATACACGAACCCGTTTGAATTCATACACACGGCCATCCCAAACTCTAAATTTTACACCGTGAGTAAGATGCGCCCCTTGTCGCGGTCGTTCTACAAGCTCATTGAAATGCACGCCACCTTTTTTGATCCGGCGCAGGAGCCCGCATCCATGACATCGTTCCATTTGGCGGAAGGGCCCGGCGGCTTCATTGAAGCCATGATTCACATTCGGTCCAAGCACGCGCCCCAGTTCACGGAGCAAACAACGAAGGACGTTCACTACGGAATGACGCTGCTGCACGCGGACGCGTCCTGCCCCGGCTGGAAAAAAAGCCGGGGGTTTTTGGACCTGCATCGCGACCGCGTCTGCATTGAAACCGGCGCGGACGGAACCGGCAACATCATCTCCGCGGCCAATTTTCAACACTGCGCGTCCAAGCATCAAAACTCGTGCGAGTTGATCACTGCGGACGGGGGCTTTGATTTTTCGTGCGACTTCAACAACCAAGAAACCATGATGGCGCGCCTCCTCATCGCAGAACTGGGGTTTGCGTTGGCGCTACAAAAGCAGGGCGGCCATTTCATTTTGAAAATGTTCGACGTCTTCACAAAGCCCACGATTGACGTCATTTACGTGCTGTGCAATTTTTACAAGGACGTCTTTGTTTCAAAACCGTGCACGAGCCGGCATGCAAATTCCGAACGGTACCTGGTGTGCAAGCATTTCAAGCCCGCCTCCACGCGCGACTTGTTGCCCCAGTTGCACGCGCTGTTTAAACGGTTGGAAGACCTTCCGGCAAACGCCGCGATCACGTCGTTGCTGCCGCTGGATCACGACGTGCACTTTTTGAACCGGCTGGAGGAGTGCAACGCCATCATCGGCCAACAGCAAATGGAAACCATCCATGCAACCATCAACCTCATTTTGAACAAGTGCCACGCCGAAAAATTGGAAGTGATGAAGCGGAACAACATTGCAAAGTGCATGAGCTGGTGCGACAAGCACTACATTCCGTACAATCGCATCACCCAATCCAGTAACATTTTCTTAAACAACTGAACCTGATTTCATTGCAAAACCAATATAAACACATGCGCCCAACAATGCATACTACCTGAATGCAATTAGGGTTTCCATGCAGTCCACGTTTCAGCTCCTCTACAAAACCGTTGCTTCGCGCCGGAAGAAGGAGCGGTTTGAGACCATTTTGGAACCGCTGCAAGCCATCCTGCAAATCGCGCTGCTCGCGTTTTACCCCGTGGGAACCAAGGTCACCATCCAAAACAACGCGTTGATTCTGCAACCGCCCGCGTATTCGCAATCCATGATGCGATGGTACAACAACGACACAAAGGAGGACCTGTATTTTTTGTTCAACGTGTTTACCCGCTTCAAAAAGTTTTACGCGCCGTACAAGGCCGACGCCCCCGAATCGGTGCAGCACCGGCTCTACGCGCTGCTCATTGACCTGTCAAAAACGGGCATAAACAAGCTGATCCGAACGTACGGGCAAACCGACAAGCCGCACATCCTGCAGACGCTCACCATGTACAAGTTCATGCTGGACGACCAGCTGTCCCCCGACATCATGACGCTACAAACCACGCCCTTGAAACCCCATAAAATGAAGCCCATTCTGAATGACGATGACGATGAGCCCAAATCAAGTGAAATGTCCAACTCCAACAACACGGTGGACGACATTTTTATAAGCATTGTGGGCATTTACACGCCGGAACTGCTCAGCATTGCGTACAACACGCTGCTTTTGATACGGGACAACGAATCCAATTACGCGGCGTATGCCGACGGTCTGAACAAAATCATGGAACCCACCTGCACGCAGGTGAAAAAGTGGATTGACGAACACATCGTATACTAAAACGGGAACCCAGGTGCCAAGCATTGCGTCCCGTAAACCCTCCTCCTCAGAACTACGTGCCAAGCATTGCGCCCCGAACCCCTCCTCCGAACCTTTCCCTTGAGGGAACCGCCCCCGTAATCGGAAAACGTAAATCATGAAGGGAAAGGTTCGGAAAACCGTAGGTTTTCTGAAAGTTTGACACTGGATTCCACGTGTCGGTTGGTCTCCAGCGTGCCCTTGATGCGCCTCCCAAATTCAGGGAACACGATGTTGATTTGTTGCGGTTCGCCGTTTTTAATGTAGTCCTGGATTTGCACCATGAGCGCCTTTACGGCGGGGAATTTGGACGCATGCAGTTTCAATTCGGTTAGCTTTTCCAGGATGGGTTTTATCTGCGCTTGACGCTCCGCCTTCGTTCTATCCGATGATGTTATTATTGCTGTGGTCGCTGTGGCTGTGGTCGCTGTCGCTGTGGTCGCTGTCGCTTCGTCCATTATCCAAATATTATATACACGTGATGTATAATATTTAATTACTTTTCCACCGCAAATATGTCGTCAAGTTATCTGTGTAAATACCGCAATGCGCTTGGCGTTCCCGGCAAGGGCGCGCATTCCATCCGTCTTGCCGACGTTGCCATCGTGGACGTCATCATGACACTGGTGGGCGCTTACATCATCGCTTATTTTGAGCGCACGTCGTTCGCATGGACCGCCGCGGGGTTATTTCTTCTCGGCATCATCCTGCACCGCCTGTTCTGTGTGCGCACCACCATTGACAAACTCCTGTTTCCAAATGCGGAATCGCCTAGTAAACGCGTTCGATTTAATGTTTAGATTATGTGATTTATGTGATTTATGTGATTATTTAATGAATTTCTCTCGTTTTGTAAAATGCAATTCTGTAAAAACATGGCAGCCATGCATGCCGTTGCTCCCGCCTTGCTCCTCCTGAATACAACTTTTGCATTCTTGAAACTTTCAATCCGAGAGAAATTGACCAATAAATAATCCGATCCAATCCAATCATTACATAAGAATTCGTTCAACCAATTCAATCAATTCATCTGTATCCGGCGGCAGTGACTGCGGACGCCGGGGTGACATTGCGGTTCTCCGTGGGCGAATAAAAGCACACGGTGTGGTTGCCCGGTTTGCTGCCGTAATACAGCTTGCAGTTCGGGGCCTGGTAATTGTTTTTCACAAAGTAGCCCGGGTTGTATTCGGTGCTGTATTTGCCCGCGTTGGCACCCTGCGCGCCAAACGCGCTGTAAAACGAGTTGCCGTTCAAATTCACGGTGTTGACGCGCAGGCTCAGCGTGCGCGTGCTGCTGCTCACGCCGCCCTGCTTGGCAAACGGCACGTTGTTCGGCTTGTAAATGGTGGTGCCCTGGCACTGGTTGGGCTCCAGGAGTTGAGCCGCGCTGCACGCGGGGTACAAGCAGCTGCCGGTCAGCCGGGTTTGCGGACCCAGGCACTCGTTGTTGGGCCAGTTCGGCGTGTGGTCGGGGCCAATGTATTGCACGCCCGGCACCGGGTTGGTGGACAGCTTCTGTTCGTAGCGCTTGCAGCGCGACTGCAGGTACCCCCGGGTGTCGCTATAATACGCCTTGCTCATCAGCGTGACCGCCGATTTAATCACGTTGTTGGCCGGGCACACGCCAATGTATTTCGTGTTGTACAGCCCCGTCTGAATTTGGTAGCTGTTGGGATCCGCCGGATTGCCCACCTGCACGTAGCCCTTGTTTTCCACGCGGTCGCACGGATCGCACCGCTGCGACGGAATTTTCAGCAGCTTTTCGTCAAACGTGGCATACGAATTGTCTTCCGTGGTGGAACAGTCACACGTCGCGCCGTTGCCCGACTTTGTGGTGCCACCGGGTGCGTCAATGACGAGCGACACGGAGTTCACGCTGCGCCCGCTGTTCGCGCTGGGTTGCAGCTTGCGCCGCCAGTGCTTCATGGGGCGGGCTTTCATGGCGGGTCCGCTGAACTCGTGCGCGGCGTCGTCGCGCAATGCACCGATGGGAACGTTTACCAGTGCGCCGTTCACGTTTGGACGACTAAACCCGGGAACCACCTGGGTCGTGGTGGTGGGTGCCGATTTTGTGGCGCCGTGAAACCGCTTTGTGGTGATCAAACTGTTGGAACGGCGCCAGCCAATGCCGTCCGAGATTGTCTGTGTGGACATATTAGTAATTCAATAAATATATATTCAGTATATAATAACTACATATATATTATTTATCGCGACACATAAACTCATGGTTCATCTGCATTTGGATTTGGTAGTGCACGGCGTGTTTATAGCGTTTTTTGCATGGCTGCTGCTGCATGCATTGGTGTTTCATTCTAAATCAAGCACGTCGTTGTGGGGTCCGTCGTTGATAGAAGGTTTAGACGCGACGTCGCCTCCAACAACAGCGCCTACAGCAACTACAACAGCAGCAGCAACAACAACTACAGCAGCAGCGCCTACAACTACAGCAACTACAACAGCGCCTACAGCCGCAGCAACTATATCTCAAGTGCAAATGGATGAAAACACGGCCGAGATCGCAGTTTTGAAGGGACAAATCGCCACCCTCATGCAAACGGCGCAAACCCTCAAAGCCCAAATGTTGCAAAACGAAACCGGCATTCAGAACAACACACAAAGTATTCAAAAAGTGGTGCAGTCGCAAACCGACATGAATAACAAACTGGCAGCCTCCAAAGGCAAACAGTGAACGCAGGGTGTCCTGCTTCAAAAATAATGTCGGGGTAATGCATGCCCATCATGAAATTTTCATTGCATTCATTGCTGTTTTTCGTGCCCGATGACGTGTCCAGCGAGGTGCTTTACAACATTGTCATCGTGATTCTGTGCATTATTTTGGGATTTTCTCTCATTATGATTTACCAACGAGTGAAAAACGGCTCGCCGTTTGCACAATTGGAGGGCATGGAGGGCATGGCCACGGCCACAGCCACAGCCACAGCGAACGTTGAAAGCATTAAGAAGCAAACCACTGTTTTGCAAACCACGTTTGACCAATTGAAGGCGGGGGTGGATGATCAAACCAACCGGATCAATGGGAATTCGCACATGCTGTTGCAAACCATGAGCGACACGCCGAGTCAAACCAACAGCGTCACGCACGCCAACATCAATCAGGACGACCCCACAAAAACCAAAATCCCGCAAATTAACATGTCTTAAGCGTTAAGCCATTGCACGGCTTGGTGCACGGCTTGGAACATCGCAACCCCGAACGCAAAGCCGAACAGCACTTGCACCGGCGTGTGTCGCTGGAACGCAACCCGGGTCCATATCAACCATGCCGCAGCTAGCAACGCGGCGACAACCCAGGCCGGGTGCCACGTTCGCCACGGCAAAACCCGGTGCGCAAATGCTAGAAAGTATCCAACCGTTTGTGCGTGCCCGGACGGAAACCCGTACGCATTTGCGGTGCGGATGGTAAACGGCACCAAGGCATTCTGGGTTTCATACGGAACGGGCCGATTTCCGGCGCTGCCCATCACGCGGCGGAAAAACAGTTTCAATCCGCAGTTGGCCACAAGGTTCGCGCCGAAGCCCAGCACGTAGAGGTAGGAAACCCGGTACACCCGACACAAGACAATCAATGCAACGAAAAGCACCTGCGGGTATGAACTTACGATTTTTTCATGCGTTTCCGACATTTTTTAATGTATATGTAATATAATAATATATAACATATCGTCATCCTCGTCATGTCCAATTTTTTCCAAGATGTTATGGGGGATTTAGATAGCATGGAACAATCGTTGCTGGGTCCGGACTACCAGTACTACAAGCAGATCAAAACCCCGACCGATCTTGGAGTGTCCAGCGACGGCGGGCTGGACATTTTATCCAAGGACGTGAGTGCGCTCGTTTCGTATGTGGAATTATTGGTGTCTGGCGGGGGGGATGCGTCCGTCACCGGCAAACCGTTGGGGAACAAGTTTTTTTTGAAAACGGGGGCCAAATGCAAAGTGGTGAGCAACGACTCCACCAACGGCAGCGTCGTGGATCGCTACAGCTACGTGAACAACGTGCCGGACGGAAACATTCCGTTCATCTCGTCCGGGCTGGGTGGGGTGCAATTCACCAATTTTGAGGGGTTGATTCCGGGCAGCATGTCCAACGCGGCCAGCCTTAACCCGCTGTCGCTGTTTCAATCGTTTCAGCTGGGGTCAACCCCGGACTGCCAGAGCGTGACGCTGGAGACGATTGACGCAGACAACAACGTGTCGTCGGCCACCAACTACGTGGCGACGGTGGACGTCCAAAACATGCCGGCAGCTTGGTTCCCGAACAAGACGAACCCCGTCACGGGGGCTACGGAGCGCGAGGCGTTCACACAACGGCGGCGACACCGAATGCGCAAACCGTGCACCAAGCGCATGGGCAGCATTCCCGATGGCACGCTGTCCAGCGTGTATTACATGATGCTGGGATTTTTGTGCCTGGTGATTTTGTACGGCCTTACAAAACGCGCGGGCAAATGAACTAACTACACTTCATCATTTACGTTTGCATCTGCAGCTGCAGCTGCGTTTTTTAGTGCGAACACGCAGACGTCTTCCTCCAGCTGCTGGTGCTGTTGTTACTGGTGCTGGTATTGATTGTGGTGCTTGTGATTGTGATTGTGATTGTGGTGGTGTTGTTGCTGCTGCTGCAGCTGCTGCTTGAGACGATACTGGTTTTCCTGGAATTACTGGTTGAACTTGTGGAACAACGGGTGGAAACCAGGAACGCCACCACGATGAATCTGCTGCATCCTTGGAACCCGTATTATTAAATTTTTCTTTAATCCAATCAATTATGCCGCCGCCTGAACGCGAACGGGTTTTGCGTTTCAGTTTGTATTTGCGTGTATGCATTGGTTGTTGGTTGTTGGTTGTTGATTGCAATTATATATTATGCAAAATATATAATTTGGTTTGTTAAGGAATGGGGATGCGAGAGAATTGGCTAAAATGCGATCTCTCTACAGTTTGACGCGCTTAAACAGTTCCAGCGCGACAAGCCCGCCCGCCACTTGGGCCAGAATGTAGGGCACCAAGTCGCTGGATGACAGCTTGCCGGCTGCAACCATGGCAATGGACACGGCGGGATTGAACATGCCGCCCGAGATGGCACCTCCCACCATGATGGCAATTGCCAATGCAGCACCAATGGCAATGGCGTTGCCAGTTGCCAAAATAATGTAAATGAAAAACAGAGTTCCTAAAAACTCAACCAAATATTTATTCAGCATGTGGATGGGTTATATTTATACATTACACACATACTAAATTTTTTTGAATGGGGCTTCAATTTGTCTTAGTCTTATCCCAATTTGATAACACGTTTGTCGTTGGAAGACGAAGACGAAGAAGACGAAGAAGAAGAAGAAGACGCTTCTTGCGATGGTTCGGACGGCACATCCAATATTGAACTACTAGAATTAGAACTAGAACTATCGGCATTCACAACAGCGGATTGCATCATCGTGGGCATGGGTTGCTGCTGAACCATCATGGGCATGGGGTGCTGCTGAACCATCATGGGCATGGGTTGTGAAAACATGGGTTGTTGCTGAATCATCATGGGTTGTTGCTGAATCATCATGGGTTGTTGCTGAATCATCATGGGTTGTGACATCATGGGTTGCTGAAGCATGGGTTGTTGTTGTTGCTGTTGTTGTTGCTGTTGTTGTTGTTGTTGCTGCTGTTGTTGTTGTTGTTGCTGTTGTTGTTGTTGTTGCTGTTGTTGCTTGGTCAGCATGGGCGACATGGGCGACATGGGTTCATATTCGGGCGACATCGCAAGGTTGGGCAAATCAATTGCCTCACTTTGGGGTTGGGACGCTTCGCTTAAAGTTTGTTCGTCCCGAATGTCCTGCACCGCCAGCGCAAAATTGTTGGCATACGGCATGCGCTTCAGCAGGTCAACGACCGCCTCGGCCTTAATGGGCACGCCGTCGTTGTAGTACAGCATCTGCGCATTCCAGCCGTCGGGATGCTCGGTGGGATACTTGCCCCCGTGCTGCTGCACGGACCACATCTGCGTGGGCGCCCCGCGCTCGTCCCGCACCAGCGACTGATAAATCTCCCCGCCGTTGGCCTCAAAATTCACAAACTGCCAGCCCAGCGACTCCGCTACATTGCCCGGTTCTTCGGATTCCCCGTCGGGGCGCAGGGCGGGCCGGTTGTCCGCCTTGGGCGACACGGGCACGGTCGGCACCTTTGCCCCCACGGTTGCCTTGTTCTCCCGAATCAAGTTCGCCGCGCCGCCCAACTTCAGCGTCGTCGTGGAAAACGACATGGACGCGATTTGGTCAATGTTGTCCTCCGTCAGCACGCGCATTTGCACGTTCATGGCCTGCAGTTCCTGCATGAGCAGCTTGAACGCGTACGGCACGCGCACCACGCTGAAGCTGCGCCCGAACCGCGTCATGTTCTCAATGTTCAGCGCCTGATTGTCGGACGACGTCAGCGTGTCCGCAAAATGGATCGGTCCGTCCGCCATCGGGCTGATGAACAAGTTCTGCGCCGGGTTGTAAATGGCAATCATGCCCGACTTGTTGCACACCGCCATGTAGTACTCGTCCCCGCGCTCCAGCATGGACTGCCGCAAGAAGTACGCCGCCCCGTGCGCAATCACGCCGTCGCGCTCCATTTCGCCGATGCGCAGGCCGCCGTCGTTGGCGCGCCCCTGCACCGTCTGCCGCGTTAAAACGGTGCGCGGTCCGCGCGTGCGGTAGTTGATCTTGTCCTTCACCATGTGCTTGAGCCGCATGTAGTACGTGGGCCCAATGAAAATCTGGCTCTCCATGCGCTCGCCCGTCATGCCGTTATAAAGCAGTTGCGTGCCGCTGTTGTGGTAGCCCAGCTCCGTCAGCATGTTGCCGAACACTCGGTGCTTGGAGCCGTGGTTCACGAACGCGGTGCAGTCGCCGAACCCGCCCTGCAGCACGCACGCCTTGCCCATGAGCGTCTCCACCAGCTGCCCGATCGTCATGCGCGTCGGCAGCGCGTGCGGGTTGATAATGAGGTCCGGCCGCGTGCCGTCCTCCGCGAACGGCATGTCCTCTTCGGGAATAATGAGTCCCACCGTGCCCTTCTGCCCGGCGCGCGAGCAGAACTTGTCGCCGATGCCCGGCATGCGCTCCTCGCGAATGCGCACCTTGGCCAGCCGCTTGCCCGACGCCTCGTCCGTGATGAACGTGCGGTCCACCACGCCCAGTTGCCCCTTCTTCGGAAACACGCTGTCGTCCTCCATTTGCGGCTCTTCTGCGCCCGCACCCGCACCCGCACCCGCGCCCCACTGCTCCATCACGCGTCCAATGACCGCCTTCTTGTCGTCCATTTCCGTGTTTTCCTTGATCAAGCCGAAGCGGTCCAAGGCGCTGTAGTCGCCGCCGGGTTTCAGGCCGCGCACGGTGGCCTGCGCCTGCACGTTGCAGATGCGCTTGTCGTACGTGCGCTCCTCCTCTTCGCGCGTCTCGTACATGTTGTAGTACGTGGTGCGAAAGAGGCCGCGCTTGAGCGACCCCTCGTTGAACAGGATGGAGTCCTCCACGTTGTAGCCGTTGTAGCACATGATGGCCACGATGGCGTTTTCGCCGTAGGGGTGCTGCTCGTTATTGATGTACTTCATGTAGCGGCTTTTCACGAGCGGCACTTGCCCGTAATTCAGGACCACGCCCATCTTGTCAATGCGCGACGCGTAGTTGGAGGAGTACAGCGACACGGCTTGCTTGCCCTGCCCGCACGAAAAGTTGTTGCGCGACGACGGGTTGTTTTCCGGAAACACGATTTGGTTGCCCATGACGCCGAAGATGAGCGAGGGGTGGATTTCCACGTGCGTGGTTTTCCCCGGCACCACGTCGCGCGGAAACATGGCCACGAACGCGCTTTCCGTCTCGTTCGTGTCCAAGTACTCAATCACGGCTTGGCTGCCGTCCAGCGCGGCAAAGTCGGCCGCGCCCTTGTACAGCTCGCCCAACCCGTAAATGCGGCAGGGGTCCAGCGCGTCCACGCTCTTTGCGGCGAACCCGGTGACCAGCTGCGACCACGTGCAGGTGCCGCCTTTGATGCGTTCAATGACCTCGCGCCGGGCGTAGCTGGGCCGGCGCTTGTCCTCGTCGTAGTAGAACACGGGGCGGCACAGGCGCCCGCCGTCCGTGAAGAACTGCAGCTCGTTGTGCGCAACGTCCCAGCGCCCGCTGGTGTGAACCGGGATGAGCGCAATGCGCCGATGCAGCAGGAAGAGCCGCATGGCCTCGCGCGGATTGCCGAGCGCGCCCACCCACGCCCCGTTCACAAACACCTTGGTCATCTGGTGCAAGTACTGCGGGCTGCACTCCTCCAGCAGCTCCATGTGCACCAGCTCGCGCAGCCAGCGAATCATGGGCTGGGCGGAGCACGGTTTCGTGATGTACGCCGCGATTGCGAGGTGCTTTTGCAGCCCGATGTTGGCGCCGTCGGGGCTGTCGGCGGGGTCAATGATGCCCCACTGCGACCCGTGCAACTGGCGCGGGGCCGACACTTTGGCGCTGGCGTCCATCGGCAGGTTCATTTTGCGCAGGTGCGATATGAACGAGTTGTAGGACAAGCGGTTCAAGTCCTGCACGATGCCCTCCACCTCCGTCCCCTCCGTCGCGCCGATGGTGCCCTTGTACAGCTTGGACTTGTCGTCCGTTTGGACCGTGGCCGCCCACTTGCCCTTGAACGACTTTTTGAACCCCGCTTCAATGAGCCGCTCGCCGAAAATTTCGTTGTAGTTGTCGGCGGTGATGACCTGCATGATCTGCGTGCCGACGAACTCGTTGCGGTCGCGCCCGTACTTGATCTTCTTGTCCAGCTTCAGGCGCACGTTGTCCACGTGCGCGGTGTAGTATGTGCGGAACAGGTTGAACATGAGCGACCCCGGCACGTCAACGCGCTTGTACTTGAAGCTGTCGCGGTCCGTGGGACGCTCCGCGTTGGTGGCAACCAGCAGCATCTTGTGCACCATGTACCCGAGAAAATACGCCTTGGCCCCGAAGTTCAGCTCCCCCATTTGCGGCATGAAGTAGTTCATGAGAATGTTCTGCACCTGCGCCACCGTCTTCTCCTTGGTGAAGGTGGCGATGAATTTGAGGGCGGCGGCTTGCGTGAACACCTCGCACGCGTCGTGCACGCACGGCACGAACAGGTCCACCATGGACTCATTCGCCTCCAAATTCAGCAGGCACCGCTCCACGATGTCGCGGTCACTGATCACGCCCAGCGCGCGCATCACGATGAAGAGCGGCATCGGTTTGCGCACGTTTGGAATGTCCACCACGATTTGCCGATTGGAGTATTTGGCATCGGGCGCCACCATTTTGACCGCCATTTTGCGCTCGGGCTTGGAGGGGTCTTCCGACACGGTGCGCACTTCCGCGCTGTAGCTGTAGACCGCGTCGGGGTCGTCCGCGTTGGAGCGCACGTACAGCATGTTGTCGGCAAACTTCTCCTGCGACACGATGCACTTTTCCTTGCCGTCCACGATGAAGTAGCCGCCGTAGTCGTTGCGGCACTCGCCGGCGTAAAACCGCGCTTCCGGCGACATGCCGTGCAAAATGCAGGCGTTGGACTGCAGCATGATGGGGAACCGCCCCAGGCTGAGCTGCTTGAGTTCCAAGCGCTCGTTCAGCACCGTGTTCTGCGCGGGGTCGTGCACGCGGTAAATCACGTCCACGTCGCAGTGGATGGTCATGCCGTACGTCATGTTGCGCAGGCGCGCCTCGTTCGGGTACATGAAGTGCGCCCTGGTTTTTTCTTTTTCTTTCATGGCCTCTTCGCCTTCACCGGCGCCCAAGTCGCCGTCGTAAATAATGGGCTTGCTAAATGAAATGCGGTCGCCCTGGACGCCGCCCAAATAAATTTCAATGACCGAATTGTATTTCCCCGTCTCCTTGTTCTCGTCCTTCTCCAGAATGATGGGGTTCCGGTCCTTCATGATGCGCGCAATGCCGTTGCTCAAAAAATCGTTGTAGGACTCCAAGTGGTGCCGCACCAGCACGTTGGGGTTGTCCTTGAAATACCGGTCAATGATGCTCCACGACAGCGTCTCTTCTGCCGTCTTGACCGCGTCCGCAATGAGTTCGTTCTCGTCACTGGACCGGCGGTGCCTCGCGGAATGTTGTGCCATTGCCATTCGGGTTCTGTTCTGTTTATCTAATATTTGTGTTTATTATTTGTTCCATGAATAAACACAAACACGCGCACCACGCGCACCACGTTCATGCGTTCATGCGCGGGCCAGGCGGAAACATGGGCGCAAAGCCGTCAAAAGAAGGCCGCTCAATCGGCGTCATCTGCTGAACCCGTCCTTGCCGGGTCATCCGCATGGATGCCAGCATCATGAGCCCGATCAACACGAAGAACAGCACCAGCGGGAACACCACCATGAACCAAGAAATGGAGGCGTACCCCGTGCGACACATCAAATGCAGAATCCAGGTCCAAAACAGGATGTAGAGGGCTTCGCTAAATATGACCGCGGCGGTGCTGGGCACGTAGCACGACAAATCGCCCATGCAGTACATGTTGCTCAAGCCCATGTTTTGATACGCGATGGCAACGAGCGCCACGACGGAAATGGCTAAATACACCATGGCGGGTTTGCACAAGTGGCGAAAATCACCCGAAATGCGGCGAATCAGCGACATGGGATTGGGTTGGGGTTGGGATTCGGGTATGTAAAATACGTATATTTTTTTTTTCTAGCGTCGTTTTTGTGGCGGTGGTGGGGGGCGTATGAACAGCCCCATTTGTGGACCGCTGGCCGGAACGGGAATGCGGTGGATGCCGTTGTTCTTCACGATGTCGTACTCCTCAAACCGCAGCTCGTTCGGGTTCTGCGGCGTGTCAAACGCCGTCACGTTGATGTACTCGTCCTTGAAGTGGTAGGACAAGTTTCGGATGGTTGCGTACGTGTCCGTGCACGTGCGATACATGGCCGCCGACGTCTCCTTTCGGTTAATCATTTTAATGAGCCCGTCCACGAACTGCAGGATGGCGCGATGCCCGCTGGGGAAAAAATTGCTGCGGTCAATGTAGAGCCGCGAATCAATGACCCGTTGATTGAAACAATTGTCCTCGCTGCCCCACGCCCAGAAATTCGGATACCCGCCCGTGCGTTCAAAATCCCCCGCCTTAATTGAAACCATTCCGCCGAGCGTAAAGGTGTACCCGAAAAAATGCTTCACCACGCCGGGACGCGTTTCATAATTCAGCAGCCCCTTCGTGTACGGCAAGTTGTCCACGTCGTGAAACACCAGCGTGATGTTCTTATATTGGGTGGGGTACAGGCTGCGAATGGCCAAGAACCCAATGTTTTTCATGGCGCCGCGGTTGAACGGGCGCTTGTCGCACTGGTGCACGAAATAAATGCGGTATTTTTCAGGCGGCATGTCTTCCAGCAAGTGCTTCATGTACACCGTAAAAAACATCTTGTGCTCCTCGCGGTTGCGGTACGGCACAATGAACACAATTTCAGGAACGGGACTAGGACTAGGACTAGGACTAGGACCAGGACCAGGACCAGGCTCTGTCATTCCCAACGATGCAACGGTATATTTTTAGCATTCATATTATTTTCAGGATGCAACCGAATATTTCTGAACGATGGACGGCGGAATCAGCTGCGTCTTAATGGAGTCCAGCTTCTTGAAGCACTTGTTGATCGTGACTTCGCTGATTTGGCTGATCCGGTTTACGTCCTTTTTGGTGATGTTCAAGTTGCACACTTGCGCCACGAAATAAATGATGCCCGCGGCAATGGCGTGCGGCGTGTTTTCCGGAATCAAGTTGTTCTGCTCAATGCACATGGCCACAAAGATGCACAGCTTGGTCACCTCCATGTTCATGTTGAGCGGGCTGCAATACCTCTCAATGAAGGCGTTCGGTTTCGTCTTTTCAAAGTTTGTTTTCTCCGAGTTCTCCAACTTGCACTCCAGCTCGTTGATGATGGCCAACGCGTGCTTGCACCCCTTGGTGGCGCTCTTGTTGTTCAAGTGGAAAATGGTGGCAATTTCTTTGGGGGTGCGCGGGCAATCGTTCATGCGGCACGAAATGTAAATGGACGCGGAAATGATGCCGTCGCGGTTCTGTCCACGGAACGTCTTGTGCTCCGAAATTTTCTTGTGGTACCGCAGCGCACAGTCAATGATCATCTTCGGAATGCCCGCGTTGGATGCCGTGTTTTTGATTCTCTCAAACTCGTCATACAGCGCCTTTTCGGCGTACGGCATGGACTGCCACTCCGTGTACCGGCGTATTTTGCGCATTTCGTAGCTGGACGCCCCCTCGCACAGCACCTTGCACCCGTACGACGACTCCTGCAGCAGCGGATTTACCGGCATGCCGCACCGCGTGGGATCCGTCATTTGGTTGTCGTCCGCACCGTAAAACCGCCACTCCGCGGAATGGTCCAGCATGTCCTTGTAAATGATGCTGCAAGCCGCGTTTGTGCACGTCGCAAACCCGTCCTCCGTGATCACCAAATTGGACTGGCACGCGTCGCACACTTCGCGGGAACCGCTCGGCTGGTCATAAATGCACTCCACACTTGCTGTCCCCAACGCACAACAACTGCCATTGTCCTCCTCGTCCATCAACGACTCCAATTTTGTCCACATTTCCCGCTTATTGAGACGCGCCGCGTGCTTATTCTTGTGCGTCTTGCTTGTGTTGGTGCCAAGCATGGGATGTGAAAACGATGTCTAACCATGATTTAGTGCCATGTGTTTAATTCAATTTTTGCAAAATAAATAATTCTATTGTCAAGTTATTATCTAATATCAAAGTATGTATTGTATGTATTATGCAACAACAAGAAGATGCCGCCGCGGGACATGCATACTCCATAAAAACACCAAAACCAGGCGATAACGATGCAATGCGACTATGGCGCGCTACAGTGAGCCCCATAGATAATATAGGCGAACCATGCAACGCGCAATGGTGGGGTTGGGAAGACCGTCCTCCTCCGACTGCCTACAATGAAATAAATAATTCTCCACCTCCGCAAATATGGATACGGCTCGAATATTATGGTATTATGCCTAGCCGTGAAAATCCCGCGATTGGTTTTTGGAACATACATAGTCTAGAGGAAGAAGTGTTCGTTCCATCAAATCTTGGAGTACATGAAGAGTTTTTTCCCGTTTTGTATGTAACGCACAGTCCTGTCCTGCCTTGCCATGCACCATTCTACCAAATATCCAATGCTCGTGCTCCAATACCACTTGGGACATTGGACGACGAGTTGGTCGGACTTTTAGCAAGAGAAACCGCTATGAAAGGAAAAGATTATGTTAAACATTTTGTTAAACGGTATATAAAAACAATACATCCGTTTGATGCCACGTTCACTCGCGAGGCTGATACAAGGTTAAAAAACAATATAGTTAAACTTTTAATAGAAGCGGGTAGGGAACCCTATGATGAAATAGAAGCGCATGCAGTTGATAAATGGTACGAGCGTATTCGCCCCCCAATAGAAGAAGAAGAAGAAGAAGAAGAAGAAGAAGAAAGGCATTCTCGTTATAATATGTTGGCTTTAGACATAGATATGCTAGAAAATGACATTGCACATGAGATATTTTTTAATTCAAAGGGCCGGATTGCAGTCCCGGGCAACAAAATGGCAGCCCTTGATTTCAAGGAGTATTATACAAAGGAACGAAATTACGAACACGCACGAAACACGTATTTTCCACATCTGAAACCGAAACCTGTCGAACCAGGAAGAAAAAAACACAGTCAAAGAAGGCGTGAGAAAAAAATAATGGAAAAAAAGCTGGAAGAGATGAGACAGCAGGGTGAAGACCCGTGGCAAGCGGATTTGGAGTGGCTCAGGAATATATCGCGTCCACGTCCATCGAATGGTGGAAGTAAACGTCGTCGTCGTCGTCGCAGTAAATCTACCAAGAAACAATCTAAAAAGAGAGTCAACAAATCAAGAAAAAAACAGAATAAATATGCGCGTGTAAAATGACTATTAAAAATATAAAAATATAAAAATATGGTATGGTTACAAGACAATACAATGAACATCGCGGATGCATTTGCCGGCGCGTTGCAGTTGCAGGGAGGCGCAGTTGAATTGCGCGCGCTGGAAACCGAACTCAGTGTCCCGCTCCTCGGGATGACATCCCCCATGGATGCGCAAACGCAGTCCGACATGGCGGACCTTGTCGTGGCCGCGTTGCTGCAGCGCGGCTGCAATCCGATTCAAATGCACCTGCGCCTCAAAAAAGGGTTTAATGCGACGTTTGCGTACGACGAATTAAACGGACTGCCGACTTCGGCCAAGGAGGTGGCGCGCGAGTTGGCCCGGTTTTATGTCCGCATTGCGGACTTGCGGGCGCGCATCCTGCAAGAAGCGGAAGCGCAAGCGCAATCAAAGGCAGACGCGCAAGCGCAACCAAAGGCAGACGCGCAAGCGCAACCAAAGGCAGACGCGCGATTGCAGCGCGCCTACGCCATTCAAATGGAAAACATGCACATGAAACAGAGAGAAAATCAGGCACAGCTGGACCGCATCATGCGCACCATCGTTTCAAATCCGGATTCGGATGCCCGCTGCATCCACGAGGCCGTGACGCTGGAGGACTTGGATGCGCTGGACATGCAGCTGCAAGACGTTATGGAGCGCGGCTGCGCCGCAAACGAACTGCGCTGCCTCAAAATCACGGAAGCGGCAATCGAGCAGCAAAAATACGAGGCGCTCGTGGCCGAGCTAAATGGGTTGATGAATGGATGAATTGAATCGCTTTACACGCGATCCTCTATTTTGCGGAAGAGCTCCTGGTTGTAAATCAAATTCCCGGTCGGCTTGTAGGACGCGATCGGTTTGAAATCCCCCGCCGGTTTTTTTGCAGCGACGGTTGCCGCCGCAGCGGCACCCTTTTTGGTGTACATCATCGCGTTCACGTCGCCGCCACCGCCACCGCCCTCGGCGGCTTCCTCCGCCTCCGACACGTAGTTCCCAAACTTGTCGATCACGGTGCCCGTCTTCTTCTTGATCTCGGTGCGCACATAATTCGGCACGTAGTGCTTCCACGAAATGAACAACAAATTGGGGTGCGTGTACCGGGTTATAAAATCGTTCTCTTCCAGCTTGCTGATGAGGTACGTGATGCACGCGTCCTTGTCGTAATTCGGCACCCCCATCAACATTTCCGGCACCAAGAACCAGCAAAACTGCTGGCTGTTTTTTTGGCGGGCGGCCACCTTTATTTTGTCGTGCACCCGGGTCAGGATGCGGTTGAACGTGTACAGCTTTGCTAAATCCTCCTGTTTTTTCTGATCGTACAATTCGTCCAAGTTCAGTTTTTCAACGCTCTCTCGGTTTTCTTCGTGCCGGTTTGAAAAGATGTTGTCCATTGCCTCATTTGATACCACTTTAGATTTTTTAATAATTCAACGAAACGAAACGGCAAAATGCGTGCGTGCAAACACATATAAACACAACCAACCACGGTCATAAAAGAAGCAACCAGCAACCAGAAACCAGAATGGTCATCAAGCACATCGTCATTTGCGGCGGCGGCCCCACCGGGCTGCTTTCTTACGGCGCGGCCAAGCACCTGGCGCAGCAAGGGTTTTGGTCGTATGAAAACATTGAAACCGTTTACGGCACGTCCATTGGGGCGCTCATCGGCGCCATGCTGTGCCTGAAGCACGAGTGGACGACCCTGGACGACTACATCATTAAGCGCCCCTGGGAAAAGGTCATCGTGGAATCGTTGGAAATGTTTGAGCTGTTTTCGTGCAAGGGAATGGCCAAGCTGAAGCTGCTGGACGACATCATGCAGCCGCTGCTGGAATCCAAGGACTTGTCATTGGCAACCACGCTGGCCGAGCTGCACGCGCATTCGGGGATTTCCCTCCGCGTGTTCACCGTGGAATTGAACACGTTCAAAAAGGTGCAGCTGTCGCACGCCACGCACCCCGATTTGCCGCTCATGGAAGCCCTGAAAATGAGCGCGTGCATGCCCGTGCTGTTTCAACCCATCATTCGGGACAACTGCTGCTACATTGACGGGGGCATCCTTTCCAATTACCCGCTGAACGCCTGCTTGCAGGACACGCAGTGCCGCGACGACGAAGTGCTGGGGCTGCGAAACCAGTGGAACAACCCGAACGAGAGCATCAACGACCAATCGTCGCTCGTGGAGTACCTGCGTTTCATCAACCTGCAGCTCGTGCGCATGGTGAATCGCATCCCGGCAGACCGCTGCATTCCCAACGAAGTGGTGTGCCACGTGAAACCCGGCATCACGCCAGCCGAGTGGTTTTCCATCATGTCGGACGCAGACCAGCGTTTAGCGTGGATTGCAGACGGCGTCGCTTTCGCCAACCAGTTTTTAGAAACCAATCCAACCAATCCAACCAATCCAACCAATCCAACCAATCCAACCAATCCAACCAATCCAATCGCGGACAACGCAACGGAATAATTTCTCTCGGTTTTATTATAGACAACCCAAGAATAAAACATGGAAGCCATTAAAACCACGACAGAATGGGTGCTGCGCAACAAAAAGGCGGTTGGATACTTTTTCATTGCCGTGTTTTTTGCAGTGCTGGCCCAGCAGCTGTACAACCGGTATGCCAAATCCACCAACAACTACTCGTATTACGAGGGCTATTCCAACGCCCCCAACTCCGGGGTCGCCGACCCCCCCGTGGCGACCATAAAACTGTTCAAAGTGGACTGGTGCCCGCACTGCAAAAAAGCGCTCCCCCAGTTTCAAGCGGTTGAAAACGAGTACGACGGCAAAGTGGTCAACGGTCACAAACTCCAGTTCGTCGTTGTGGACGGCGAAGATCCCGCAAATGAAGCCACGGTCAATGAACACAAAATTCAGGGCTACCCCACCGTCGTGCTGACCAAGGACGGCAAAAACATTGAATACGACGCCAAGGTGGACGAAGCCACCCTGAAACAATTCATTACCACCATGGTTTAAGTGGGGGTGCGTGGCGCGTGATCTGGGCCTGGGTTCGGGTCTGGGTCTGGGACTGGGCCCAAGTCTGGATCTGAAAACCAGTTCAAATGGCGCAGCAGTTTGTAAATTACACCACTAACCAAGCTCACCGAACCGTAGCTGTTCATTTTTAGTTTTAATTTATTATATAATTAGTTTAATATAATGAATTAATGAAATCACGAAAAACCAACCGCCACGTGTTTACCGACCAGGATTTTTTGTCGGACGATGGGTTCTTAACCACCGTGTGGGGTCCGCCCATGTGGCACTTTCTGCACACCATGAGCTTCAACTATCCCGTGCATCCCACCGCGGCAGACAAGCGCAACTACGGCGCGTTCATAACCGGACTGCAGCACATTCTCCCCTGCAAATACTGCCGCGACAATTTAAAAACTAATTTCAGGAACCACCCGCTGCGCGTGTGCCACTTGGCCAACCGAGATGCGTTCTCCCGATACGTGTATGACCTGCACGAAATTGTCAACAAGCTGCTGGGCAAGTCGTCCGGACTTTCGTACTGCGACGTGCGCGAACGCTACGAACACTTCCGGGCTCGCTGCACCGACGACCCTAAACCCCGCATGCTCCGAAAAACCCGGAAACACAAGCAACACAAGGGCTGCACCGAACCGCTTTACGGAAAGCACTCCAAGTGCGTGCTCAAAATCATCCCGCAGGATGCACGCGCCGAATCGCTGTCCATTGACAGCCAGTGCATAAAGCAACGATGAGGATTGCAATTACAACCCAAACTGACTGAAACTGCTCATCACCGGGCGCGGCAGGGCGTTGTTGTCGGTCATGCTGTAATTCGGAACCTTCTTGCATTCAAACGAGGGTTCGGGACAGCGCGCACACGGCGGGCATGGCGGGCATTTGGCCGGCGTGCTGTTCTTATTATTGTTACACCTGACCGCCGGGCACACGGGGCAAACCGGCGGAACGATGCTGGACTTCAAAATGTACATGTCCTCCTGTCCAGGAATGATTTGGCTAGCGGGAATGCCTGATCCGCTTGCACTTGATGCTCCGCTTACACTTGATGCTCCGCTTGCGCCTGAGCCCGCCGAAAATGGGGCAAACTTTTGATCATCGTTGTCGTTGTCGCCCTCCTCGGGGGCGAGGGGTTTGTCCTTGCGGTCATACAACACATCCTGACCCTTGGCATACTTCTTGTCGGCTGAATACATATTACCGTAACTTGAAAACTGGTCGGAATATTGGCTGTTGCTGCTGTTGTTGTTGAACCCCTCTAAACCGGCATCCCCGCAAGACCCGCCCAGAAAGGAGCAAAGCACCAGCGCTAAAAGCAGTATCACGAACAAATGCACCTTTGTAAGATTCATATTTGAGAGAAATCCTATAATTTATGAACTATATATAAATTATGGTATATTATTTTTATATTTATGCATTCCATTAAAAATTGATTGCAAAATGACTGAATTTAAACCAACAACAGCAACAACAACCGCAAACAATCCCGCAAACAATCAATCAATCAATCCACTCAGAAACAAAATGAAGATCATGGTATTTGACACCGAAACCACCGGCCTGCCTCCCAAGAATCGCCAGTGCATGAACCCCGCAGAATGGCCACACATTGTTCAGCTCAGCTACCTCATCTACGACACCGAAACCGATAAAATACAGGATTTCAAGGACGTCATCATCAGTCTCGGCACACACATTCCGCTGCCCGATGAAAGCGTGGCCATTCACGGCATCACGCGCGAAATGTCGCTGCAACGCGGGTTGGATATCCGCATCGCGCTGTTTGATTTCAAGACGGTGCTCATGCAGTGCGGCAAGTGCGTCGCACACAATTACGAGTTTGACAGCAGCATGCTGCAAATGGAGGCCCAGCGCAACCGAATGACGCTGCATTTCCCGAGCTCTTATTGCACCATGCGGGTCGGCACCAATTTGTGCAAGCTGCCGTCGCCGCATGGCATGGGCTACAAGTGGCCCAAACTGCTGGAGCTGCACGAGCACCTGTTCCAGCGCGTGCCTAAAAATGCGCACAACTCCAAGATTGACACCATCGTCACGCTGCGCTGCTACCACATGCTGATGTACAATGCCGATTTGTGCCGCAGCAGCCGCGAATTCCGCGCACTGTTCCGCAATCACTGCACCATTGAGTGCGAGCGCGACGAACTCGGCGAATTCGGCGACATGAACGAAATGCCGTCGCCACCCAAACCCACAATTCCGATCTAATCACCGTCATCGCACAAGCACGCACATTTGCAAAACACCCAATACATCTGATCGCACATAAATTCACAAAACGGCACCGGCATCAAAAACTCGGGCGGCAACCGGTCCATTCGGTTTGAACGGGCTGCTGGCTGCCGTAACAAAAATGGTTCATTCATTGCAATGCACAATGCACATATAAATACAAATACATTCAGCATTTATATTTATTTTTTTTTGTATTTTTTTTGTAGATGTTCGGAACATTATTTTTTTTTACATCTAAGCCGAGCACATCGTGCATCCCTCGTCCTCATTTTCTCCCTTTTCTCCCTTTTCTCCCTTTTTGGACTCGGGCTCAATGGTGAACTGCTGCGGCTGGTGCCTCGCCTTGCGCCTCAAGTAGTACATGCCCGTCTTCAGCCCCTTGGACCACGCGTAAAAGTGCATGGACGTGAGCGCCGCGTAGTTCGGGTCCTCCATCCACAGGTTCATGCTCTGGCTCTGGCAAATGAACGCGCCCCGATCCGCCGCCATGTCAATGACGTGCTTCATCGGGATCTCCCACACCGTGCAGTACTTGCGCTTCAAGTGCTCGCTCAGCCCGCCAATGTGCTGCACGCTGCCCTTGTTCGCCACGATGTTGTTTTTCACGCCCTCGTTCCACAGCCCCACCGCCTGCAAATCCGCAATCAAGTGCCGGTTCACCAAAATGAACTCGCCCGCCATGGTGCGCCGCGTGTAAATGTTGCTGGAAATCGGCTCAAAGCACTCCGTGTTGCCCAGAATCTGCGACGTGCTGGCGGTGGGCATGGGCGCTAAAAGCAGCGAATTCCTTAAGCCGTGCTTCACAATGCGCGCCTTCAAGGCGGCCCAGTCATACCGTCCTGCCTCGGGCTCCACGCCCCACATGTCGTACTGCAGAATGCCCTGCGATGCGGGCGACCCCGCGAACGTGCTGTAAGGCCCGTCCTTCTCCGCCAAGTCGCACGACGCCGTCAGCGCGGCGTGATACATGGTCTCAAAAATACGCCGGTTCAACACGCGCGCCTCGTCGCTGCTGAACGCCAGGTCCAGCAGCATGAACGTGTCGGCCAGACCTTGGATCCCGATGCCGATGGGCCGGTGCGCCATGTTGCTCACGCGCGTCTTCGGCGTGGGGTAATAATTCACGTCAATCACGCGGTTCAAATTTTCCGTGACGATGCGCGTCACCTCGTGCAGCTTGTCAAAGTCAAACCGGGGGGCGGCAAGCGCCCCCCGCACCCCCTCGCACCCATCTTCTTCATTGGAGGAAGGCAGCTTAGCGGAGGTGCCAAGGCACGTCTCGTCCCGAGACGTTGTGTGCGGTTGGTTCCTCGTGAAGGAGGGGTGCGGGGCGCAATGCTTGGCACCTTGGTTCCCCGCTATGAACCGGTTCAGCGCAATGCTGGCCAAGTTGCACACCGCCGTCTCCGCGTCGTCCGAGTACTCCATGATCTCCGAACACAGGTTGGACGACCGAATGATGCCCACGTTCTTCTGGTTCGTCTTCCGATTGACGGCGTCCTTGTAGCACAAGTACGGCGTGCCCGTCTCCATCTGGCTGTCCAGGATGCGGAACCACAGGTCGCGCGCCTTCACCTTGCCCCGATGCCGCCCCTCCGCTTCGTACTTGGCATACAGCGCGTCAAACTCGTCGCCGTACACGTCCGACAACCCGGGACACACGTCCGGGCAAAACAGGCTCCACTCCGCGTCCGCCTTCACGCGGCGCATGAAGAGGTCCGGCACCCACAGCGCGTAAAACAGATCGCGCCCCTTGGCGTCCTCGTCGCCGTGGTTCATCTTCATCTCCAAAAAGTGCGTAATGTCCGCGTGCCACGGCTCCAAATACACCGCAATCGTGCCGCTGCGCTTGCCGCCCTGGTCAATGTAGCGCGCCGTGTTATTAAACACGCGCAGCATGGGCACCAGCCCGTTGGACACGCCGTTCGTCCCGCGAATGTGGCTCCCCGACGCCCGAATGTTGTGCACGTGCACGCCAATCCCCCCCGCGTGCTTGGAAATGTTGGCGCACTCCTTCAGCGTGTTGAAAATGCCCTCAATGCTGTCGCTCTCCATCGCAATCAAGTAGCAGCTGCTCAGCTGCGGCTTCAGCGTGCCCGCGTTGAACAGCGTGGGCGTGGCGTGCGTGAAGTACTTCTGCGACATCAAGTCGTACGTGGTGCGCACCTTGCACAAATCCGCACCGTGTATCCCCACCGACACACGCAGCCACATGTACTGCGGGCGCTCCACCGTTGTGCCGTTCGTGCGCATCAAATACGCGCGCTCCAGCGTCTTGAACCCGAAGTAGTCAATGAGAAAGTCACGCGACACGTCAACCATGGCCTCCAGCTCGTCGCGATGTGTGCAAACGACGGCCCAGAACTCGTCGCCGATGAGGGGCGACGGCTGGTCGCGCACGTCCCTGAACTCGTGCAACTGGCGCATGGCCTCGTAGAACGTGGACGGCGTGTTTTTGTGGTGGTTGGACACGATGATGTAGGCGGCCAGCGTGCCGTAGTCGGGGTGCTGCGTGGCCATGGTGGCGCACTGCTCCGCCGTGAGCTCGTCTATTTTCGTCGTGGGGATGCCGTCGTACAGCTGGTCAATCACCTTCATGGCGAGGGCGGTGTAGTTTACCGCGGCAATGCCGGCCTGCTGGCCCACGTTCCGAATGCGGGCCAGTATCTTGTCAAATGCGATGACTTCGTGCTCACCGCTGCGCTTTATGACGCGCATGTCCTGTTCCACGTCGTGATTCGGTTGCATTTTTGCTTGCATTATAATGTATTGCGTGAATGGTTTTATATTATTTGACTGTTAATGTAAATATTTTTTTTTCTCTCTTTATTGTATAAATCATGATTGAACGTGTTTCATTTTTCGATGCGCGGGATTATAGCAATGCAAATTGGGTCATGCTTCAACACGCATTTGATCAAAATAAACCAGCTAGTGCCAGCATCAAGGCCAGCATCAGGCACATCTATGCAGGTGCAAGAAAAGACGAATTTAAAATGCTAGTTAATGATATTAAAAAGCAAGAACGTGAGGTAAAACGCGCAGGCGCAGAAGATGCCTTAAGTCCACTTACAGGTAAAACTCCATTTGTGTATTATATGCCAAATCCAAATTTTAATTTCAAAAAGGATGACATAGTCGTGGTTTATGGCGGTCATGCCGCTGTCCACACCTACAACCGCACGAAGCAAGTGAGTTTTTCCAACAATGTTTGTAAAGTGAATAGTATAGATGCCAATGGCAATCTCAATGTCACTACAATATTCGGTGGATCGGAGATTACGACGCAACCAAATCACTGTGCATTATTAGTGCAATATAATGAGAGAAAGATTCTAATCTATTTTCATGAGTTTCATGAGGACAGAAGCAGCATGAGCAGCAGCAGCAAGCCCACGAGAAAGAGAAGCAGCAGCAGCAGCAGCAGTAGCAATCCCGTGAAAAGACGCAGAAGCAGCAGAAGCAGCAGCAGAAGCAGCAGCGGTGGGAAAAAAAGAAAACGCGCCAACCATACGCAACGTCGGCGTCGGTGAATGCGTCATAAAAACATAAAAAACATAACCCTATTTTATTGGGTTACGTTTTTTTCTTTTTTTTTGTTTTGTTTTGTTTTGTTTTGGTTTGTTTTGGTTTGTTTTGTTGTTTTATTTTGTTTTGTTGTTTAGGGTTAGGTTATATTGGATTAGGTTGGTCATGTTGTATGGTCGCATGTTTGAACAGCAGCATGCGATCCTGCAGTTTGCGAAGGTTGGCATGAATCCGTTGGACGAGTGGCTGAATCAGATCGGGTATCATGTCTTTGAGGTCTTGGATGACACGCAGTGTCATTTGTATCATGGTTTCCATGGTAACCGATTCAAGTGAAGCCGGTGCGCCGCGTTTCACAATTTTGCGCCCGTCATGAATGCTTTTCCGGTACTTGTTGATTTGCGCACGTTGAACTTGCACTGTCCGAACGACCATTTTGCGATGAGCGCGAATGTCCTTCAACAGCGCCGTAATGGACAATGCATGTTTGCGGCGCATGTCATCCGAAGCCTTTGCAACGCACGCGTCAAACTCCCGCTGAACCTCCAGAAGATGCCGGCCGAGCAATGCCGGACTGCCAGCCACAATGCCGAGTTGAGAATGCTTCAAATGTTTCATGATGTGTAAATCCGCTGAGCTGAACTGAAACAATGCACAATGAAAATGAAAAGTAATTCAATTTTTTTCATTTCCATACATTTTTTGAACCGACATCGGGTCATTTTTTTTCAATTTACTTGCAACGCATATTAACTATTAACTGCTCTTACTGGATGTAAGGCTGGAGTTCATCGGTTTTAAAAACTCGTTCTGGGTTTCTAAATCCTGCAAATAGTTGCCTTGCAAAAAGGGATTCATGCCCACTTGCGGAGTTAGCCCGCGTTCGTAAATTTTATCACTGTTATTCTCTCGTTTTGAATGTTTGAGTTCTTGTTGCATCTGTTGTTGCGACGGTTGCTGCGACGCTTGGTTGAGTTCTTGTTGCGTTTCTTGAACCGCGTATGGATTTATGGTGCTGTATGTTTTTATTCGCGGCGTTTTCAAATTTTCCGATGGGTAAGGCGGCCGCCATGTTTGCATTGTTTGAATGGTATGTTGTATTGCGTATGTAATATAATATACAATTTTCAATGCAACTGCAACGCGCCGATTATTGCATGGAACACTTGCCGCCCAATCCATATCGGGGACGGGTTTCAATCGCGGCCCAGCAATCTTCGCACGCAAACCCGTGATGCTGCTGATTCGCCACCTTTTTCAGCACAAGCTTGGATTTGCGACAATTTGCGCACTGGAATTTTCGTAGTTCGTTGTCGTTCATGGTGTGATATTGTTTGATTGGTTGATGTGTTTATATTTATTTTTTACGAAAATTAATATAAAAAATTGATTGCTATACAAAAGACAACACAATCAACATCAATCAACACCAATCAACACCAATCAACGCAATCCATGCAATCAACGCAATCCATGTCTTCATTTTGTCCCATTGAAATCAACGGCCAAAAATACCTCCTTTGCAAGCTGCCCGACCAACCCTTCTCCACCCTGCACGACCCAGAAACCAAAAAAATAGTGGGCCAATGGAACAATGATGCCGCCCAGCATGAAATTTTCGCAGCCCCAGGTATGACACCGCAACAATTTGACGAGCACGTGCGGGAGTTAATTGCATCCGGAGCTGCGTTTACTTTCGTCTAGGTCCTCTTTTATGTGTTCTGGAAAAAACACTTCTTGCTGGACCTAGTTCTGTGAAAATAGAATTTTGGGCCGCACTCAACACGACAACGTCGGGAGACGGTTGGTTGTGATGAAAACGACCAATTGTTGTGGTTCCGTTGGGAAGAGTTAATTTTCCCATTCCATCCATTTTATCATTTTTTAATTGTCCTTCATACACACTTCCATTAGGGTATGTAAGCACACCAATTCCGGACATTTTGCCGTTTTGGTATTCGCCATGATATTTAAACTTCCCCACAAGTGTGCCTACACCATCCGGGTCTCCTTGTTTATTGTATGTGCCCACATACACAGTTCCATCCGGCCAAGTTGTTTTGCCATTTATAATCTCGCCGTTTTCAAAATCACCCTCTTCAATCATATGATTATTATAATATTTTGTGCCTTTTACAAGGGTGTTGTTTTCAAAATCACCCTCTTCCTTTACATCTTTCAAAAATCGTTTGCCAGTACCTTTTACAAACACATCATTCACATGTTCTCCATATGTCGTTCCATGTCCCATTGCACTTGTTGTCGTCGTATACCCCATTCCGTTTCTTTTGCCATTTGCAAACTCACCGCGGTAAGTAAATCGGTTGTTCCGGTCTATGTCTGTGTAAATTCCGTAGCCATGGAATTCATTATTCTTAAATTCACCTTCATATGATTGTGAATTTTCTCCATCTGTAAATTTAAATTTACCATTTCCATTTATTTTATCGTTTTTCCAATCGCCTTCATAAAATACATCATCGGCTGTATAATGCATGATTCCTTTGCCATGTCTTTCACCTTTGTCATTGAATTCCCCTTCATAAATCCCTTCTTCACCATCAACCTTTTTAGTGAAGCGCTTTTTCCCGCCACCTTTCATTGACATTTTTACAGTTCTTTGTTTAAAACCATTTCGTCGCCTTGTTTTCATTGTGAAATTTAATTGATATTATTATAATATATAATTTTTTACGAGTGCATGATCCCTATGGCACTCCTGAAAACAGGCGCGCCATGTTCACCACCTCCGGCTTGGCCGTCGCCGACGCCTGAAAAATCTGCACCAAGTGCGCGTCGTCGCGGAACCGGATGCTGTACTCCTGCTGCAGCTTGTTGCGCCCGATGCGTCCCAGCGCCTGAATGATTTTTTCTTGGCTGATGTCGCTCAAGTCTTTGCCCAAATAGCCGTGACAAAACTGGTAATTCGTGCCGTAAATGTAATCCGTGGACGCAATGATCAAGTACAGCCGCTGGTTCTGCGCCAGCTCCTTCATGATCTCCGTGTACTTATCGGAATGATGTTCCATCATCACCCCAATGCCCATCATCAGCAGCACCTTCCAAATGTTTTCAACCGGCAGCACCATGATGCGCTCCACGTCCTCGGGCTCCACCTGCGAGGTGAACGGGCTCGCGGATGCACTCGCTTCGTCCGTCAGATGCGGCGCCCACCGCTTCAAGTGCTCCGCCCGGTTCGGCACAAACATGTCGTTCAACGCCCCCCACTTCACCTGCTGCCGCAAGTCGTCCATCTTTTCTTGCAGCCGCTTGACTTCGGGGCTGAACCGCATGTCGTCCACCTTCTTGCCGTATTTTTTGTCCTTGCCGTCCTTGCCGTCCTTGTCTTTATCGTTGGTGCCCTCCTCCATTTTGTCCTCAATCTCGCGCTCCAGCTCCGCCATCGCGTCCTTGATGGCGTTGTTGTGGTCAATGATGCCCATCAAGTCGTCCATCACGCACTCCGGAATTTGCGCACTCTGCAGCGCAAACTTGCCGATCTTCTCCACATCGTTCGCCAAAAACAGCGTCGGACCGCACGTCAGCGTGTGCGCGTCCTGCGCCGCAAAATTCACATTGGACGCGTGCATGCGCGTGCGCTGCGCCTGGAAGTGCGCCCACACATCCGGCCACCGGTCCGCCTGCACGTTTTCCAGCAGCTCCAAGTAGTACGCCTTGATGTTCGTCATGTTGATGTCGGCAATGTCCGCAAAATGCCGCTCCACGGCGTAGCGCGCCGACGTCCAGAGCCGGCCCTCGTTCACGTGCGCAATGAATTTCACCACCTCGCGCAAATCAAAGTAGCGCAGCAGCGTTTTGTGGCCGCGACAGTGCGCCGCCGACGCCCGCATTTCGTCATACGCGCTGAACATGAGGTGCGGCAGCTGCACATACCCGTCCTTGTTCACCAAGGAAATGGTTTTCTGGCAGTCGTGGCTCACAATGCTGTGCACCTGAGCGCCCAAAAACCGCGCCTGGAAATTCATGATCGTGGACGCCATCTCGGCCTCCTGCGGCAGCGTGGCCGACGACAGCACCACGTTCGGCACAATGTTCTCCGCCCAGTTGGCCTTGATGACCTCGTGAAACTCGTGCTCGGCGTAGTCCATGGTGATGGTGGGCTCGTCCCAATACAGTAATAATTTATTGAGCGGGTTGAACGCGTTCATGTAGTACATGGCGTGCCGGTACGACTTGATGTCGCAGATCATGATCTCCACATTGTCGCCCACGCTGTTGTCCACCCGGCGGATGCCGCCCGTGCGGCGGTCGCGCACCACGTCCTTGGCCGCGTAATAATGCAGGCGAATGTTGTCCACGCTGCCGCACCCGAACGCAAACGCGATGCGCTTCTTCGCGGAAATGCAGGCCTTGGCCAGCGCCAACCCCACGTGGCGCGCGGCGCACACGAAAATCACGCGGTACTGCTCGCTGAGTCCGATGGGGGTCAGCGTCTTGCCCGTGCCGGTGGGCGCAATGTAGAGCACCAGCTTGGGCGCGGTGTCGTCTTTGAACACTGTGAAAATCTGCTTCTGGTGCTCGTACAGCTTCACGTCGCCGCACTTGAACACAAACTCGTTTTTTTCCACGTATTCGTGGGCCTTGGCGATGAATGCCGCCGGGTCAAAATCCGGCTCCACCAAATTCGTCACGCGGTCAATGAACGCGTTCACGTGCGGGTTCATCTGCTCAATGCGGTTGCGCCGAAGCAGGCAAATGCTGTAATAATAATACATCCACTTGGGGCGGCTGGGCACAGGGGGCGGGAGTGGCGGCGCGCGCTTCTTTTTCGTTTCAGACACGTCTTGCAGGTGCGCCCTCCAGTGCGGATACATGTGGGGGAACTTGCTGTTCAAAAGGTTCAAGGACAACCCCAGCAACACAAACTCAAATATCTTTGTTTTCTGATCCTCCAAATTGCTGGTCGTGTTTTGAATGCGGATGAGGTCCGCCTTTTTCACCATCATCTGTTTCTTGGCTGTGTCGGGGTCCGCATTGCACGGCAGGGCGAACGCCTCGCACATCTCGTCCACGTGCTGCTTGAAGTACGTCGCGTACATGTGGGCGTGCATTTCTTCCGACGGCGCAATTTTCATGTACTGCATCAACGTCTGGTTGGGGTTCTGCACAATGTTCACGTCACGATACCCGTCCTTTATGAGCTTGTAAATTTGCTGCTCGTCGTACGAATCGGGAACCTCCACGCTGTCCCACTCGCTCTTCGTTAATTTGCCCTGCGTAAAATCCATGTTTTGAAGGCAACCACCAGTTATAAAACTGTGTCGCCGTCTCTTTAAGTGCATTCGCAAAATGTTTATGCGGGTGGGTTATCCCGAAAAATTGATTTTGGTTTAACCCAATTAAAACGAATGCAGCAATAAGAACATACCGTTCTCACATCTTACAATGACTCAAGAACAAACGCAACAATCGCAACAAACGCAACAATCGCAACAATCGCAACAATCGCAACAATCGCAACCGCCCCTGCTTGTGAGCCCGCAGCCCCTGCTTGTGAGCCCGCAACCGCCGTTGCTTGTGAGCCCGCCCCTGCTTGTGAGCATTGACGGCAACATCGGCTCCGGCAAGTCCACCACGTGGGACATGCTGAAGGAAGCGTATGCGGGGCGTGACGACGTGCACTTCGTGGAGGAGCCCGTGGATTCGTGGCGCCAGGTCAAGGACTCCGACGGAGTGCCCATCTTGACCAATTTCTACAAGGACAAAAAGGCGTTTGCGTTCCGATTTCAAATGATGGCCTACATTTCGCGCCTGGCGCTTCTACGCGCAACGGTTCGCAAGCATGCTGGGCGCTGTCGCATCATTATTACCGAACGCAGCGTTGACACCGACCGCAACATCTTCGCCAAAATGCTCTACGACAGCGGCGACATTGCACACGACGAGCACGCCATTTACACCATGTGGTTTGACGAGTTTGTGCGCGACTTGCCGGTTGCTGGCCTCGTCTACATTCGCGCGGATCCCGAGACGTGCATGCAGCGCATCACGAAACGAGGCCGCGAGGGCGAAACCATCCCGCTGGAATACGTGCAGAAGTGCCACGACTATCACGACGCGTGGATCCATGGCGACACCGTTACGTGCAAAAAACTGGTGATTGACGCCAATCCGGAAATTGGAGACAACCGTGTGGAAGAAATCATGCGCTTCATTGCTGAAATTCAGTGATTCAATACTTGATGGGTTTCCCGCCGCTAGTGTTTTTTTTTCCACCTTTGGTTGGTCCGGCTGGTTTGTCTATTCTTATAAACTGAAAAACGATTGCCGACCTTTCTCCTGTTCCGCTCATGTGTTCTGGGGAATGCTCAACATTTCCCTTAAATATTAGACACACGCAGTTCTCTCTTGCATTTGCATAACCCATTTGTTCCCATAAATTTAGTTTTACTTCACGGTCTTGGGTTTCTGGTGGCACAACACCGTGTAAACGATAATATTCCGCAATTTGTTCGGGTGTTAGTGTTGAAAGGGATGGAGCATAAAACGCAATGTTTCCTCCTTTCACATCTTTATCTTTAATTAAATACCATATCATCGTTATTATTTTTGAATCCATAAAATCATCAGTGTGCTTTTCCAACGATCCTAGTTGGTTTGTTATTTGCATCATTGCATACGTGTGAAATTCTACTAAATGTGTCGCACTCAATGGTCCTACTTCAAAATCACCACTATCTCTCGCAAACTTTTCTGCCAATTTGTGTGATATTATCGCCAATGCATTAAAATCTATGTCTTTTGTGATTAATTTACTGGTTTTAGGATTTTGTGAATATTCGAATATTGATTCTTTTACTTCATTTGATTTAATCTCTCTCAATAATTGTTTTATCCATGCAGCCTTATTTTCTTCTAGTACTTTGTATGCCTTGATCTCTTCGCATTTTGCATTGGGAAACTTATACAATCTTACGCTGCCAGCATATCGTTTCCCCAACACGTGTTCAATTCTGTTTGCGGTTTCATCATCTATGTACTTATTCAAATCTCTAATATATTTTTCTAGGGTTAGGTCTCCTTCCGACCTTGTCCGCCTTGTCCGTTCCAATGAAGACCTTGACCGTCTCCTCTTTGTCCATGAAGACCTTGCCCGTCTTACTGAAGGCATTTTTTTATTGTGATCTATGTATGTGATGCAATGTATTCCAAATAATATATTGCAATATTAAAAAAAGCTAAAAACATAGCCACTTAAAAATGTCGGATGCATTCGTTGCATTGGTGCACGACGTTCGCACGTCCAGCATGAGCGCCATGTGACACGCGGCCAGCGCAATCATGGCCAGCATGCGCGGCACCTGTTTCAGCATGAAGCGCTGCTGCGCCGCATTGCGATGGTCGCTGTCGTCCAGCAGCGAATAATCGGTGTGGGCATGGGTTGTTTGCTGGGTGCCATGCTGGGGATTCAAAAGGCGCTGCGCAACGGCGGTGTTGATGTCGGGCGCGCACCAGCGCAACAGTTTCATCGCGGGATAGAACCCGACCGCAATGAACATCATCATGGTGAGCCAAATGTCGTAATCGGATACAACGACAATGTATGCAACGTCCATCGCAACACACGCAACATGCAGGCCGCGGCTGCCCCATTTGGCCGCACGGGACAGTCGGAGGGTGTGGTGCTCGTCGTCGGGCACGTAGAGCCGCATGGTTTGGCGGCTCGGCTCGTGCAGCTGCGCGCTCAAGCCGTAATAATACACATTGACGAACGCGGAACCGGTGTACACCGCGCGCATCAGCGTCGGCGGATGCACGACCGCTAAAAACAGGCTCTGAATGAATCCAATGCAGGCGGTCCAATGAAACATGATGGCCGAGGGTTGCATGGATGGAATGATTGTAGTGGTATACTACTATAAACATGTCTATAATATAATACAGCCCGCAAATATATGAATTTTGAATGCACGCAAACATCTTAGTATAAACGGTATAAACGAGTCGTACTGATTTTGAACCTGTCGTGGAAAGCAGCTATAACATTACTTCTCCAAAATGGAATCGCTCCAGACCATTGTTGAAATGTTCGGTCAAAATCTATGAACACTATTTTATAAGTACCATTTATCACCAACTCAGTGACGTAATTTATCACGTCCACATCCGCAAACCATCGCGATGCTATTAATGGTTGTAACTGTAACGACTTATTGTCAACAATAAAACTATAAAAAATATTGCCTGGTTGTTTAGTGGGGGTTTGTTCAACCGTGTGGACATTTACAAATTTTATGGTGCTGGCTTTGTCTTGGTCAATGGCGTTGTTTGGGTTATCATCCATCAAGCATCCAGGTGCAGGGATGTCATAATTTTCTCTCAAAATGGCTCTTATCACATTATATTTTGTGTATCCTTGAAAATTATGTAATCCATTATCTGACTCAGGATTTGGTTGTTCATTAGGTTTTGTATTTTCATTAGGATTTGTACATAACACTTCTTCAAATGCGTGATCTAAGTTCATCAATTGCAACATTCTTATAATTCCGATTTTGTCGCCAGCAGAAAGAATGTATACTGGCACTCCGCGGTTGTTGCATTCAGTCAATAACGTTTCCCATGCAACACGTTGATCGTCCGATCCAAATACATGCAATTTAAACTCATCAATCATCGACGGTTTTCTAAATGAATATCTTTCGGGCATATGTATTTCGAGGGAATCATATGGGCCCAACCCTCCCTTCATTCGTTTCGTTTGCTTCGTTTGCTTCATTCGCTTCATTCGCTTCGTTTTTGCGCCTCCTTTGCTTCGCAATCGGCGCTTTCTCCCACTTAATTTTGGATGCATGTTTTTTTGACGAGGATGATGGGACCACACAATATACAATACGCGTGTCATTTAATTTTTTTTATTTTGGCGGGTCAATTCGTCAACAACTTTTGCCGCAGGGATGGCGGCTTGTATTTCAGAATGTCCAGCTCCTTGGTTGTAGTAGGAAAACTGGCCGCGCCGTAAATGTCCTGCAACAGCAGCCACTCAAACATGCCGCCCGGATACACGCGCACGTTTTTGAACCCCAGCTGTAGGAGCTGCTGGTATTTTTTATGCACCGTGTCGTCGTTCGCGTTTTTCCCGTACACGATGATCTCTCGGTCCTTCCCCTTCGGTTCCAACAGCATGGCGTTCATGGACACCTCTTCTTCTTCTATTGGCAGCGTGCCCGGAATCAGGCACCCCTGCATTCCCGGCGGCAGCGTATTAATTAACAGCCACGGATGCGACGCCGCGTAATAATTGGAATACTTGTGCTGGTCCAGCGGGTTCGCCGTCCGACATATGCACTGGATGTCCTCGTAATTCACCTTCAAAATGGATGCGCCGGAACCCATCACTTCATTTATAAGGGGTAGGGGGTAATTTGAATTGTAATGTAATAAATTAAATGGTAGTGATGTATTTAATTTATTTTTCGCGCGCATTCATTATTCCGTAGGCCTTATTCCTTGTCATACCCAATGACCGCGCAGTCCAGCCGCTTCCCCGCGTGCCCGGTGGTCAGCGAATCCGAGTGTCCGCCTTTCCCCAGGTCGTCCTCGTCCTCGTGGACGACAAGCGACCGCCCGATGATGGAGAGCTCCCCCTCAAACAGAGAGACCTTGTTGGTGGAAAAATAAAACGTGCTGAAATGCTCTTTTGTGGCCGTAATGTTGCCGAAATCCCCCGCGTGCGAGCTTGCACCGGTGCGCGACCCGTGATTCGCATTCGTCGGGTTGAAATGCCCGCCGCAGCTGGTGCAGTCGCTGCTCAACAAGTTGCCGAACTGGTGCACGTGAAACCCGTGCTTGCCCGGTGCCAAGTTTTCAATGTGGCCCGACACCTTCACCGCAGAAAACGGGTCGTCCTGTTTGAATGACACGTGACTGCCCTTCAATTTACCCTGAAACACCGCGATTGCCTTCGCCTTCGTCGCCTTATTCAATAACAATAAGACAATGCGATGCTTTAATATCATATTCGGCCACATGATTTTCGCTTAAATGCTGATTTTGCGCGCGGCTCCCTTTTTTGCAGTTCGGGCCAGGCGCAGCGCCCGACTATTCGGTTTGCACCCATTTTGTAAAATGGCGTAATCCACCCCAGCCGCCTTGCCGCCCGTGATCGCGCTGGCCAGTCGGGCGTACCCCCACGACTGCGGGCTTTGGTTGGGGCGCGACCCCGACGAATAAAATGCGCCCTCCCCCTTCTTGACAATCTTATGTAATGAGCCAACCGAGCATCCGGTTGCATTGGCCAGCGCCGCGTTTGGCACGATTTTTTCCACGTGGTACATGCGACGCGCCACATCGGTGTGCTTGGACGCCACGTGCGGATACGACTTCAGTTTCGCTGTGCGCCCATAGTATTCGCCGCGCTTGTACAACCGGCGCGACCGCTTCAACATGGCAATCTGCTTGCGTCGGTCCTTGCGCGACAACGTGCGCGGAACATAACGCACCGGAACGCGAACACCCGATGTCATTTTATTTTATTTGTGAGAGTTGCAATATATATAACATTTGATTTCAAAAATAATAAATTGCAACTATATAAATATAAATAATGGCAATTACGAAACGATTGAACCTTCGTTCCCGACGCAAGGGCGGCGGCGGCACTCGCTCCATCTGCCCCTCCTTAAAGTCCGAGGGCAATTGTGCCGGAAACGCTGTGTGCAAATGGAATGTAAAACTGTCCAAATGCCGCAAACAACGCGTTTCTGCCACGATGAGCACCGATGTTAAAAAACAACTCAGTGCAGAAATAAAAAGGGGCGCATGGGGAGATGATCCGGAAGATATAAAGGCGGGATTGTGGATGTTGAAAAAAATAAAATACAACCCGTTGTACAAAAGCGAATTCACCGGTGAAACGTATGAACATCGCAAACATCCGGAACTCTTGCAAGCGCGCGATAAACTGAGCGCATATAGCAAATACGGGGGGTTCTATCCAGACGGGAATGACAAACGTCTCGCGGTTCCGGATTTTTCATAGATTCAATGCAACTCAATGTGCTGCAGTTGCGCTTGACGCTGCGAAACCTTGTTCTTGATGATGTAGATTGCCGAGAGAAACAGCAGCGTTATTTCCGTGCTGCTTCGGGTTATTAACGGCGTGTCGTTCATTTGCACGCTGTAATAAATCCACATGCTGGACGACACAATGCTCAAAAAACAGAACAACAGGGACAAGCTGTTGGTGCTCTTATTTTTATACAACAAAAACATGAATATCATGCGCCCGATAACCGACAGCGACGTGGCCGTGTACGGAATCACCTTCAGCGCCTGGTCTGTTGCGTTTGTTGCCGCGTCCATCTCTGCACCACAATGAGAGATTGACTTTAATTGCATTTCATTGCATTTTGCATTTTGTTCAATTGAATGACACCACAATGTCCACCGTCTCCTTCTTAATGCTCTTGGTGGCGGAAATGCTCAACTCCTCGCGCTTCTTACGGGTTTTGTTGGTGTTGGTGGTGGTGGTGGTGGACTTATTGCTTGCGCTGTTGTCCACAGCATCCACAGCATCCACAGCATCCACCGCGTCCGCATCCGCATCCGCATCCGCAATCCCATTGTTCCGACGCGACGTGCTGTTGCGCGCGTTCATGTCGTCCTCTATGGTCCCATAGTGGGATTCAATGTAGGCAACCACCCCGTTTTCCAGCGCCCACTTGAAGAAGTTCAGCTGCCCAATCGTGGTCTGAATGAAGGTGCCGTTCACATACGGAATCGTGATGCGGTCCCACCGGCAAAACGGGTCAAACCGGCGCTTGCTGTACGCCTTCAACTTCAGCTTGTAGTCCACATACACCTTGAAGCGCCGGTTCGGCCCCGCATCGTACACGGTGAAGAACTTCTTGGCGTAATTCGTGGCAAACCAGTCAATGATGCGGAGCGAAATGGGCGACTCCCCGTTGATGATCCGCAGCATTTTTTCCAAGTTGTTGTCCTCGGCATAAAACTTCATCAAATTTGACATGAGCAAATCATTCTGCGTGGTGTAATTTGCGCACATTTGCACTCTAGATTTAGATGGATTAAATGATTTTGGATTACTTTTGGACGCGTTATTACAAATAATGACGCGTCTGTTTAAACCGTTATTGCGCATAAACATTTTTTTTGTGGTTTGTTGGCGTTGTCCAACCCCAACATCAAACAAAAATCAAATAAACACGATATCATAATCAAACCGCGCAGGCGTTTTCAGCAAAAATGCGGGCAAATGCATGTCATCCATGTATTTAGATACTGTCATCATCTCTAAAAATGAAATTCGCGGTTCGCCGTCGGCATTCAATAACCGGTTGAGGTCCTTTGGTAACAATATGCGCAAATAGTGCTGGTTAGCGGCGCATGCATTCAGTAAATGCCGCACACCGCACTGCATAAATAACCGGTTATTGTCATGCGTCCATGTTCCCGGCATATACAGGGTAAATGGTGGCGGTTTACTTGCACTAACGTATTTATCGTTGATGGCAATGTACAGCACAATGTCTTCGCCAGCACCTATCACCAACTGCTTGCACTTTGACGACGGAAAACGCGGAACCAATGCCCTCAATTTACTAAAACTCATGGCCATGTATTTTTCGTACTTGTCTGGAAAGAGGGACATGTATTTTTCAAAAACCCGTTCCGGGCCGTCAAAAAATTGCAGCGCATTGCGACAATCCGGGACGTCATCCGTCTGCCACGACAACAATTTGTCGCCGCATTGTTCCACAATCGCATTCAACCCGTGGGAATGGAAATTGAATGATACTAGTTTTGAGGATTTTGATTTTGATTTTGATTTTGATTTTGATTTTGATTTTGATTTTGATTTTGATTTAACCTTGCGGGTATTTCTTGGCATTTCAACAATTTTATAATCACACACATGTATATATTGCATTACATTTTATTGCATTACATTTTATTGTTCCATTTTATTGTTCCATGCACCAAACCCACGCATACGCACTCTACGTCGTTTTAGCACTTGCGTTCATGTGTTTCGGGCTGCACCTGTGTTATCAAAATAACCAAACCAGCCGGAGAGAGGGCTTTGCGGTTCCACTATCGCCCGGCTCCTTCCCCGACGCATCCACGTATCCGTTGCTGTACAAGGACTACCCCGTTAAGCCGTCCGGCGGCTTTTCCGACCTGTCGTCCACCGACTTGTGGTCCTACTACCCCGTGTTTGACAACGGCTACGCCCAGTACACCAACAACGTGCGGTACTGGGCAACCCCGAACAACGGCAAATGCTCGCCGCCCGAAGTTTGCGGCGGCTTGTACAACGATAAACCAATTAAGAAGATGCGCATTGTGCCCGCACCCAAACCCCTTTCCCTCAATTCGGACGCGCGGCGCGTCAACTTTTATGCGTCGGACCCCATGACGTGCCCCGACACCCCCGCCACCGATGTCGCCAACTGTCTTTACTACGGGCACAAAACAAACTCGCTGACCCCGCCGTATCAACCCACCCTGCTGGATGGTTGACGCCGCGTGCGACCCTGGCCCGACGGCCGCGTCTTTCGCGAACGCAACGCGGCTGCCCCTACATTACGTTTTCGCTGCCTGGGCCGTTCCGCGTGCTCGTCAGTGGCATGCTGCTGCTGCTGCTGCTGCTGCTGCTGCTGCTGCTGCTGCTCCTCTTCACACTCTTCGTCCTCGCGAGACAACATTTGACCCATTTTTTTGTATTTGTATTTGTATTTTTAGTTGAAATGCTGCCAGGTTATATTATAAATTGCAACTAAAATTGCCGCATCGTAACGCGCTTAACATGAACATCGTGAACATCGTGAACATCATGAACATTAAGGGTTCAACCCGGTGCTTCATTGCAACCCCGTGCGCGGAATGTGCACCTCCTTGATGAACGCCTTAATTATTTTTTTGTGCGCGCTGTCGTCGTATTCAATATTCTTGTACAGCTCTTTGCATATCGTTTGATATTCAATGTGCATTTTTTCCTTGGTTTCCCACCCCGGGTGCGCGTCCATCCATTCCTGAATGATGCGCGTCTGATAGCAGGACGCCATGTAAATGAATTTTTTGACGTACTCGTTGTCCTCGTCCTTGATCCACTCGTCCGTCTTCACGTACATGGTCTCGCGCTTCAAGTCCGTGCAATGAATGGGGCGCAGGTGCACGTCCATGCCCTTCAAGTTGTTGACAATGATGGAGCTCACCCCCTCCACAATCCCCTTGGTCTTCGTGTATTCCAAATCCTGGAGCGTGATTTTGAGAGTTTTCACGAAATCGCTCAGCTTAATGGCGTCCTTGCACTCCGTGTTTAAAAACATGTTCAGGTTGAACTGCGTGTTGTGCGTCGTGGTGTTGACCACGTTGTTGCTGCCAATGCGCGGCGTCATCTCCTGGATGGTTTGAATGAGCTGCTTGTTCTGCTGCGTCATCTCGCGCAGCACCTCCTGGTTTTTGGTCATCATCTCGTGGTTCTTAGCCATAATGTCGTGACTTTTGTCAAACATCGCGTTCCGGTCGTTCAGCAGCATCTGCACCATGGTCTTCAAATCCATCAGCTCCTCGTTCTTGTCCGCAACGTCTTGCGTCTTTTTGGCCACCATTGCAATTTCTTTTTCCACCACAGTCAGCGACATGGATGTGTCGGATGCATCGGACGCACTCATTGCCTTGCACGTCTTCTTGTGATTGTAGAGAGAGGACCGCAACTCAAATGTTTTGCCACACGCGCACGCGTTGGATGATTGAGCCGATGCTGTTTTGATTTTAATTTTATGCTTGTCGGTGTCATAATGCTGTAACATGCTGCTTTTTCTCGTGCACGAATAATTGCACATCTTGCATTCAAAACGTGACGAGGTGTCGTCTGACAGTTCCATTTAAAATCTGGATATTGTGCAAATGGTGCAAAATAGGTTTAAGCGTTTTACATAAACAAACATTAAAATTCCCTTAATACACCCAATTTGCATATTTTTATGGCGTGTTTTAAAACCATGTCCAAATTACGAAATTAACACGACAATTCATGCCATTGAATCATACGGTTCGTTTGCCTTATGGTGTCAGCATATGTTTTGTTTTAGCAATAAAACAGAAATATGCACGGCGAAATCATCGCAACTCATGTGATGCATTATGGTGTGGTAAATAATATCAGACTCAACGATGGCTGCTAGATTGCATATTTTTTGTTTTAGTTGCTAAAACAAAAAATATGCAATTTTCGGTATCACATGTCACAATTTTTGGGCCGAAAAAACTGGTTTTTTTGGATCCATTTTTTGCGTGACCATTATGCTCTCGTTTTTGCATGATTATTACATAAAATAATTTTGTTATTTTCTCGATTCGAATTTGCACAAGAGTCGAAAAAATTTTGAGAATCGGACATCGATGATGTCCAAAATCGAGATCGACGAAAGACTTTTGGGAAAATCGACGCGTTGCTAGGTGTTTTGCGGAACTTTTTGGGAACGCAATATTCCACATGATGTATGCAGTGGGAATTGCGAACCGTTATTTATTTTCATTTTTATCAAGCAGGTCACATGTCAAATAGATGAAATCATGTGCCCTTGCATATTTTTATGTAGGGTTTTAAAACGGACGAGATATTATGCAATTTTACACCATACCTGGTGTGGATAAACAATCATGCGAAAAACGCTTATGATGCCGGCATATGTTTGTTTTAGCAATTAAAACAGAAATATGCACGCACTCTTTGTGCACAAACGTCGCATGCATTATGCTGCGGTAAAAATGTTCACGCGCATCGCATTTGTCTAGATTGCATATTTTCGGTTTTAGTTGCTAAAACAAAAAATATGCAATTTTCGGTATCACATGTAAGAATATTTCGGCCCAAAAACTCGTTTTTTTTGGCGCCATATTTTATGTGACCATTATGCTCTCGTTTTTACACGTTTATTACATGAATTAAATTTGTTATTTTCTCGATTCGAATTTGCACAAGAGTCGAAAAAATTTTGAGAAATGGACAAGATCGATGTCCAAAATCGACATCGACGAAAGACTTTTGGGAAAATCGACGCGTTGCTAGGTGTTTTGCGGAACTTTTTGGGATCATTATTTGAGAGACCATACATGCAGTGGAAAAAAATAAGTTGTATGAAATGTATAAAAATTACGAAACCCGCATAAAACAATTCATGTCGGTCCAACTTTCAATGGAATTTGAAAAAATTGATTCTGATTTTTGGAATGCTAATGGGTGTCAGTGTATCCCAACAAGACAACTACAACAACATGTTTGCCTACCTTCGTTCCAACCCCGGAGCCAACTACCGATTCATTACAACTACGGTTGCCACCAACATGCGTGTCCATGTTCGCAACCAGAGACCCATCTTGACTGGACTGGACTCTTCCAATACCGTCGTTGCTGGCATATTGTCCGACATCTACCTGCGCGAGTTTGCGTGCACAATCAAGACACTGCAGCAGGTGAATTGTGTCGCTGTCAAGTACCACGAGCACGCGTTTGACAACACGGACGCTTACATTGAAGGACAAATGCCAACCCAATCGCACGAAATGAATGCCGAGCAGCGTCATGCGGCACAACTTCTGCTCGGCGTGGGCAACAGTTACTCGGAGATCAATGCGACGCTGCGAATGCTTGACTCGCGAATGCTTGGTGGCTCCGTGTCCTTTCAATCGGTGACGGAGTGCAACCCTGAAATGCGTGCCCAATTGTCGCAACAATTCAGTGCGGACGCGTCCTTTGCGGAAGATATGTTTGACCGCTTGCATCACCTCGTCAAACAAGTGTGGAGCTTGGTCAACATGCTGGCGTTCTCCAACCTGTTTCGGTTTGCCGACCATCCCATGGTTCTGCCGTCTTCAGAGGATTCCATCTTCATCCCTTACATTCCAAACGCGAGACAGGCCGAAGAAGTCCAGGTGGAAGAAGAAGTCCAGGACCAGCAGACTCGCCATGAGTGCAATGACCATGTGTGCAATGACTGTGGCAAGACATTCAGGAAACAGCCCCAACACGTCGTTTCACCCGACGGGAGTGAATTTTACCGCTGCCATTCATGTGCATTCAAACATGAGTTCCCGGACGAATACAGAATCGGAGACGACGAATCCGATGAAGACGAAGACGAAGGTGAAGCAGAAATGAACGCAAAAACACCACAAGAACAACAGAAACACTTCAAAAAAATTGCCGAGATGTTGGCGGACGGCAAAATCACGCCGGAACAAGCGTGTTCCATGATTGAGAAACTGCGGGATCTGAGAATCTTTGCCGACGATATATTGGAGCCAGAAAATCAAGAACAAGAAAAGCAAAAAGGCTTCAACGAAATTGCGGGGGTGTTATCAGATTACAAAATCACGAGGGAAGAAGCATGTGAAGTCTTTGTGGAATGGATCAATGAGTGGATGGTGGTTGCATCAGATTCGTGAATACAGTAAGTTAAGTGTGGTGTGTGGTGCTGCCAAAACAAAAAAACAAAAAAAAACATAAAAAAATACTAACACTTTTTTTATGATTTTAAAATATAAATTAATATTATAAACATGTCCAAAACACGACGACACCGACAACGTCGGAACAAATTAAGCCGACGAATGAAAAAACGGGGTGGTGTTCCTAAGAGTAGTGTTCCTAAGAGTAGTCTTCGTCGTGATGAATCGGAAAAAAGACCACCGTTTTTAGAACCGTTACATGGACACAAAAAATTATTGAATACAAAAAAGTACAACAAACCACGTAAGAGTGTAACTATTAATCCAATAGTGGGTAAAAAGGTATTACCCAATTCACCTGCTGATTCAGATGTGTTCGAAAAAAAGGGAAAACACACCATGTTCACCCTTGGCACACCGAAAGGTAATGTGCAGTACGAATTGAATACGGAGATTGATGAGGAAAAACAGCGCACAGCAATTAATAAATTTAACAAGCAAATTAGAGAGAAATTTGAACCCATCCAAGACGCTTTTGTAAACACTCTCAAAGATGGAAAACCCAATTTGAACGAATATGGACACAATGGAACGTGGATGTGCGTCACAAGCAAGAAGCAGGGGAACTGGAATCCTAAGACAGGTGATTGGACTTTTCCTACTGAAGAAGGTGAGTGTGAACGCGAAATAAATGATGATTTTGTTAAAGGAACAGACTGGTCAGAATGGATATCAAAAAAAAATGATGAACACATTTTTTGTGTACCTAGCAATTATGAATTAATAATGCATGCGATGAGTGTAAGGGGGCGTGTGGTGAATTACTTGTAATAACATATGGTTTTCTTGCTATGGCTCCCTGGCATTCCAGACAACGCTGACATTTGGTTTCGTTAAAACATTATTAAAACATTATTGGCAATCCAACCCAGCCCTTTGCTTCTTTTGTTTCTTTTGCTTCTTTTGTTTCTTTTGCATTTGATTCCAATGCCTTGGCCTTGACATTAGCCTTGGCATCTGTGTTTTGGGCTTTAGCGTCCATGTTTTTGGCAACGTGATTCGGCGTCCATTCCACCGGCGTGTGTGCGTCGTATGTCGTGCTGTCCGTCATGAGGATGTCGTAGTTTTGCTTGACGTAGTACGCCCGCCGTTTGTGCCACTGGTTCCGGAAGATGTCCTGCTGGTCCACGATGTCAATGACCAGCGGGCGCCCGTGTTTCACGCGCAGAATGCGCCCCACCGACTGGCACACGTCCGTTTTGGGCGACGCCATGATGAGCGTGGTCAGTGTTTTGATGTCCAGCCCCTCGGACGCCATGGCGTACGTGGCGATGATGACCGTGCGCGACTCGCTGGCTTTCAGGTCGGCTTCCTTCATGCCGCCGACGTAGTACCCCACTGACCCGCCGGCAATGCCGCGGTGCGCAATCGCCTTGTGCAGGTACGTGAGCAGCGACTTGTTGTGCGCCAGAATCATGACTTGCTGTTCCGGGTTCTCGGCCAGCTCTTTTTGTAAAACGCGCAGGATGAACTCGCTGCGGTGCGCGTAATCACACACGCGCGAAATCATGGTGCTGAATTTCGGATTGCCGCGATAGTCGTACTCCGTCTCGTTGAACGCGGCGTCGTCCACGCAGTAGTTGATGGCCTTCACGACCACGCGGTGCTCCGACGCCGCCTTCTCCTTGTGCACCACGTCGCCCAGGAACATCTTGAACACTTTCGTGAGCCCGTCCTTGCGCTGCATGGTGCCCGACAGCCCGAGCGTGTACATCGTGGTGACCTTCATCATGCACTGGCAGAACACCTCGGCGCCCATGTGGTGCACCTCGTCAAACACCGTCAGCCCGAAGCTGTCAAACATGTCGGCGGGGTACTCCTTCATGGACAGCGACTGCAGCATGCCGAGCACGATGTCCTTGTCGTCAATGTCCACGATCTGGCCCTGGATGCGGCCCACGCGCGCGCCCGGCAGGAACTGCTCAATGCGCTCTATCCACTGGTTCATTAAGAAGGACTTGTGCACCACGACGAGCGTTTTTCGGCGGAGCTGGGCCAGGATGTAGAGCGCCATCACGGTCTTGCCCTTGCCGGGGTCCACGTCCAGGAGGCCGCCGCCGCCGGTGCCCACATGGTTCAAATACTTTCGCACGATGTCTTTTTGGTAGTCGCGCATGTCGCCCTGGAACGCGACGCCGGCATTCAATGCATCCCCCGGACCGATTTTGACGGCGTCGGGCGGGCCGTAGGCGCCGATTCCGAAGTATCGCGGCACGTATATTTTTAGCGGAGATTCGCGATAAACGGGGTAGGCGGCGGGTTGCACGGGGGCTTTAGGAATGTGCGGGCGAATCGTGAGTTCCGTGCGGATGTATTTGCGTTCGTCTTCGTCCAAGTTCTTTTTGGGGATGGTGTATCCGCGGGGGCCCAAATACGTCATGATGCTGATTTTGTGGTTGTTGGTTGGTGGTTGGTGGTTGGTGGTTGGTGGTTGTTGGTGATTGGCACGTTTTGGATTTGGTTCAATTTTAAATCATAACAAATAATTATAAAATATATAATTATTATACACATTATACTCACGCGCGCCTCTCCCAATCCAATGGATTCTGTTTTGAAATCCGCGAAAAAGCACGAGCTGTTGCTCACGGTGCTCATTGTTTTGTACGTAGTTTTGAACGTGCCCACCCCGGACGCGATTGCCCCCTACATTGACACGCCTTTAGGCAACATTGTGGTGGTTGTCGTTGCCCTGTCCCTCTTCATGCATTCGCACGCGGTGGTCGGGGTGCTGGGCTTGTTTGCAGCGTACGTGCTGATTCGCCGTTCCGGCGCCAATGGAAGCGTAGCAATTGAGTCATACGTCCCAAGCGAGAAGCGCAAGAGCGAGGAACTCTCCGCGTTCAACCAGTTTCCCGTGACCCTGGAAGAACAAATGGTGGCGATCCGGGCGCCGCTGGCCGACACCGCGGTCGGCAGTGCCACCTCATCCTTTCATCCCAACCAACTGGACCAAACGTCGCTGGGATACACGCGGGTTTAGTTAAACTGGTTTCATTGGTTCATTGATTTCATTTCAATCATGGTAGAAGCAGCATTCACCACGGTAGAAGCAGCAGTAGAAGCAGCATTACCCATGTAATTCCACACGAACCATAAAAACCACAAAACGAAACAAATTAAAAGCCCCCACAGCACGTACAAGGTGTCGACGTTCAACTCGCTTGTTGTGGCTCCCACGGAGCCGGTGGTGGTTCCTGCGGTATCGTCGTAATCCGACGGCTGTATTATCTCAAACAGGGCGGGTTCGTCTTCCGCATTGGACATGGCCATGGAATTCACGTTTGGGCCGCTCTTGCTTTTTTGCAGCAGCGGCGGCGGGGACGGGGTCACTGCAATACCGCTGGCCACCACATTGTTAATTGGGCCCGCGATTGCAATGGGGTCCGTGAAAACGGCGTAATAATAATTGCCGCCGCATGATTCGTAGGGTAGCGACCCGTTGTACACGTAGTATTTTTTTGACGGAATGTAATCGTTGACGTTCACGTCTTGACCGATGGCAGCAGACGGCGTGAGCGCAACTGTGCTGGCGTTCAGCGTGTTGGCGGCTTGAATGACGGCGTCCAGGCCAGACGTTCCGCTTGCGCTTCCGATGGAAATGGGCACGCTGACAATCAATCCGTCCGACCCGCGGTTTTGCTGGACGGCAGAGTGCACAATGAGCAGTTCCGCGTCGGCGGGCGCGCCGTTGTACGTGTGCAGCGATGGCTTGTAAATTCGGATTTCAGTGGGGACGTAGGTCCCTGCCGTGTAAAACGACACCTTGCTGTTGTTGCGGGATGCGCCGCACGGGATCGTCAGATGGGACAAGTCGGCTGCCAGCGTGACCGATTGCCCGGACAACATGTCTGCATCGTAAATGCAGTTGAATGTTCCGGTGATCGTGTTCACGTTTTGCGAGGTCGGTATGTCAATCGGCGCGGTGCAAGACATTGTATTGTTATGTATTGTCGTATATTGTTATATATTGTATATAAAATAATATATTATTTAATCGCACTCTCTCAACTGCAACGATTGGCGACGGAGTCAATGGGCGGTGGGCTTGCCATGCCACTTAGAGCCGGCGACAGTGCTCCCCCAAGTGAAAAAACCGGTGAATTGGGTGTGTTGCTCCCGTATTGATGGTAAGGGGGGTTTGGCCCGGAAAACGAGGCGGGCGAAAATGCCGCCATGCCGCCGCGCATCCTCTTGCTTTGGCCGCGCTTATTGCTTTTGCAGTGGCACTTTCCGCGGCACTTGCAACGCTTATTGCTTTTGCAGTGGCACTTTCCGCGGCACTTGCAACGCTTGCGGCTGCTGCGCTTCTTATATCCTCCACGACGGTGTGGATAGTTTCCTCCATGTTGTTTTAGTGCAATGTTGTATCCGGGTTTTCCGGCAAGGGCGGCTGCGCTTCCGCCGGCGCCACCGCATCCGGTTATGCCGCCAACCATGCTTCCATACGCGTTGGTAAAATGCGTGTTTGGAGGGTTTGCACCGCCGCTTATGATGGGTTGCAGAATCTGATTGGAGGGGGCGTGAATGGGTGAATGTCCCAACATTGAGATTGTATTGTGGTTTGCGTGGGTTGCGTGGGTTTATACATGAACGCAACATTTTTATATTTTTTATATTTTGGTTGACTGTTTCATTTGTTTCATTTGTTATTTGTTCGGGCAGTTTCCCACGCACTTGTTCTCAAAGTAGTAGTAGTCCAGCGGTTTGGGGGCGCCACTTGCGCCGTGCTTAAAAATGGGGCCGTGCTGGTTCCCAGACACGCACGACTCATTGGAATCCATTTTAGCCCAGACGCAGCACGACGTGGCTGTGCAGGAGTGCTTGCTCATCCTGCCGCACTCCGTTTCCAGCTCGGCGGGTTTGCCTAAATGCGACTTGCAAAATCCGGCCCGCATCTTTGCATCCAGTGAATCGGGTTGGTCAAACGTTTCCACGACAACCGTTTTCGTGTTTGGACCGGACGACCCGATGGCACTGTTTTCAGTGATGTCCGTTCCCAGCTGCACGTGCATGATTTGCTGATACACCAGCGCGCCAATGATGACGACCACCACAATGGATATGGCGGCCAGGTTTTCTATGAAGTACTGGCCCAACCGTTCCGCCAGTTCAACTAAATTGATGCCGTTGCCGTTGCCGCTGCCATTGCTTCCTTGATCGGTATTCATTGTTAATGCAAAAAAAATGGTATATAATGTGCACATTTTATTATTTAATGCCATGAATTTCAGAAAATGAATACCATTCGGGGGCGGGCCGGTTCTTCTTCCAGGCGGCAATGCGCCGTTTTTCGGGCGACATGTAGTATGCGCGATACGACTCCACCGCATTGCCGCTGCGGGCCTTGTATTCGTCGGGCATGGCCAGCGCAAAGGGCGTGAGGCCCGCACGGGGGCACGGGAATAAATCGTCGCGCGGCACATGGCGGCGCAGCAACTGGGCCACCTCATACGACCGGTGACATTTGGTTTCGGGGTGACCGTATCGGAAGCGCCACTCCTCGTGCAGCGCCTCCACGAGGTCCAGCGTCCAGATGAAGTTGTCGCGAGAGGTGCGCACCCAGATGCTGACCGGGTGATTCAAATGCGCTTGTTTGTAAAGTTGGTCCTTGATGGGCGCGTCGGGGACTAGGACGTGCATCGCAGTGCACAACATTTGCACCGCCTCCAACAGGATCTTGGACACGTGCTTGTCCATGTAGGCTTCGGCGGCTTCGGACGGGATCAACGAGAGAATAAAGAGATTCATTACGCGATTACGATTTGTTACGATTTGTTATAATGATGACTGCAATATTGATTCAAATACTAAATTGGAATCAATTTTTTTTTGTGGAGCATTTATATACCACACTATCCAGAAATATCCCGATGAGGAAGCGCACCATCAATCGCACCAATCGCAGTCGCAGTCGCAGTCGCAGTCGCAGTCGCACTCGTAAACTTTACAAAGGGGGTGTGTCAGTCAAGTCGCTAACGCACAAGGCCCGAGTTCACTCCGAGGGCGACACTCGCGCTCAAACATCGGATGATGGCGGCATTTTCGGCTTTTTTCCTCAACCTTCATCGGGCGAAACGTTAAGAGCGCAAAGAAACGCGGCCCGGTTGAAACGGCGGTTGCAAGAACCGCAGGATCCGGAATTCGTGGCGTCGGCTCCTCCCATGGAATTCGTGGCGTCGGCTCCTCCCCCGGAACTTGTGGCGTCGGCTCCTCCCCCGGAACTTGTGGCGTCGGCTCCTCCCATGGAATTCGTGGCGTCGGCTCCTCCCATGGAATTCGTGGCGTCGGCTCCTCCCATGGAATTCGTGGCGTCGGCTCCACCCTTGTCAGACGACGACAACGGTGCGGTTGATTCCCCTCCGAATATGTACGACGAGATAGGCTGGACTCCGCATAATCCAGCCGGCATAGAAATTCCGGACACTACTACTCCCAGACACGCTCCATCTGCGTCAAGCTTTCAAGTGATCGGGTACAACCAGCATCCCATGTTCCATGTGAAAGTGGATGAGGCGAAGCTGATGGCAGACTCCGATAAAAACGGAAAATTGCGGGGCGAAGACTATGCGGTTGTCAGTGCGCATGGAGCGATCGGCGACGAGCTGTCACCCAACATGAAATTTCTTGCCAATAAATATTTGAGAATAGTTGAGTTGGGAAAAGCGGGACAAGTTGTCACGATATACCCTTCAAGGAGTGTGGAAGTAAATAAAATCATGCGAGACCCCAACAATTACGCCATGTTTGATAACACCACTGAAGGAAAAGAACGGAGGGCGGAAGTGTTCCAGAAACTGTGCCATTACACGGGGTTGGGGTGCACAACCACGTTCAATGACGGATTAAATTTGGTGAATATAACCCACGAACGATTGTTTTCGGGTCACGTGCATGACGAAGCGATACCGGACGAGCATAAAATTACACACAATACGTTCGGGCATATGTTATCCACGGGCGTGTTCGTGCCGGTGGACTACACCAAGGACAGGACCACCCCCTACCTCGCCAATAAGCGGTTGTTTAAACGGTATCCAGGGACGTCGTTTCTTAGCAAACAAACAACCATGCACCTAGTGAAAACAATGCTTCCCATAGCAATTCGTGAAAACCGGTGCATCAACTTGCTCGTCATGTCGTGCGCGGGCATTGAGACGCAAGGCGACGACGTGTATGACAACTTGCAGGAATCAAAACCCGGCACCAAAAACCCAGCAATAGAACTGCTTACACTCTCCAAACGGTACATGGCCACCCTTAACAAATTGCTAGAGGATTTCATATTAGAGTTCATGGATCATGATTACGTGTATATTCTTGGCAATATAACAGAAAATGCGAGTCCCTACCAAATACTAGACATTGCCCAGCGCGCCAAGGCATTCTACCAGAAATATTTTCATGCGTTTGAAAATTTATTTTACACGAATATAGGCCGAGTGGAGGAAGCGTTCAGTTTTTCGGTGCCACGCTCACGCGTGAGGTCCAACGAGCTGCTGAATGAAGACAATGCTGCCAAAATTAAAACGTCCTGGTTCGGCAAATACCTGGACGAATTAATCAAGGTTAAAATTTATTTAATCCGGGAGTTTGTGAATCTCTTTGCCGTGCGCGTTAGAATGATAAAGCATTCATTGGACAAGTCCAAAGCAATCATTGAGAGGTTTATGGCCCGGTTTGCCCCAAACACAGAAACCCACACCCTCCTGAATGCCGCCGTGCAGAACATGACGGCGGTGCAACAATACATTGACCGCGTGTTTGATCTGATTATTTACATGTTGCCAGTGAAGGCCGGTTGGTCGGCGCCGGCGAACTCGTTTACAAAATACAAAAAATACGTGGATGTTGCCCGGGTGTACCAGGAAACGAAAGCGCATGAGCTGTACGACCGGCTTACCGAAGACATGGATTACGACCGGTACGAGAGGGATGAAACCGGGAAGATGACCCTCAAAAATCCGCTGCCGCCGGGAAATTTCCGAAAAACGGCGCGGTTTATGCACAAATATCAGGAGCTACCCAATTTTGACGAGGCATTTGAACGGGCGCGCAAAACACGGCGTAAAAAACAAGACAAGCGCATCACGCTGTCGGTTTAATTTATTATTTATTATATTGGGTAATGGTATGCGCAAAAGATCAAGATGCCCTTAAAGACACTGAAACGTTGTTCGCGACGGGCATACAAGGCGGGGGAGTGTTACAATTTCCAGGCGCTGGGGTGCGACGTGATGAACAAAAACAAAAAGAAACGGATCGCTCTTTATTTCAAGAGCGTGAAGGAGCGCGAAAAATACGCAAGGTCCAAAACCGGAAAACGTGCATTAAGCCGGTGCGATAGGATTCGCCGGTATTCGGTTGTGAGCGCAACCCGCGGCGGGAAACCCATAAAGTCTCGGGCACATTAAGGGGGGGGGGGGAGCGGAGCGACAATGTGCATGGCAATAAATGAATTCACGTGCAATTTTACTCAGAATGATCGCCAACATGATGCAAATTGATTTGATGTTCTTGATATTCACACGAACAATTGTTGTCGCTCCATGAATTTCGTTGATGCCCTATGGATGAGTTAAATGCATAAAAGGTGTCTCTATCTTGTAATGAAAACCAATGCTGGTCAATTGCCGAACAAATGTTCAATTTGGAAACAGGTTCGTTTTGGGCAATGCAATTTTCAGAATGAAATTGAAATTCTCGTTCCATGATAGCAACCGAACTTTTGAAATTGTCCAATAAAACTGGATAATAATGACGCCTAACAATGTATCCAGATGTAGTAGTTGATCTGCGTGCCCTTTTCAAAAAATCATACTCCGAGTCTTGATTGCAATGATATACTTGGGCCAACAACACGACATCCCATTCAATGGGTTGAATTTTATTAAAACTGTGTTCGCCTTCATAATGTTCGTTGAAACAAAAATCATCTTCTAATATGAGAACCGAACTCCAATTATTTTCAATTGCAAGTTCCAATGCTTTGATGTGACTTTTGCCACACCCGATGTGCCCACACATCGGTTCCAAAACGGCATCTATTCTATAAATTCGGCCTTCATCAATGTTTTTTATTTTTTGTATTTCATGCAATATTAATTCTTTTCTATCCAGTCTGTGTTCTAAATTAATGTATAATATTGCATCAAACATTTCACGCAATGCAATGTATTTGATATATTATATATATATTTAAATGCATTAACAACCCATGCATTTAAATTATTATTGTTGTGATTAATTGCTAATTATGGAACAATTATGGAACAGGCAAACCAACATCTCACACAACACAGTTGCACCTTCAATTAAATAACATGTTGTTTATTCTAAAAACCAAATATTCTTGATGAATTGTGTCATTATTTTCAATCAAAATATCATCTAACTCGTAAAAAAATTTGTTAATTAATTTGCACATGGTTTTAACATTGCCCATGTAAATATTGTCAATTCCTTGATTATGTTCATCGTTGTAAAGGAATATGTTTTTTGTGAAAATCATGTTGCTATTATTTTTTATAAAATCAACAATTGTTTCATTGTTAAAAGAATTACTATTCGCCATGATGTCAAATCTAACATTCACAATTGTTTCATTTTCATCTACATGCATATCACAAATGGTGTCCATTATTTTATGTTTTCCATACCAATAATTTTTCCAACCGATTATTGGCATAGGCCCATTATTAATTCTACCACACAAATTGCCTATCAATGTTATCTTAGTATCATCATCAATAATAATGTTTTTTATTAAATGTTTTAAATCATCAAAATAATGATAAATGACACTGTCATTTACGGGTTGTTCATTGACCGGTATGTGTCGCCAACTGATATTATTGGCAAATATATTCCAAGTGTGTATGAAAACCTTTAAATCTGGAAATATGCTGTGTAATTCTTTTAATAAATCATATAGTTGTCTTGTTTCAAATGAACCACGGATGTGTCCTCTGATTACAATTATCATATTTGAAATGTGGAAACATTTTATTTTTCTATTATTTTTTTTTTATTATTTTTTGTATTTTTTGTATAACAACAAAAATGAATGCAAACGCTTTTCCAAAAATGCACCAAACGCAAACTCATTATGGCGCGCCGTGCACCTCGTCGTGGCACCGGGTGCAGAGCGCCATCAAGTTGGCCACGTGGTTTTTCGGCACGTGGCCAATGTAATTCCGGCTGTCGGCGTCCTTTTGCGGGAGCAGGTGGTGTATTTCCTGTGCTAGTTCCACGGAGCACCGCTCGCACACGCCCTTCAGCTTGTGTGCGTTGAAATGCGACGGCTCAAACGACAGGATGCCGATGTCGGACGGCGGGGCGCGATGCCGCAGGCGCACCGCATTCGCGAATTCCAAAAACGCGTCGGGCAAGTGCAGCGCCTTGCACACCTCCAGGCCGTACATGCTGGCCCCCGGGCCGTCCGCCAGCGTGCGATTATAAATCAAGGTGTCGCGCGCCTTGTCATACGTCACCGTCAGATGCTTCATGCACATATTAGTTAATAGGCGCACTTCGTCGTAGCCGTTGATCTCGTGCATGTGCGTTGCAAACAGGAAGGTGCAGCCCACTCGGTGCAGGTGCGTCAGTCCCGCGACGAAGATGGCAATGGCGGAGTCCATTTCGGTGCCGCTGCAGAGCTCGTCGCCCAGAATGAGACTGCGGTCGGTGGCCGTGCGCAGGATGACGCGCAGCTCGCTCATTTCCACCTGGAAGGTGGACAGCCCCTTGAACAGGTTGTCGTTGCCCAGGATGCGCGTGAAAACGGTGGTGTACGGGCGGTACGTAAACGCAGAACACGGCACGTAGAGCCCGGCTTGTGCCATGATGATGGCAATGCCGACGGCGCGAATGAGGCTCGTTTTGCCGACGGCGTTGGTGCCGTAAATCAGCATGCCCCGGGGGGCAAAGCCCCCCGCACCCCCATTGCCCCGGGGGGCTTTGCCACTGCCACTGTCACTGCCGCTGTAAGTGTCTTCGCCTGAGCCCGTGCCAACGGCTGCATTCGCTGAGCCCAGCGCCACGTCGTTCGCCACGTAGGTTTCGTCCTCGTTCAGCCGCTCAATGAGGCAGTGGCGCAAGTCGCGCGCGTCAAAAAACGAATTTTCGGAGCCAGAAGCAATGACCGGCTTGCAGTACTTGAACCGTGTCGCAATGTGGCACTGGTTCTGCAGCAAGTCCAGCGTGGTCGTGAAATGAATGAGCTGCTGGAACGCGGGGTCCCAGTCCCGCAACTTGTCCACGAAGCCGGCGTAAATCTGCCCCACAATGTCCTTGATTTTTTGGTTGGACGCAATGATGCTGCGGCACAGATTGTCCAGTTGCGGGCTCGTGATTTCGTTGTTGGCGCCGGTGGCGGCAGGGTACGTCAGCGCTAATAACGAGAACAAACGTTTGTCTGGACCAATGCACACTTGATCCAGCTTCTGCTGCTTGATTTGGTCGGCCAGCAGCTTGGTGCGGCGCTTGGTGGCTTGCAACGAAATGCCGCCCTTTTCCGTCTCGTGCAGCCGGACAACGTCGGTTGCGTTGGACCGGCCCTTCTCCCCGGACAACACGAGAGAATCCAAATAATTCCGCATTTCGTGCAGGGTTTTATTTGCGGATTCGTATTGGGCCCGGTACATGTCCAATTCTGCGCTGATGCCGCTGCGCACAAAGTCGCAGTCGCCCAAGTCGGCACCCACGTTGGCGCACTTGTCCATGTGGAACGCGGTGTCCAACTGCTGGCGCAGCCGTGCGCACATGGCGGAGACGGATTCTTCCGACGGGATCGGGTTCATTGCGTCCAAATACGACGCAGTGGTGGAGTCAATTGCCGCATGCAGCTCGCCGATTACAGCCAGGTTGCCGTGCAGGGCGTGCAGCATTTGCGGCGGGCACTTGCGCATCATGATCAAGCGGTTAAACTTTTCCAAGTCCTTGAGCTGCGCCAACCGGGGGCGCCACGCGTCTATTGCACCATCATGATCGTCAATTGAAATCAAGTGCTCGGTGATGTCGTATTCGCGCTGAATCTTCGCCGCACAGCAGGAGGGGTTCAGCAGCCGGGTGCGAAAGTGGCGCGCGCCCATCGGCGTCATGCAGTTGTTCAGCAGCCGGTACACGGAGGAGCACTTGCTTTTGGCGCCGTTGTCGTCGTCTATGATGTTGAGCTGCTTGAGCGTGTGGTTGGCCAGCACCATGCGGTCCGAGCAGTTTTCAAACACGGGCTCGGCAATGCGGTGCACCAGGTTCGGGTTGTGCTCGTGCACGAAATTCAGCAAGTACGTGAGCGCCTGCGTGGCGAATTCGTGCGTGGCGAACTGCAACATGGGAACCGGTTTGGATCCTGTCGCGGGTCCGAAGAACCGCGCCATGATTTCGCGCTGATACACCTGCTTCCTGGATTTTTGCACGGCGGCATCTTCCGCACCCGGGCGATGGATCAGCCGGGCACACGCGGCAATTCCCGCAAAATTCAGCAAATCATCCACTTCTTTTAGAGAGAAATTCACGGTAATTAATACAACCTCGCTCGGCGAGTGCACCGAAACGAAGCGCTCCAGTTCGTCGTAGGTGGTGTGCGTGTGCCGCGGCTCCGTTTCCGCTTCAAATACGCTGGACCGTCCGGTGAACACGTCAATGTTCGCCATTCCGATGACGATTTTGCCGCGCATGCGCTCCAGCCAAATGCAGGCCACGCTGTTGGACAGCGCCGCCGATTCGCCGGTGAAGAACGTGCCGGGTGAGTAGACGCCGCTCAAGGCGCGCTCCTCCTTGATTTGCGCGTCCTGCGAGTGCACCACGGCCGTGTAGCCGGCCTCTTGCAGCCGGTTCAAATACTTTTCCAGACTGTAGTCCCGGAACCCGGCCATGACGACGCCGGGCGCCTTGTTGGCGCAGGCCAGTTCGCACGTGCGGCAAAACTCGTCAATGTGGGCGCGATCCCTGGTTTCGCCGTAACATTCGTAGAACGCGCCGACCTGCATTAAGAGGAACGTTTTGGGGCCGTACTTGGTTTTGGCTTCGCTGGACAAGCGGAAGTATTCTTTGATGAGGGCCATATGAAGTTGTATTAGTTCGTTAACTTCGTATGCATTGTTATTTGCATATGAATTTCTCTCTTTAAATGTGTTTGAGTTTGTGTTTTTGGTTGCATGATGCGTGTGTTTCATGCGGTTGCATTGGGTGCGTTCATGAAGTTGTGCAGGATGACGTTCTTGTTCACGTTGTTGACGTCGCCGGTTAGTTTGGCCGATTCGTACATGTTGCGGAGCACGTCCGGCGGCGCGTCGGAGCCGACCTTCAGCAGCCCGTGATCGTGCAAGTATTTGCGAACTTCAATGATGGATTCGCGTTTCAAGAGGCCGCACTCTTGCTGCACCTGGCGCCGCGTTTCGTTGTTTTTGATCAGCACGCCCACCACGTTGCAGCCCGGCGATCGCCCCAGCTTGTATTTTTTGGTAATGGTTTGTTTTATCCGTATTTTCGTGTGTTCGGGTTGGGGTGGGGGGGTCGTTTCTGTGGTTGCCGTGGTTACCGTGGTTACCGCGGTTGCCGTGGTTACCGCAGTTGCTGCCTTTTCTTGCAACTCTCTCAATTTGCGCTGCCGTTCTTGAATAATTGCCGTTTCCGTCGCATCAAGGTCGGGCGCGATGGGCGCATGGGGGGTCGTTGCAACGAATGGGAGTTTCATGGTGTGGTTGTGGTTGTTGTTGTTGTGGTTGTTGTTGTTGTTGTGGGTTGCATGGTTCACTTGTTGAGGCTGCATTTTTCGGTGATACGTGCGATACGTTGGTTTATTCCCATTGCGCAAACATCCGTACGGGACGTCATTTTTTATTTGCGCGGGAGCGATGGCAGGCATGGCAGTGGCAGTGGCAGTGGCAGTGGCAGTGGCAGGGGGCATGGCAGGCATAGTGGGCACGAGCAAGGGTTCTGACGACCAAGCCGAAATGGGGTTGATTTGGAGCTCAGGGGGCAATTCCAATGATATTTCGGTCATCGCGGGCATGGGCATGGGCATCGCAGGCATGGGCATGGTCATCGCAGGCATGGGCATGGTCATAGTGGCGGGCATGGTCATGGGCATAGTGGCGGACATGGTCGCGGCGGGCGCAGGAACCCGACCCGTTGGAGGTTTGGCTTTCCGGCCCTCTTTTTTTCGGTGCATGAGTTGTTCTAAATAATTGGACGACGTTTTGAATTGGCTGGCCAAATCCGTGTCCGTCATTTTGGGTTGCGGTTGGTCCGTTGCGGCTGTTTCTTCATTGCGCCGCTTGTAATCCTTTATCTTCTCAAGCAAGTTTTTTTTCACGGTGCTGGGTCGCAGCAGCGCAACCGGCGGTTTCATTTTTCGTTGCCGTTTCATCGTGACGTTGTGCGCGGAACCGCCGCCGCTCAACCCGGACGGATCAATCGTGATTTGTTTTTTTGAGCTCATTCGTATTGTCATGACATAAAATATTTTGACACATGTTGCACATTGTTTTTCATTGTGGTTCATTGTGGTTCATTGTGGTTCATTGGGGGTTCATTGTTGCTTAAAGTGGTGGGCAATGGAAAATCATGTTTATCACCCCACCCGCTTGATTTATGATAAGGCCAAAACACCCAATGATGCGGTATTAAATGTGTTTTGAAATGAACGGTCAATGTGTCAACATATGCTGTCAAATCATGTCGGCACAGCGTGGTATCATCCACAGTGTCGACGGACACGTACAGAAATTGAATGTCGTGCATTTCTATTTGGGGAAGGACAAATGTGTAGGTGTAATCAATGTCTTCTGCGTCGGGATCTGCGTCTTCCTCCAACGGAATCGTGCCTCCGCAAATTGACAGAATGAACTCTTTCAGTTCTGCTAATTTTTTGGATTCTCCGTTGGGAAAATAGGTGTCTATAAACCAGTTGCGGGGGTCGGGTGATGCACGTAATATTTGATGATATTGAAGCATGACGTCGTCGGCCGATTCAAAAAAAGCACCCGTGTGCTCGTTCACGTATTTCCATCCTCCAAAAATGTGCTTGTTCACAAGAAGGGGGGTTCCCTTGCACATCGCTTCCGTGAGAATGCGGGGGGATGCGTCCGACACGTTGGGGACAAATAGCACGCGTGATTCTTCAATTGTGTCCATAAACTCATGCCATTTCAAATACTGTTTGTACATCACGTTGGGTGGCAACTCAAAATCAACGGGAGCACTGCGGCCAATGATCAAAACGGTCAATCCGGCTTCGGACATTTTTTGAAAGCACGCCTTCGCCAAACTCCAATTTTTGTGATACTGGTGGAATTCGCAGTCGCTGCCGGAATTATAAATGACGTCGTATTTTTTAACAAGGCCGCGGGGGGTGAGCGTGTGGGGTGACACGTGGCAGTCGGATTCACTGAACAACAATTGCGGCACATCGTACGGAACCGGTTCCCTTGAACACGTGAGCCAGCCGTCGGTTTGTTTCAATATGGATTGCATATCCTCCGATTTAAGCGATGCCGCGCGATCATTGTGAATGCAATCCGATTCATTCACAAATGGATAGAATCCATACGACGAGATGCCAATCATTATGTAGTTTTTTTGCTTCAATTTGTGGAACACGTCATGTTGCTCCGAATACAACGGCGCAGACAACACGCAAACCTTTGCGCGCTTATTTCCCACGTACATGGATTGAAACGGAAACCCGTGAAAATGGTTTGACCATGAACGGAGTGATAGGGGGGCATCACTCATTTGCAAAATAATGAATAATAAAGTATGGATATATTTACGTACAATGTGTGTGTTTATATGATTTTTGTTGCATTCAAGAAATCAATATAAACATAAAAATTGAATGGACAATTAGCCCGTGAACCGACATTCACACACATACAGTCAAGAATGTCGTCGCAACCATCGCAGTCATTGAAGGAAGAAGTTCGGGCCGCTCTCGGCCAATACGTGGAGGAGCCGTGGGACATGATCGGTTCATATTTTGAACACTCGCATTTGGAGAAGCTCGTGCGACACCAGCTGGAATCCTACAACGACCTGGTTTACACCCAGCTTGAGCGCACGATTGACATGTTCAATCCAGTGCACATTGCATCGGATCAGGACTACGACCGCGTTCTCAAGAAATACCGGCTTGAAATGAAGGTGGAGTTTGCGCACTTCAACCTGTACCGCCCCCAAATCCATGAAAACAACGGCGCCACAAAACTCATGTTTCCGCATGAAGCGCGACTTCGGAATTTCACATACGCATCAACCATGATGTGTGACGTGAAGGTGCAAATCACGGTTCGCACGGGCCCCGAGTTGGAAAACGTGCAGTATTTCCACAAAATCATCCCCAAGATTCCAATTGGAAAGCTGCCCATCATGTTGAAATCCGGCATTTGCGTTTTGAAGCAGTGCCAGCACGTGAGCCACCAAGAAACGGGCGAATGCAAACACGACGCGGGCGGGTATTTCATCATGCACGGCAGCGAAAAAACGGTGCTGGCACAAGAACGCGCGGCCGAAAACCGCGTGTATTGCTTCAACGTGTCCAAAGGAAACACCAAGTGGAGTTGGTCGGCGGAAATCAAGTCGGTGCCCGACTTCAAGTGCATTTCACCGAAGCAAATCAACATGATGATTGCAAACAAAAACAACGGATTCGGATACCCGATTTATGTTCAAATTCCGCGCATCAAACAACCGGTTCCGTTGTTCGTCGTGTTCCGAGCGTTGGGCGTGATCTCGGACCAGGCCATCTGCGAAGTCATTTTGCTGAATTTGACCAGCGATGCGGCTGCGTTGGAAGCGCTGCAAGGATCCATCATTGACGCCAACACGGTGCTGACACAGGAGGACGCGCTCAAAGTCGTCACCGGCCATGTGATGTACACCCCGATGAACGTGGACAAGGAAGCCGGCGCACGAAAAAAACGAGAATTCGCCACAGACATTTTGAACAACGACCTGTTCCCGCATTGCAGAACCCCCTCGCAGCGGGTGCATTTCTTGGGCTACATGGCAAACCGCCTCATTGGAGCGAGCATCAGCAACGATGTTTCGCGCCAAGATGACCGTGATTCGTACGTGAACAAACGCGTGGACACGACCGGCGCGCTGCTGAACAATCTGGTTCGCAACTACTTCAACAAGGTGGTGAAGGACATGACGAAACAAGTGACCCGGGAGATCAACACGGGGTCGTGGCGCTCCACGGACGACTACTTGAGCATCATAAACAGCACAAACGTGTGCAAACTCATCAAGTCGTCCACCATTGAGAACGGGCTCAAAAAGGCGCTTTCCACGGGCGACTTTGGCATCAAGAACGTGAGCTCCACGAAAGTCGGCGTTGCGCAAGTGTTGAATCGGCTCACTTACATTTCCAGCTTGAGCCACTTGCGGCGCATCAATACGCCGATTGACAAGAGCGGCAAGCTGATTCCGCCGCGCAAACTGCACAACACCACGTGGGGGTTCCTGTGTCCGGCCGAAACGCCCGAAGGCGGCAGCGTGGGTGTGGTGAAGAATCTCAGCTACATGACGCACATCACCACTGTGAGCAGCTCGGACAATATTCGCGAACAAATACGGGCCTACATTGTTGCACTGGAGGATGCGACCCACGCGCAAATGCACGCGCAAGTGAAGGTGTTCGTGAACGGGGCCTGGATCGGGGTCGCCGTGGACGCGCCAAAGCTGTATGCCGATTTCAAGGACAAAAAAACGCGCGGAATCATCAACATTTACACGTCGGTCGTGTTCAACTACCGCACCAACGAAATTCGGATTTGCACGGATGCGGGGCGCATCACGCGCCCGGTGTTGCGCGTGAACGGGGCAACCGGTGGGCTTTACGTGACCAGCGACATCATCCGGCGGCTGCGAACCAAGGACCTGGTGTGGGACGACCTGCTCACGGATGCGCGGATTGACAACGCGGTCATTGAATACATTGATCCGGAGGAGCAGAACTTCAGCATGATTGCCATGAAGCCATCGGACCTGTACACCCCGCGCGACGACGCGTTCAAATACAAGTACACGCACTGCGAGATTCATCCCAGCACCATATTTGGCGTGATTGCGTCCTGCATTCCGTTCCCGGAGCACAACCAGTCGCCGAGGAACACGTACCAGTCGGCCATGGCGAAGCAGGCGATGGGCATGTACGTGACGAACTTTGACAAGCGCATGGACAAGACGGCGTACGTCATGACGTATCCCGCGCGCCCGTTGGTGGACACGCGCGTCATGGGCATGATCAAGCTGGACCAGATTCCGTCGGGCGGGCCGGTGATTGTGGCGATCATGACGCACACGGGCTACAACCAGGAGGACAGCGTGCTGATGAACCAAGGCTCCATTGACCGCGGGTTGTTTCAGACGGTGATTTACCACACCGAGAAGGACGAAGACAAGAAGGTCAACGGCGACGAAGAGGTGCGCTGCAAGCCGGACCCGGCCAAAACCAAGGGCATGAAATTCGGGAATTACGGCAAGGTGAACGCCAAGGGCGTCATGCCGGAAAACACGCTGGTGGAAAACCGCGACATCATCATTGCAAAAGTGGTGCCCATCAATCGCAACGATCACACGAAAATCATTAAATTTGAAGACCAGAGCCGGGCGTATCGCACGCAGGAGGAGTCCTACGTTGATCGCACATTCCTGGAACGGAACGGGGATGGATACTGCATTTGCAAAGTGAAGGTTCGGACGCTGCGCAAACCGGTGATGGGCGACAAGTTCAGCTCGCGGCACGGGCAGAAAGGCACCCTGGGCAACATCATTCCGGAACACGACATGCCGTTTACGGCGCAGGGGCTGCGTCCCGACATCATCATCAACCCGCACGCCATTCCGTCGCGCATGACGATTGGCCAGCTGAAAGAAACGCTGCTGGGAATGGTTTTAGTGGAGCTGGGGTTGTTCGGCGACGGCACGTCGTTCGGCGAGTTGGACATTGAGACCATCCGAAAAGAGCTGTTCAAACTGGGGTACGAGTGCAACGGCAACCAGCTCATGTACAACGGGCTGACCGGCGAGCAGATTGAGACCAGCGTCTTCATCGGTCCCGCGTTTTACCAGCGACTGAAGCACATGGTCAACGACAAGCAGCACAGCCGGTCCATCGGGCCCATGGTGAATTTGACGCGGCAGCCGGCGGAGGGGCGCAGCCGAGATGGCGGTCACCGGTTTGGCGAAATGGAGCGCGACAGCATGGTGGCGCACGGGGCGTCCCGATTCACGCGCGGGCGCATGTATGATTCGTCGGACAAGTATCAGGTCTACGTGTGCAAACGGTGCGGCATGATTGCTGCAGTGAACGACAAAATGGGCATACACTGCTGCCACATGTGCGAGAACCGCACGGAGTTTGCGTATGTTGAAATCCCATACGCGTGCAAGCTGCTGTTTCAGGAACTGCAGACCATGAATATTGCTCCGCGCATCATGACGGAATAACACAATGCACACAATGCACACAATGCACACAATGCACAAAAAAACACATTTAGTAAAACCATGGCAAATGTATTTTTTTATATCGTGTCATATTATATTAATCAACCCACGAACTTTATCACATTATGTCGACGTCAATCGGTTACTCTTCTGCCATGTCGGGCGTGACTCGGAACCCGAACTCGTTTGTGTCTCCGAACAGCCAGCCCAGCAATTTGGGCGGCGGCTACAACGGATATTCGCCCGCGCTGCTGGGTGGCGGTGCTGGAACGCACGGCGGAAGCGGGATGGAGGGCGGCAACGAACGCAGCATGGACCGCCTTTTGCTCAGGCAGGCCTGGAACGGGCAGTACGCATCAGGCGTCGTGAATGGTCGCAAGCCGGTCACCACCCCGTTTCGGTTGGTGAACAACGCGGGCGATTATTTAGGACGTCAAAATTACGTGTCGGGCGGGTCGGATCAAGTGCAGGGCGTGGTGCGCAGCTCATCAGTGGGTTCTTTTAAAATGTTTGCGGGGCACGTGCAGGCCACCAACGACGGCACGGGCATTCCCTCGTCCACCTGCAACGTGAAGTACGTGTACGACGGCTCCGACTACACGACCTTTAAGAAGAACCAAGCCATCAACCGCACTTACAACGACAAGTCGTTCGGCGGGGACGCAAGCAACGCCTCCCAAAGCGCGTGGCGTCGTGTGCGCCGGTTTTAATATCGCATTAAAATCGCAACATCGCAACAACACAACAACACAACAACAACACAACAACAACAACAACCATGAAAAATAAAACATTCCATTATATTAATTGTATATAATGGTGAAATTCGTGTATTATCCTATTGCGCCGCAATTCTCCGGTCCAGCGGATCAAGGCATTCTAATTAAGCAAGCTGGCAACAACGCGGTTCTGTCGGCCCCGTCGGCCATGCCCGCCAAATTTTACCCGAGCGACGGCGGCAACGATTTCGCAATGGGGCGCGCCGTGTACTTGCGCACTTTAGGCGGCGCAAATTATGCCAGCCCGGCAAACAGCGCGTACTGCCAGGGCGGCTCCAAGAAATGGGCCGGTCAAAACCATGACACCGAACTCTACATTGAGAGAAAAAGAAATAATGCAATCGGTCAATCCTCCATCAACGCCGCTGGAGTTCCGTTGGCGTTTAGAAGCAACGATAACACCATTCGGAACACGCGACTGCAGCGGTGTCGTGCGGGCGGCTGCACGGCTCCACGAAAAAAAGGCGCGCTGAACAGCGGGTTCCAATCCGGCGGCGGGTCCGTGCTGACGACCAGCGGCGGAAACCGGCAAATCGTGGTGGGGTCCACCATCGTTCCCGCGTATCAAAACATGTAATTTTCCACCTACGTTGGCACGTTGGACGTGAAATTCAAGACACATTTAACTCTTCATCCTCATCATTGGGTGGTTTGGCTTTATTATAAACCAACTGCTTGGGGACTAAGCAGGATTTTGATTTGAATGGGTGGGTTGAATGTTTTATTTTATTTTGATATTTCAAAATGCATGGATAACCAGCCGAGAGATCTGCAGTTAGTAGCTACGACCCCGGCCCCGCCACAAAAATTTGGAACAGTGAATGGGTTTGTTGGGAATGGATTGTTCGGTGCTACTTTAACATGGATTCTTGAGATCTTGCCTTTTTTGAAAAAACATGAAATTTACCCGAATTGGGATATACATACTACATATGGTTTAATTTTCCCTGAAATAATCAAACCAAAAAAAATAACCACAATATCAAACGGTGCGATTTCTTTGCAAGTCCTTACTCAAACGCACTCATATAAGTATAGTCATAATGAGTGTGTTATGGCGCATGATATTTTCTTTGAATATTTTGATATTTCAGAAGACATTTTGCAAGCGGTTGAAATCATTAAGAAAGAGTTTGGTGCAAAAACATTAGGCATTCATTTTAGAGGAACAGACAAATTGGGCAGTGAAGCTTCTTATATATCAAAAGAAGATGTTGTTAAAAACATTACATCTTTCCTGTCAACAAATGAATTTGACACCATTTTTATAATTTCGGATGATGAAACTTTTATAACAGATATAAAAAATACAAGTTTTTTTTCAGAAAAAAAGTTGGTATTCACAAATTCTTTGCGGAGCAACGACAATCACCCGTTGCACTTGAAAACTGATAATAACATAGACAGAGCGAAAGAAGCTATGATAGATAGTCTGGCGTTAAGTAATTGCAATTATGTAATAAAAACATCTTCCTGCTTATCAGATTGGGTCAAGATATGGAATCCGGCTATTGAAGTTTATAATTTAAATATATTTTATCATGATTGGTTTCCTCAAAAAATAATACCAGTTAAATCTTACTTGCCTGTATAAATGCCTGTGCAAATGCATGTGCAAATGCCAATGCCCAAATAATCTAAATACAAGTTGTCATTCATTTCGTTTTATAAAATGCATGACACATATGTAGCCCACAAAGACGACGAACATGATTGTGAAAAAGATCACTTCGGCTGCCATGGTCCGGTAATTGATTTTGATTTGACTTATGCACACGTCAATTCAGTCAAAATCAATTTTTATGGAAAATGTAGGTTTTTCACACTTGGCGCTCCCTCCCTCCCATGCATTCGTGCGCTATGCCGTTTGGCGTTTTATGCATTTGCGAGTTCTTGTTTTTCTTGGGTTTCTGCGTGATTTTCGCAGGGTTCTTTTTGCGCCACCCCCAGCATTTGGAGAAGCTCTGGGTGAAGCTCTGGGAGAAGCTCTGGGTGAAGCTCTGGGAGAAGCTCTGGGAGAAGCACTGGGTGAAGCTCTGGGTGTTGGACCCCGTTTAACCTTTTTTTGTAATCTAAAATCGTATTCTAACATCTCACTCATACCAATATAATAAACTAAATTGAATAATAACCTCGTCCTTTTTTCTTGGTCTTTTGTGCAGCTTCTAGTTCCAGACCTTGGAACCGCCTTCGACATCGCTGTAACATATTCCTTGACCGTCAAGTCGGCGGTATTCAATTCAGGAAACCTCGCTTTGAATTTGTTTATGTATTTCTGGTCAATGTATTCCTGGACAACCAATTTAGATAATAACTCGTCCATCGGTTGATTTATGATATCTGCATTATGTGCCACATTGGCATGATGATTTACTGATTTATAACCGAAGGAATTATACCATGATTCGCCAGTCGTTAAAATTTTTAGATAACGCAAATCAATGTTCATACCACTGCTACTCTGCCCAGCACATACATTTATGGATGAACCATCCTCCAATTTTATGTATTTGACGCGTGACCAAGGCGGAACCGGAATGGTTTTTGCCATGTCTTCAATCAACTTTATCATTTCGCGAGTGAGTGGCATGCCGTCGCCACATTTGACTATTTTTGAAATATACAATACAGTGCCATCATCGGCTTCGTCTTCGTCTTCAATGAATTCAAATTCTAAACATACATAGCGACCGTTTTTTATTTTAAAGGATCCATTTTCGAATGTTACATCAAATTTAAATGGTTCCGCCATGTTACTATTTATTAATTATTTATTAATTATAGAATAAATAACTAAAAAATATATTTTTTTAGGAGAACTCACGTCAAGGCACGTCTCGTCAAGGCACGTCTCGTCAAGGCACGTCTCGTGCCGAGCCGTTGTGTGCCGAGCCGTTGTGTCCTTACCTCTCCTTGTGTTTTTGTTTTTATTTTACTAAATGAGGGAAAGGTTCGGAGGAGGGGTGCGGGGCGCAATGCTTGGCACGTAGTTCCCCGGTCCGTAGGTTTTCTGATTAGAGTTCCCCGCGCACGAACATGGCGATGATTTCCGGCATTGACGCGTCAAAGCCCGCCAAGTTCAACGTGTTGCGGTCGTTCGGATCGGCGATGGTCAAGTTGTTCGCGGTCATTCCCACCACAATCAGCTTCGCGTCTGGCTTGTTGGCTTTCTTGCGGTACTCTTCCAGCGCAACCTGGGGGTGCACTTTGCCCGCAAACGTCTCGCTGTCCGTCATCACGATGAACACATCCACGTTCAGACCTTCCTCCATCGCACGAAGCATGGGGAGCGAGCAGTCGGTGGCGCCGTATGGTGCATTGGTTGCCTGGATGAACTGGTCCAGCGTCATGCCGCGCTTCACCAGATGGTCAAAGTTGCGGAACCCATTGTCTGTGGTGAGCGTGGATCCGTACCCGGGGATTGATGAAGTGAAACCGCGCACGTAGACATGGCCGCCGCCATTATGCTCGGTTTCGTAGAGCATGTGCGCCAGCGCGGCGGATGCTTGCCTGCAACTGATGGCGGGACATCCCATGCAGGCAATATCCATGCTGCCGCTCACGTCCAGTGCGGCCATGTAGCGTTTGCCCGTGGGTGCCACATTCTTGAACGAACGCAGGAAGGTGGTCGTGAGTTGGTCGCGCACTCGTGGCGACACCGTCCATGCCAGTGCGCCCTTCATTGCCTTCCCCATGCCGTAGATTCTGGAAGCAATCAACACCTTGAACGGGTGAATGCGCGAACGTTGAATGTCCTCCTCGGATGAAAGTCGGGCGCAGATGAAATCCGTGTTTGGCCCCATGAAATTCGGCAGCGACGACAGCTTTCCCAGATTGCGAGTGAGGGCCTCCAGCGGCATTCCGGCCTGCTTGCCATTGGCGCCCTTTGACTTCAACAGCTCCGTCCAAAGTTCTGAACTGTTCAGTAAGTGCGTGGGAATCTGCTCGCGCACCAAGCCATGTTCCCGCACCAGATTGATGGCTTTGTAGAGGTCGGCCACGCTCGTGGTACAGGCCTCAATCTCCATGACAGCCTGCAAGTAGATGGCGGTCTCAATGAGGTCGCGGGGAGGAGAAGAATGCTCTTGCTTGATTGCCTCTTGATCCTGATCCTGATCTTCGCTGATCACGATGTAGTTGTTTTCGTGCTCGCCCGTCTTGTGCATCGGTTTGCTCGGATCACACTGCCACACGCCGTCCACAATGAATTTGAAGTCGTGCGTTCCAGGTGGAAACTCCAGCGAAATCGTGAACCCGCCAGTCGGCACGCGGTTCATGAACATGCGCCTCCACCCAAATGCCGATGTCGCAATCTCAACCTTTGCCGCTCGGGACGCTTCGGTCACATGTGTCTCCTGGAATTTGATCTGCGTTTTCTTGGTCGGGTTCTTTGCTTCAACTTTCGCCGATCCGCCGCCGAAGACGGTTTGAATCGCCGATTTGAATCCAGACAGGATGCTGTTCGTTTTTCCGGTCGCATTCGCTTTGGTCGCGTTTGCGGGTGCCTTGGCTGCCTTGGCTTTTCCAGTCGCATTCGCTTTTCCGGTCGCATTCGCTTTGGTCGCAACCGGAATGGGCGTGTCCAGCAGCTGCATGGCCCGCTCCTGCGTTATTGCGGCGATGATGTCGGCCAGCAGCTTGCGCATGAAGTCCTTCTCCCCCCTGGCACATGCAAAGACGAACTTGAACACCAATCGCGCGCCGTCGTCCTTGAGTGACGCGGGATTGACGTGCAACATGCGCAGCAAATCCTCATGGCGCCACCCTTCGCGGTTCTTGTACTTGGTGAGTGCCGTCGCCAGCTCCAGACCACGCCGCGAAGTGTAGTACTGGCTCAGCGCTTTCCGAAACCCGCTCCCCCAGCCCTTGCCCTTCTCCTTTCCGGGCTTGCACTGCGACAAGTCCGTCACGTAGCCAGCCAGCATGAACACGTGTGTCGGAATGCGCACACATTTGGGAACCAGTGCCAGTGCCATGACTTTTTTCTCCACGCTGGGTGCAAACACGATGGCCGCCGCGAGGGACAGCAGCGTCGGCTCTTGGCGCGCAGCCAGTCCCCGGACCGAGATGTCCTCAATCATTGTGCACAACTGTTTGAAATCGTCCGGATTTTTGCTGCGAATCACGCGGATAATGGCCGTGTTGCACTCGGTTGACACTTGTTCGCTGGTCTGGTAGTAGTTGCCGTTGTCCTTGGCGCCCATGATCAAGTAGCGCCTGGCGTGGTCCAGGTCGGACAATTTCCAGACAAACCCACCGGCGTGGTTTGCCACTTGGTCAATGTCAATTTTGCACCACTGCGGAACCGTCGCACGACCTGCGCCAAGTTGCGACGTCATGGTTCCGGATCCTGTTCCCGCTTTTGCCGCCGCACGCCTTTTCTTGTTGGCCCGCTTCTTCTTGTTTTTGCCGGCATTCTTTCCAACGGGCGGCCTTCCTCCATTCATGCTTGATGTGGACTGCATTGTTGTTGTTGTTGTTGTTGTCTGTTGTCTGTTGTTGAACTGTTGAAATGCTGTCAAAAACGGACAACCTTTCAATTTTTCGGGTTATTTGAATTAAATGCATGTGGCTTTAAATGCATTTCATATAGTATTTGTCGTCTATCGCAGCAATAACCAGCCCGTGACAATCACTTGCATGATAAATGTGTAGCACCAAATTGCCGGCCGTTCGTGGATGTTGTTTGTCAATAGATATCCAAAATATGGCCCAGTAAGCAAAATCGCCATCAACGGTTTCAATTGAAACATGGAGAGCGCTGGAAAAATCCACAAAAATAAATGCAGCGAAATGCTGGGAGTGACCCAATCCGGCGCGCGCAAACGCAGGTTCCACGCAATGTGCCGTTCCCCCGATACGGAGCAGGTTCGCTTGCCGCACAACGGCTCATTTAATGGATTGCACAAGTTGTTGTTGTTGTTGTTGTTGTTCACAAAAAATAAACGCGATGCCAGCATGAGTCCTCCAAAAAACGAGAGATACAAATACTGCACAATCGGCTTCACCGTGAATGCAAACAGCCACAGGTTGAAAAACAACGGCTGGAAACAAATGTGGATGTATCCGAGGATTGTTAAATATCGGTTGGTTTTGTTGTTGCATTGGTTAATCACCTTGTATTGAAAATACTGAATGATTTCCATCAGTGCAAAATACCCAAGTCCGATGGACGCACACGCATTCTTGGTGCGCGCGTAAACGACAAGCGCCGCAGCAATCCCTGTTACGCCGAAACCGAGAGAAATTCGTTCCGAAAAACACATGAATTGCCTTGAGTATCCGAATTAATTACAATGAATTATACAATTTATTTATATTTTATTATGAATTTGTCATCAGATCGTGATCGTGGCGTATTTCATGTGCTTGTTGTTCAGGGTGGGGTAATGCTGCTTGAGAAATACGGCCAGGCGCCGGCCGTCGCGGTGCTTGCCATGGTGCCGCATGAAGTGCCGGCGGGGGGCATACGCGTTTAAATTCGTTGTTATGCTGCGCAGGGCTGACCTCACGTCATTCTTACTCATGAAGAACTCGCCCGTGACGCCGGGCTCCACGTAGTGCCAGCCGCCCAAGATGTTGCGATTCACGAGCACGGGCATGTCATAACAAATGGCCTCCGTGATGACACGCGGCGAGGCATCCGCCACATTCGGCACAAACAGGAAGCGGCACTTTTGCATCTCTTTTTGGAACGCGTCAAATTCCAGGAACGGGACAACCTTCACGATGCCGTTGCACTTCCGCGTGAATTCGCAATTGGTGCGCCCCACCAGCACGCCACGCAGGCCGAACTCGCCGCACATGATTTCCAGGCACTGCTTGGCCAGGTCCCAGTTCCGATTGTACGACTGCCACCCCGGCTCGCACTTGTCGTTGTCCTGCAGGCACACGTACATGAAGTCGTATTCCTTGGCAATTGTGGGGTCGGGCTTGTACGCGTCGGCGTCCTTCAAATCCGACTCGGCAAGCAGCATGAGCGGCAGCCCCGACTTCTGCAAATTGGTGGGCGGGTCCCTAAAGCAGTGCAGCCACGCCGACACCATGGCGGGATAGTCGTGCCCGCGCTCCTCGTGGAAGCGGTCCTCGTGCGGGTTCTCAATGTGGCCGGGGAAATTGATGTAGCTGGATATGCCGCAAAAGGAGAGCCCTTGGCTCCGATACTTCTCGTACGCCTGCTCGTCCTCCACAGTGCGAAAGGGGGCCGCAATCAGGATCACACTCAACGGCTTGCCTTGATCGTCAAATAAGTTTTTGAACGGCGTGGACACAATGGGCACATCATGATCTGATGCATTGTCTTGATTTTGCTCGGCACCGAATCGGTTTTGCACGGCAGCCGAAACGAGCATTAAAATTAGGAGCGCGCATGCGATTTTTAAAGGAACAATGTATTGCATTTGACATTACATTGTGTTGATACATTAATTAAATCATATGCATTTTAGTTTGCTTCCCACCTCTTTGAAAATGTGCCCGTTGTATTGAATGCCCTTCGTGAGTGCCTTTGTCAATGTTTTGTCGCTCATTGAAAGTGCTTTCATGCAATCGTATTTGCACTCAAATTCCCTCACAACCACATTTTGCAAATCGCATTGATGCACTCCGTTCTTATACAACAACGGTTTTCCCTTTATTTTTTGTTCAAATGCGATTTGCAACGCTTCGTCGCATTGGTCATACAATTTGTAGTAAACCCCTCTTGTCATTGTGAATTGTTTCACCGGATTGTCAAGCGCAGACGCAGACTCATACCCGTTGAAATGCGCGGCGGTTTTTCGGTCAATGTAAACATTGCAAATTTCGGTTTTGGTTTCATTCAACTGCGCAACGTATCCTAAATTTTGTTGTTTTGTTTTTTTTGTTGGTGGAAGGTTGTGGATCACGTTTGCGTCAAGTTCTCTGTCCACAAACGCCCATCTGTAACCATGATACACCGTGTTTTCAACCACCGCCTTGTTCAAACTCGGACGCTTGATATCATGGTTTTCCTTCATTGCTTCGGATGCGCTTTCATACACACGAATGATTTGCATCGTGTCCGGATTGATTTTTTGAAGTCGTGGACCCAGCGTGACCAATGGTTCATTGAACCCAGTTGTGGTTTTGATTTGCGTTGCATTGATTTTTTCGCACAAAGCATTGACAGTTTTTTCAAGACTAATTATTTGGCATGATTGTTGTTGCACCATCTTCATCAATTGTTGAACAAATACATTGGGATTATCAGTTTTATTCACTTCAAGCAACAACTTCAATTTTTCATTCTCAAGTTCCATTTTTGCAATATCATCATTGTTGAAATGATTTGCGTTGGATGTCATGAGATGATTCAATTGGTCGTATGTCAAATTCTGACCAATCAGAAACAATTCATTCTCGTTTTCATGGTTTTGCAAATCAGTCACTTTGTTCAACCTTACAATTTCATGATGATGAATGAAGTGCTCAAAATCTTTGCTTCGGCCAACCGCAAAGCAGTCTAGCAGGGTGCACTCCTCGTAGTTTTTTTTGTGTTCAGTGTATCGTCCAGTTATCCCTTTGCGACTTTCGCCAATTTTCACAATGTATTTTCCATCATCCAGTGTTTTCACCCGGATGACATAAACGATTGAACCAACGGACGCATATTCTTTCAATAATACTTTTTCACGTTCCGTGATTTTTTGCTGTTCAATGTCCTGCTTGTGCTTGTCCTCCAATTGCTGAATTTCATCATTTTTTTTTTCCATTTCTTTTTTCAAATCATACATGCCATGCAACCGAATTTCTTTTACCACCTCGAACACCCAATCTTGAAATTTTTTGGCAATTGGTTTTCGTGATCTGAATAACACCTTATACAATCCTTTTTCGGTGAGAAATGTCACTTCTTGTAAACCTCCAATGGTCTGCATAGTATGCACTATCTTTTCAGAGTCGTCAAAGTCTCTTATTACAGAACGAATTGTGGTTATGTCTAATACAACTCCGACATCACTTGCGCGAAACAACGGTTTATCGCTTGTGCCTTTTATCACAATTTCAGTATGTAATTCATTTGAATTGAATGCCCTTACAATGTCCATTTGTTGTAATTGACTAGGGTGTTATACCAGTTAACCACCCCTTTTGTTTAAGTTGTTTTACACATTATATTCAAGATTTGATGGGGTTCGTGATGTCTGCTTACACCACCGTCGGTGGTGCGCAAAGGGAGTACATAGTATGAACACCCTTTGCACATGTATTAAAAAGGGCGTGCATAGTATGCACACCCTTGACTGTTCATATTATCCAATAGATAACATGAATTTTTATATTTTGTGAAGCGCCATGCAATTTAATTGCTGTAAGCACTCTTATTCCCCTAAGTTTCCCTAGAGGGAGGACTGTATCTTAAGCCGTTTCAGGTTGCTTAAACCTTCATTAACGACCCACATCCGTTCAGTCTCTGACGCCCTACCGTTGACTAGCGTGTTACTATCGTCTTTAGGTAGTGAGCATGCGGATTGCCCAATCCTTTTCATTATTACCGTACCCAAGTTCATTACTCTTGGCCACTCATTCCTTTCGGAGATGAGCTTGGTAGAAAAGGCTCTAAGGGGTTTCCCGAACAACAAGATGTGTTGCAACTCCGACGGCAACAAGTCGGAATCACTAGCAGTTAGTCATATCATCAAGGCAGATGATGGTGAGGACATAAATGGTTTTCCAAGGTAAGAGCTCACTTTACCATGGCATACTGCTTTTCGGCCCTTGTTCACAGCCAGCACGATCATCATCAGTGCTAAGCATGCGGCTTCAAGGCCACCCATGCCACTCATGACACGGAGAACGTTGTAGTTGGTAGCATAGACGCGAACCTTGGCAGTCTTGACACCCTCAACGGTAGCGTTGGAGAGAACAAGCTGGAGAGTAGCGTTGTCAATGCGAGAGAAGTTGCAACTCCCGCTGGGTTGGTGCTCTTCGGGGCGAAGGGCAAACGAGTAAACGTTGATACCGGTGTTGGGGGTTGCGGTGTGGTGCTGGTAGGGCTGGACGGTGTCGAAGTAGGAACCCTCACGCTCAGAGAAGCGGTCCTGGCCGTTAAGCTGGAGCTTGGCGGTGACGACGGGGTTGTTGCCCCAGCAGTGGAGGAGGAGGGCGGTTTCGGCGAGGACGAAGGCGCCGGCATCGGAGACGCCGGAGTTCTCAAGGTAGCCATAAGTGCCGGGGCTAGGGGCAACACCCATGTAACCCTGCTGGTTTTCACCGGCAAAGTTGGGGGCAGAGAGCCAGACGGCATTAGGGCCAATGCCGCCGTTGGCACCGGCGGGGGCACCCTGCCACCAGCCGGGACCGTTGACGTCAACAGCGGCGGCATCGTTGAACATGTTGTCGTTGATGAAGGACTGGGAGGTGAGGGCGGTGGCTTCCTTGGCGCCGAAGGAGTGGATGGCGTTGGGGAGGGCATCGACGGCGTCGGTGTAGTTGAAGGGCTGGGCGCCGAGGAGGTTGTAGAGGAGCTGACCGCACTCCAGGGAGGAGCAGTAGTCAACGTTGCTGTCGGGCTGGACGATCCAGATGAGCTCCTTGACGGGGTGGTTGAAGTTGAGCTTGATCTTGTTGGAGGAGGAGCCGACGGACTCGTCACCGGTGAACTGGAGCTGCTCGATGAGGTACTCGTGGGGGTTCTGGGCCATGCGTCTGCGCTCGTCGGTGTCCAGGAAGACGTAGTCAACGTAGAGGGAGGCGGCAACGAGGGACTGGTTGTAAGCGGTGACGACCTTGCCACCGGCGGAGGTGCGGACGCCGGCGCCGCAGGACAGGGAGCCGACGGCCCACAAGCACTCGTCAATGGGGCGAATGTCGAGGTTGATCTTGACTTCGTGGTACTGGAGGGCGATGAGGGGGAGGGCAAGGCCGGGGTTGCGGCAGTACCAGAACTGGAAGGGGACGTAGAGGGTGGTCTCGGGGAGGGCGTTGCGGGGGGCGCAAACCTGGCGAGGGGCGGTGGCCTGGCAAGGGCCGTCAACATCGTTAAAAGAGGGGTCGGTGATGTAGGTCAGCTGGGTGGTGTTGCCGACCATGGCAAAGTAGCCGGGGCGCTGGTCCACGGTGAGGGTGAGCTGGTTCCAGATGTGCATCCAGTCGCCGTACTGGCGGTCAATGCGCTGGCCACCGATCTCCACCTCAACCTGGGAAATGAGCTGCTCACCGGGGAAGTCAAGCCAACGGGCATAAACGCCGTCCTGAGAGGCGGACTTCATCTGCTGGTTGATCTCGGGGAGAGTGACCTGCAGGTAGGTGCGGTAAGCCAAATCACCGTTGCGGGAAATGGTGCAAGTGACACGGCGACCAAAGTCAGCCTGGCCGTTGAAAGTCTGCTCAATGGACTCCATGGCAAAGTTGGTGTGGCGCTTGTAAGAAACCTTCCAGAAAGTGATCTGGGGGTTGCCGGTCAAGTAAACGTCTTGGGCGCCATAGGCGACAAGTTGCATCAATCCTCCTCCCATTTTGTTGTTGTTGTGGTTATACTATGCCTAAAGAAAAAAAAATCGGGAAAAAGAATGAATTAAACTTACAAATAAAAAGTTGCATCCAATCCAATCCAATCCAATCCAATCCAATCCATCTAAACCATCTAAAACAGTTCACGTCTCCATGCGAAGGTTGTTTTTGATGAACCGCGTCAAGTATTCGTCGTCTTCGTACACGGTGCATTCCCCGTTGTGTCGTTTCATGAACGTGAATTTGTTGGGGGCGTGCGAATGCTTCTTAATATTCCATCCGTCTTCCAGCGCGTTGTGCAAAAACGTGAGCAGCTGAATTTGCTTAAGGGACGACGGGGGCGCCGCGAGCGCGCTCAAATGTGCGTCTAAATAGGAGGACGTGTAACTCTTTTTGGACCCGGACCCGTTCATTCGTTTCATAATGTACGTGTGCTTGCGTTTTTTCAGGCTCCATCTCTCTTCTAAATGTTGCAACAAAAACGACATTTGAATCAATGCCGAATCGGATAGCATTTGCTTGCTTAAATGGAAACGATAAATAATATATGATTAACAATACGCTAAATAATATATTAAATATATAAGCAACGTGCATTGTATTGCATTGCGTTGGTTCTCGTCGTATCTCGTGTTGCGTTCATATGGCACCCCCTAATAATTCGTTCAAACAAAAAACCAACAAAACCATTGTGTTAGATGAAAAAAGCATCGTGACATTGGACAGCAAGCACCGAGAGAATCAGGCCATCATTGCGAAATTGAAAACCGAGACCATTCCCAAGCTGGTCAAGGAGAGGCGGACATTGCAACAGCAGTTGCTGTTGACCCCCACGCGGCACGACTTGAGAGAACGCATTCAAGAGCTGCGAACCAGCATTGGCGAGCACCAGCGCAAGTGCAAAAACTACTACTTGGACAACAACGAAATCATATTTGATTACTTTGAGAACAAGCAGCAAATTTGCAACGGAAACAACAAAACTAAAATACTCAATGATTTTTTTCGGGTAGAGGGCGGCGGCGGGGGGTCCAAGGAAGACCAGTTGAAGCGCATGAATCAGACCAACGTGCAGCGGTACTTGACCAACCTGGACCCGTCCTACATTGACATCACGCGATACGTGTTTGCGACCGACG